GCTAAGACATCCAGCGGATGTAGCAACATATGCACCAAGAGAAGAGCAGCACTATAATGCAATAATCACAAGCGATATAGTATGTACAATCTTGAAGATAAGAGATGATACAGGCTTTGGATGTAGGAAAATTGCCAAGATGCTCGGTCTAAGCAGAGGGTTGGTAAATGGCATTTTGTCTGGTAAATCGTGGAAAGAAACTGTAAGTAATTACTATAAAGAAAAAGGAGAAAAGGAAAATGCATAATGTTGAATCTATGTTTTATGTAAGACAGGTACCGTGGCATGGACTGGGTGTGAATGTTGAAAAGGCACCGACGAGCGAAGACGCATTGCATTTTGCTGGACTTGATTGGCGCGTAGAACAGACTCCTGTGTTCACTGATTCTGGCATTGAGATTCCTGGATATAAGGCAAACAGACGTGACACTGATGGCACGATTCTTGGTATTGTAAGCGACCGCTATAAGATTGTACAGAACGTTGAAGCGTTTGAGTTTACTGATGAAATTGTTGGTGAAACGGAAGACGGAGTTGTAACCTATGAAACCGCAGGCTCTCTCGCAGGAGGCAAGAGAATTTGGCTGCTCGCAAAGATGCCTACAAAGAAGGTGCTTGATGATGATGTAGATCCTTTTATGGTGTTTACAAATTCTCATGATGGCACAGGCGCAATCAGAATTGCCATGACTCCTATTCGAGTGGTTTGTCAGAACACTTTAAGTATGGCACTTAATGGTGCAAAGCGTCAGTGGAGCACTAAGCACGTTGGCGATATGCAGTCTAAGCTTGAAGAAGCGAAATTGTGTTTGCAGTTGGCTAACGATTATATGGTAAATCTTGATGAAGAGGCAGACCGACTTGCAAACGCAAAGCTTTATCGTGAACAGATTGAGCAGATTCTTGATGAAATGTTCCCTGTAAAGGAAGATGCAAGCCAGAAGAAAAAGAACAATGTACAGCAGTTTAAGAATAACTACTGGACTGCATACAACATGCCAGATATTGCAAAGTTTGAAGACAGCGCATGGAAGGCAGTTAACGCAATGAGTGATGTTATTACCCACGCAGCACCTCGACGCAACACCGCAACGTATCAAGAAAACCGCTGGAGCAAAATCATGGATGGACATGCAATCTTTGACCAGTTTAACAACATGGTAAATAAAAAGATTGCTGTGTAAAAGAAAGGAGATTAATTATGGGACTCGATATGTGGGTTAGACGTGTAAGAAAACCTGATCTTGAAGATAAGGTGTACACTGTAGAAGAAATTAGTAACATGGGTTATGCAATGGTTGCTGTTGAAGAAGTAGAAGAGAATTTTGAACAGCTTATTCCATATACTGTTGTAAGAAATGTACTTACAGAATATTACAACAAAGAAAAGATGATTGAAGATTACAAGCTGCCGAAAAATTCACGCATTGGAATGTATTCTTATGAAGGAATACGTATCTCTGGAAGAAATGACAATGACGAATATGTAGGCCAGTTCATTTCTAGAGAGGAAATTGAAGAGAAATATACAATTACCAGATCTGTTCCTACTTACATCTGGTATGAAGAAGAGGAAGCGTACTGGCGCAAGCATTATGAACTGCAGCAGTGGTTCTATGACAACCTCGAAGATGTAGACAATTGTGGTTATTACATCCTTGACGCAGAACGGATTGCGGAAATGAACACGGAATTTGATGAGCATGTTTCCGAAGAAGACCCGACTGACGAAGAAGCACTGTTCTATCACGAATGGTATTAAAGTAACAACACAAAATTAATACGGGAGGTGAAAATTTGGACATTTTGTTGAAGAAGTTTTTTGAAACTGAACGCTGGGAGCAGGCACTTGAAGTTGGTGTCGACAAGCACATCGACAAGGGAGAATTAAGAAAACTTACATCTCCAGAAGTTAGACTTGCGCTGTACAATGCAATTATCACTGATAATTACGAAATCGCTCCGCCGCACCAAGCACAGATTCCTAAAGACAATGGAGATATGAGAATTGTTTACGTTAATGAAAATGTAGACCGAATCTTCTTATCCATTGCAAACAATTTGTTCTTTGAGATGTTTCCTGAGTTCGTTCATAAGAGTTGCAAATCATACCAAAGCGGCATTGGTTGCGGCAAGATTGTACAGGAAGTATCAAGGCAGGTGATTAATACAAAGACTCGCGAGGTTGGACTGAAAGCAGACCTGACCAAGTATTTTGATAGGGTTCCTATCAGATACATTGATGACATCTTTGACAGAATGGAATCGAAAGTTGGTAAGTCAAAGATCATTGATGTTGTAAGGAAATACTATCATGCAGATTTGTGCTTTGACTTCAATGGAGAACTGATTGAACATTATCAGTCTTTGAAACAAGGTTGCGCTGTGGCAAGCTTCTTGGCTGATGCAGTGTTGTATCCCATTGACAAGGCAATAAGTGATATGAATGTTTACTATGTTAGATATTCAGATGATTTGTTGGCACTAGGAAATGAGTGGGAGCAAGCATACGCAGCCATTAAGAGAATGCTTGATGAAATGGAACTCGAATTGAATCCAAAGAAAGTTGAGATTCTTACGAAAGACAGGTGGTTTAAGTTCCTTGGTTTCTATATCAAAGGAAATCAAATTACACTTGCCAAGTCTCGCGTAAAGAGTTTTCAAAAAGAGATTGAATCTCGGACAATCAAGCAGCGCAATATTTCCATGAAGCGAGCGCTCAATCAAGTTCAATCTTATTTGTATAAAGGAGATGGCAAGTATTCGTGGGCAACTTCAGTGCTTCCCATCATTAATGTACAAAAAGATATTGACATTTTGAATCAGTTCGTAATGGATTGCATTAGAGCCTGTGCAACAAATAAGAAAAAGATTGGAGGTCTTGGTAGTGTAAGTGATAAAGAAGATTACACCATCTTAAGAGGGACGGGCAAAAATGTAGCGGCGAACAGAAATAAAACCGACAAGGAAATTGACGGTTATCTGTCAATCCGCTGCATGCAGAATGCAATCCTCACAAACAGAGCAGTTTATGACACTTTGGTGAGAAGCATGTGATTGACATTTTGGAGTGCGACAAAAGCAAATTACAATGTAGCCGAGATTCAACTGGGGAATTATTACGCATTGAAACTGGCTGCGCCTAGTCGCTATCACTTTGAAGGCGCACGCAAGTTTCAAATTGCTCCAGCTCCCATGCCAGGTCGCTGAAATAATTCCCCAATATGAGACAGTTAAAGAAACGCACAATGGCTATGAGTAATGATGTAGTGCAACAGTGAATTACAAGACAACTAGATTCAATAGAAGGCAAGTAGACCTGCGTGCCCAACGGGATAACACACTGAGACCTCAGAATTATCCCGTCTCTCACGCAGGCATTTGCCTCTTATATGAAACAACTAGAGAAATGCACCAATGTTGTTGAGTAATTTAATTCGTAGTGTGACGATGGATTACAAGGTAATAGAATTCAGACGACTGCTCATTAACCCAGATCACAGGCCAGATCGCAGGGTTATCATCCTGCCATCATGGCCTTAAATCTGGCATGCGCAGTCAAACATGAAACAGGTAAAGGAACACACCAGTATTATGAGTAATCTATGCAGTATAGCAGTAGATAGCAAGGCAGTTGATTCAATTTCCTGAAGCTATAACGTCTCGCATTAGGAGGCTGCCAGCCGAATTATCTTTCAGGGGCTGCCTCCAATACGAGCCTCGCTTCAGGATATATGAGACTTCTAAAGATATATACCAAAACTGTTGAGCATCTATCAAAAAGGAGGTAAGACAATGACAATTTATGAAGAGCTGCTTTTAAGAGTTGAAAACGGAGAGACGTTCCATATTGACTTTGAGAAGCGAACAATGAAAGTCGGCAATGATTATCTGATTAAGAACGGAGAATATGATACTTCAAGGAATTTGTTTAATCGTAAAGGAGATCCTACAACGATGGAACTTGTTCTTGGAACGATTGATGTATTATATGACAGATATAAGTATTCTCTACCAAGTGAAAGGAGTGATAATAAGAGACGAACATACTTCAAAGCGCTGCCAATTGAAGAGATTCCTGATGAAAGATTATTTTTGGCGAACAGGAGGGAGATTACAAAAGCACGGCTTGAAGGATTTATCCTATGCATTGCGCTTGAAGGCAGCTTTGTGTGGGATGAAAAGACTATGGGTAAGTGGTTTTACCAGTCAAAGAATGATAAAGATCTAGTAATTCTAAGAAAGTGGATTGAAAATAATTAAAAGATAAGGAGAATGATATTATGTTGAACAAGAAAGAAAGAATGGAAAAATTGAACCAGGCAGGCATCAACACCAGCAAGTACTTCACTGTGGACCTTGACAATGGAACCAAGATTCATCTGATTATTGATGAAAATGGACAGCCTGTGGTGGTTAATGGCAAAGAACCCGATCCCATTGTAGAACAGATTATCGCCAATGGATATGTAAGGAACACCAAGCTTCACAGAAGGTTCGTAATGGCTCAGATGTTCCAGATGTTGAATTGGAAGTCCTATGATGGAATGCATGAGGGCTACACTGATTACCTTCATAGAATGTACGGCTATCAGTACACTTTCGATATGATGCTCGAAGAAGTAAGAGTGCTTAGCTGCCTTGAAATCAGCGACAAGGAAAGCTTTGATGAAAGAAGCCACTTCTTCACCAAGGAAGTTGTTATTGATGTGGCATGTGATTATGTGGAAAAACTCAAGGATTATGTTGATAAGCTTCCTACTAAGAAGTGCAAGGGAGTTCCTTACAAGAGAGTAAATGGAATTGACATCTTTGTAGAGGATTTGAACAAGAAACTGTATCGTCCGCTGATGAGTAAGATTGTGTATCTTAAGTATGCAGTTAGTTACGCTTCACTGTATGGTTATCTTAAGGACTTTATGAAGGACATGATTAAGCTTCCTTATGAAACTCGCAAAAGCAAGGCATGGGTTGATGCTTTCAAGGGAGAAGGTGCTTATTATACGCTTAAGAATCTGGTAATGTATCACGACTGTGTAATTAAAGATAACAATGGAACGCTTACCAATTATGGGTCTATGCAGGAGCTTAAATACAAGCTTAACGAATATAGGGGAGAAGGTTGGAGAATGTTTGCGCTGATGAAGAAGGTAATTAAGGACAATAATTTCAACTATGCTAATAGAATGCATGAGCTTGGAGTAAAGGGCTATTAACATAACGCAGATAGATACTGCGAATGCATAAGGTGTTTCAATTTAACTCCGATCAATCCTCAAGCTCAATTTACCAGCATTACAGCCGGTTTATCTACCCGGCTTCCTTGCTGGTAACTTTCTCAGATTGATCCGAATATGGAACTTGTAAAGAAATATCTACGGAAATACAGAGTGCATTTTAATTTGGTATAAGCGCCAATATACACAAGGGAATTCAATTCAGCCGAGCTGCACAAACACCTGGGCGCTGATCTCGTCACCCGGTTATCACCCGGTTCTGAGATCATTCCCAGGTTCAATGCAGCTCAAACATGAATCTGTTAAAGAGAGCTTACGGAATTCATGAGTGTATATGAAATAATAACGACTTGAAAGGATAATTTTATGAGGTGATAATATGAGATATGTATTTGAAGGAACATACTGGAAAGCAGAAAATAATGTCTATATTGATACGCAAGATGACGAGTATGGATATTCAGTAGTTTGCTTAAATGGATTTATTGGTAAGCATATAAAGGTGGGTTCAAAAGTAACTGTTGTAATTGATGTAGAAAAGGAAATAAAATGACGATTTGATGAGGTGAAAGTATGACAGACAGAGAAAGACTGCTGGGCATGCTGAATGGAAACGATAGCCTGAATTCGATTGAAGATATTCTAAAGCGATATCTTTATGTATGCTATGACGATATTTCAGCATTACAGCTTAGCGAAATGTTGGCAGACGTTAATAATACCCTTAGAGAAAAAGTAAGAGAACTCAGCAGGATAAAGTGTATTGCCAATGAAAAAGCATTTTACCTGAAGACATATCTTAGTGGAGAGATGTGGCTCACTGAGGAAGCTGCAAAGGCAAATCTTCAGCCGCAGATTAACAATGCACAGGCAATCATTGATGCTTGCAAGAATTTGTGAAAGGATAATTTGAAGAGGTGACAACATGGTAAACGGCATCAAATTTAATCACGAAAGATTTGATACGAAAGACGACAATAATCTTTTGTGTCCAATCACAGAAAACATCATCATTCTATGTAACAATACAAGTTTAATGAGGACTTTTGCAACAGAGATCGTCGCCACTATAAACGGAGAAGCAGAGTACAATGATTATGATTGCGACGATGAAGATGTTGGAAACGCAAAGTTTGAATTGGACTTTGGACTTCAAAAGGTAATTGATATCAATGGTCAAAAGATTTTTTTGGCGCTTGAACCAGCAATGGTATATAAGGCAAAGCAAATTGAAGACATCTGGTTTCTTGATTATGTTGGTAGCGGTGATAGTTATAAAGAACAGATTTATCCTATGACCGTGTTCAAGGGTAGCCGTGACAAGTGGAACGAAGGATTGTGTGCAGTGTATAAAATGATTGTGGGCGGACGATATGGTTGCTATGATGGAAAGTGGACTAATTTGAGATGGGGTGGCTAAGGGGGTTTAATTATGGCACTAAGAGAAGTAACAGTAGAAGTAGTAGCTAAGTATATCACAAAAGTTGTTGCAGGTAGCGCCAAAGAAGCACAAAGTGCCGCAAGAAATTTAGTGTTTCTTGGTGCGATCAGTCCATGTGACACAGAGGAGTTTATAATTGATGTTCAGCCTATGAATGTAAGTGAGGAGGATGGGTCATGTCAGACACAAGAGTGATTATTACAATTGACGACGAAGAACAAATCAGTCTAAGAGATTTCGGTTACATTACAGACGAACAATTTGATGACAAAGAAGCAATTACGAACGCAATTCACGATATTATTTCTGATTTGTGGAAAATGATCGCACATTAAGGAGGTTTAATTATGAACAATTACACAGAATCTAAACAGAAGTTAGATAAAATTCGCGCCAAGTACATATGCAAAGGAGATGTGATTTTCCGCACAGCAATTCAGTATGTTGTTGAATGCGGACAGAACGCATTTAGAGACGAAGCATGGTACGAGGATCAGCTCAATGCAATAGATGATCGCCATGATGCAGCTGAAGCGGTAGGTAAAATTCTGTTCATGACAAGAAGCTTTGAAAAGGCAATTTTTCAATGCGCAAATGAATTGGCGCATGTTGAAACGTATGATTTGCTGATTTATGTTTCAAGAGAAATCTATCTTGGTGGAGATGGAATTGACTACCAGCGAGCAATGCAAATCATTAGAGATTGTCTGTGCTATATTGCAGATTGTTATGGATCGTATCGACTTGATGAAGAAGAAACGCTCGCCAAATTCAGAAATATTGACCTTACAGACGAAGAAATTGAATATTTTGGTTGGGGAGAGCTGCTTGATTGTGAGGAGGAAGAAGAATGAAATACATCCAGCCTATGACGTGCGATGATTTTGCCCAGCATCTTTTGACTCTTAAAAACGGAGACACGGTTGAATTTGGATGCGACCCAGGGGTTGATTGGCCTGACGAAATTCCAGATACTCATAGCGTAGAGGCATGGTATTTTGCAAGAGTAATTGAAATCCCAGAATACACTTCTAGGTTTATTTTGATTGATTATGCTGGAGGAGAATCTGCTTTTGCGATTCCGCTCAATTGTTATAAAAACGGAAGTGACGGTGATGATGAATATATTGTCCCACAATATGTAAAGGAATATTTTAAAGGACATTGCCCTGATATCAATGGTATTGATGATTATGTATTTGTTGAAATGGAGGAAGAGTAATGGAAAATAAACTTATTATTCCGTTTGGGAGCTATCAGATTGTCGCAGAAATTGATGACAGAAATCAACCTGAAATTCCGCCAGAAATGATTATCTGTATTCGGGACAAGGACGGTAGAATTATTCAGGATGTATGTTTGGTGAGGCCGCACTATGAAGTCAAACATGGAACAATGGAATTTGCAACGTATGACGATGTTCTAGATTGTCTTGTGTGGGCAGATTCCGATGATGAGGATTATACTCACAAACATATTATTGGAGTATATAAGGAGGAAGAATAATGGATATTAACTATTATATTGACAAGCATCCTGGAATTCCCGAATTCGTCATGAAGGATATGCGTCAGCGCCTCGGTTATGATGAAGATGACACTACCCCAGACGAAAAGATTTTATCCATGTCTGGTAAGGAATTTCTTGCAGAATATCTGTGCTGGAACGGACTTATTGGGTTTGCTGATATGATTCTTGAAGCTATTTACATGGCATATGGAGTTAGCTTGGAAGATGAACCGTTTGATGGAGAAATTAAAAGAGAAATGGAAAAATGGGAGGTATAATAACATGAAACAGAATAAAGAATTTTTTGCAACTAAACAGGAGTATATTGATTTTCTCGCAAACAAGAGTAATGAAATTAACATGGCTAATAAGAACAGCAAGACTGGCGCAGCTTGTTTGAATCTTGCATTTCCAGTATGTACTTGTCGTAATGATGCACCTTGTAAGTCAACTTGCTATGCATGTAAGGGATTTCAGCAAATGGCGAATGTACAGGCAGCATATTACAGAAACCTTAGACTGTACTATGACGATCCTGACAATTTCTTTGAACAGGTTTATTACAAGGTAAAGTTTTCTGGACTTCCTAAGGTGAGAATTTTCGATAGCGGTGATTTCCCTGATATGGCTTTTCTGGTAAGACTTGTGGATCTGTGTAAGAAAACTCCTAGCACTAAATACATGGCGTTTACTAAGCAGTACGAACTTGTAAATGACTACATTGACAAGAACGGAAAACTGCCTGACAATCTTAATATCATGTTTTCCGCTTGGGACAAGCTGTGGGAAGTTCCTAATCCTCATGGACTGGGTGTTGCGTATGTAGATTTTAACGACAAGCGTTTGAATCCTGACTTTCCTAAGAACGCGTTCGTATGTCCTGGAAGAGAATCTACTTGCTCGGCTTGTGGCGCATGTTGGTCTAAAGCGCTCAAAGCAGTTGTGTTTCATCAGCATTAAACAGTACAAAATTAATTGAGGTGGCTATTATGAGTAAATTTGGTTTGACAAAAGAAAGATACGAACAAATGATGAGATATTATGGAAACGACGAGGAAGCAATTAAAGATATAGTTTATGATTGGGGACCTGAAAGTTGCAATAAGGGCTATGAGGTTTTTAACTTTGATGGAACTGGAATGTTGGAGATTGAAGCAATTAGTGATGTAGGATGTTTTGATGATGATAAGGCTACAGAGCAAGCAATTAAAGATGGAGTTAAAATTATTCCTATTGAAGAACTTCCTGAAAACTTTGACAGAAAATATTTGGGCTGGATTGACACAAATGAAAACAGAAAAGCGATTCAAAAGTATTGTGATAAATATTGTTAAAAAAGGAGATATGTTAAATGGATATAAGAACAATTAAAAAATTAGAACGATTAGGATTTGATGAAGATTGGTTAACTATTGTTAAGAGCGAATGGAAACCAAAGAAGCGCGGCCAGTATGACATGCTGATTACAGACATAAGAAATTTATCTGATGATCCGTTGTATGGAGAGCGCATTGAAAGAACTAAGTTTGATAATGATTATGACTTGTCTTTAATTTATATGTATTTTGAGGGGAATGCGTATGTAATTGTAGATTGTGATACTAATAAAATCATTAGCAAGGGAATCATTGACTATAGCATCTTTGATGTGATGCACGATTACACTCAAGAAAATTGGGATATGTACAGTGAAGACGAGATTAAACAAGAACGACTTCAGAAGGCTGAAAGAAATGAAAGCTTGATTAATAGGCTTACAAGAGATAATTGTGAGCTGAGACTTGAAATTGCGCACTTGAAAATGCAGCTTAAGGAGAAATAGTATGAAAAAGGTTTTTGAATCTGAGTGGAACAGCTGGGATGAAACTGCGGAAAAGATTCATGTTTTTGAACTTGAGAACGATGATGAATTTTGGGAATTGGAAAGCATGAATTTTGAAGAGAGATGTGATTATTTTGGAGTAAGAGAATCTATGGGGTGGAGTGTGGCTCCTGGTGCGGTAGGTTATTCGTATAGTTTTGTTGTTAAAAATTATCATGTGATCATGATTGAAACTGGAACATTGAACGTATAAGGAGGAGTAAATAATGTTAAAATTTATAAATGTTAAAACTGGACAGTGTATGAGTCATTTGGAGTTTGTAAATACAGTATGGAAAGAAGCAGAAGATAGATACAACCACACAGGATTTTTATGGTGTAATCTTAACGCATATGAACAGAATCAATGCTATTGCATTCAGTTTGAAGATATGATGCGTAATGGTTGGATGATGTTTCCTGACGAATGGAGGTTTGAATAATGAAGAAGTTAAACATGGAAAGTGCGCTTAAAAGATACAACAATATCATGTATTCACTTTGCTATGAACATAACACAATTGGAGAAACGCTTAGTGAAAATACAAGCGAATGGAATTTGCGTGATATGGTTGCTGAGTGCGATTATGTGCTTAGTACTTATTATGAGGTTGGGCATTGCAATGAAGAAATGAGGCATAGCGAATACGAAGATGAACGCAAGACATGGCGATCTGATGTTGGTAGACTAATTAGGTTTATTAAGGCATATGAACCTTTTATTGAAGATCTGGTGTGCGCAAGTGGGCATTGTTCAAAGTATGATAATTAAAAAGGAGATGGAAGTATGAAAATTAAAGAACTCGTTAAGAATTTGTTAAAATTGCAAGAAATATATCCAAATGCAGAAATCTATTTTGTAGATGGAAATAAACAGGAATGGTTTGAAACATATTTTCAGGAATTTAATATTGATGAAGAAAATAATACAATTGAAATGCTGTTTGATACAGAGGAATAAGGGAGGTATAATATATGAGCAAACAGAAATACTACAAGTTATTTGAAATGGATAGGTTCGGCAATTTGTATCCGTTGTTTATTGATAAGAAAACTGTATATCCAATTGGACAATGGATTCAAGCAGAAAATCATCCAACTGCAGGCTTCGCAAAAAGACCTGGTATTCATGTAGGCCAGATTTGTTCTGCACCATGGCTTATGTCTGCCAATGGAATGTATAAGTCACAAAGGGGTAAAACATGGAAAAGAGTTTGGTGTGAAGTAGAATGTAACACAGCAGTAGATTATACTGACGTGGTTGCGCAACTACCTAAAAAATGTTTTGTAGATCATATCCCAGAGAACGGATTTTACAGGTTTAGAGAGACTGGATGCAATCGCATATGGATTATTACGGATAAGATTAAAATTACTAGAATTATTGATGAAACAGAAAGGATCCAGATTCTTAAAAGCATTGGATATGATGAGACAAAAGAATTTGAACCATACAAGAGAACTTTTGAAAAGCGTAAAAAGATCGCATAAATAGTTGAAATATTCAAAATTGACAATCTTGACAATTCAAAATTAATGAGGTATAATGCAGGAAAGGTGGTATACTATGAAGGAATGTCTGTTTAATACCTGCTCAAACAATGTAGCTGCGTACTGCCGACACCATCACGCATCTATGACTGTAAAGCAGATGAAGTGCAAGAACTGTCTTCAGAAAGAGTGCAAGCATCTTGTTAAGAATGAAGAACACCAGTATTGGAGACAGCGGGAATTGGTTAAACAGAAGCGTAAAGCTAGAAAGATTATGATCAACGAATATATTATGGAAGTAACTGGAGGAGTACAGGCATGAATAAGGCAAGAAGAAAGCAAATCAAACAGGCAATTGAGCGCATCGAAGAACTGGTACAGAACATTCTCGATGATGAACAGGAAGCGTTTGACAACATGCCCGAAAGTTTGCAGGGATCTGACAGAGGAATGGAATCTGAGGAGGCACAAGAAAACTTGGAAGCAGCGATTGATGCGCTCGAAGAAGCGATTTCTTGCTTGGAGGAAATTCAATGAGGTTTCAAAATTATTTTGTTGTTGATGGGCAAAAATATTATACTGGTACAGTATTTATTGTTAAAGATGGCCTTGAAGAAACGGAAGCTACGTTTATTTGTTATGATACGAAACGTGAAGTGTATGTGTATAAACTTGGCCACGCAAGGTATCATGCGTATCAGGAACATTTTGATAACTGTTTTATTAAAATAACAAGTAAAACAAATAGTAATGTACATTTTCCAGAAGAAAAAGTGTTGCCAGATTCAATGATTGACGGACTCACCATTGGGTGGGTATGGTATATTTTCCTTATGATTGTCGCGACGATTTTCAAAGGAAATATTATACTGTGGTGTTTGATTTCATATGTTTTTTTCAGCTGGAGAAAGAAGAAGATCGAAAAAGGAGGCCGTTACGTTGAGTGGTAGATTTGAAAATGAAATGCAGATTGAACAAAATGTTATGAAAAATATACAAGGTATGCCGTCTATTTTGACTGATTACTGGTACAGTCTAATTGGTGCAGGCAAATCATATAGAACGGCAAAAGAATACATTTCAAGTGTAATTCGATTTATTAAATTTACATTTAAGGTGAAATGTCCAGAAGAATTCTATCTTGATGTAAATACTAGCCATATTAACAGGTACATTTCTTCTTTGAGAACTAAATCAACTAATGGAAAAACCGAAAGGACATCCGATAGCTATAAGACAACGAATTGGTCCGCGCTTAACTCGTTTTTTCAGTTTTTGGTGCCTGATTATATTGACACAAATCCAGTAAGCAATACATCAAGACCGAAGATGAAAGACAATCCTAATGTAACTTTTTTGACCTCAGAAGAAATCGCAAAAATTCTGAAAAATGTAGAACAGACAGCAAACGAAAAGCTAATAAATAGAGATTTGTGTCTTTTGAAACTTGGGTTTGCAACTGGTCTACGAATTTCTGCTATTGTACAAATCGATATTAGCGATTTGGATTTGGAGCATAATCAAATCTATATTACAGAAAAGGGTGATCATGACGCTTGCGTAGTAATCGGCGATAATCTTAAAACACAAATCAAATTGTGGCTTAAAGATCGTGAACTGTATTTTAATGCTGCGGACAATGATGCATTGTTTGTCACTCAGCGAAACACAAGACTGGACGTAAGAACAGTCAAGGACATGATGGACAAATATGCAAAAGGGGCAACCGATAAGCATGTTACGCCTCACGTAATGCGACATTCTTGCGCGACTAACTTGTACGAAGCGACTGGTGATATTTATTTGTGCGCTAAACAGCTGCATCATAAAAATGTATCAACCACGCAAAGATATGCTGAACTGTCCAAGGAAAAGCAGAAAAAGGCAGCGAATATTTTGGATGGTATGATTTAAAATATTCCAACAATTACAAATTGACAAACACATGTTCGTCATATATAATAATCCACAAAGGGGTGGCAATATCAATGTATCAATCTGACATGAAAGAAGGTTTTATAAACGATTATTTAAGGTCAAGGGTGGTAGCCAGAACGTCTTTATATAGTCTATTCAGAAAAACAGAACCTTTTGAAGAAAAAAATAATAAAGATTGCAGTCAGTTCAATAACGCAGAATCTTTAGAAATGTATAAAGAATTTAAGGCAAAATCGGTTTATGTGCTTATGAATTACAACGTAATTCTAAAAGCATATTGCGCATGGAGAAAGTATTATCATAAAGATAAAACAACGGACTCATATAATAGTATTACAATAGATTTATTAAAGCCATGCGTTCCACCTGATAGCATGAAATTCTTAAGTAGAGAAGAAATAACTGAAATCGAGGGTCAGTTATACAATTGGACTGACAAGGCAATCTTAGAGTGCTTATGGGAGGGCATTTCTGGACCAAGTATGAATGACTTGGTGAAGATTGATAGATCTATGGTCAATTCAAGGGAGAAATCATTATATTTCTCTGACGGAAGAGTGGTTCAATTGACAGATAGACTGTATGAACTTTTGACAAAAGCGTTCGATGAAGTTGAATATATGTGTTATGGAGAATCCTTGAGAGTTAAAAAACTCATTGGAGTTGGCAGACTATACAAGGAAAGAGATAATGCACATGCCGCAGATTCTGATGACCGCAATTTTAGATGGGTGTATAGAAAACTGCAAAACTTCAGAGATCTAGTTGGTATCCCCAGCCTAACAATGAAAAACATACACATCAGCGGCATGTACCATTATTTAGTTCAAGGCATGCAAGAAACAGGGCTTGAGCTTAAAAGCTTTTTAAGATCTGAAGATGGTAGGCAGTTAGCTGAAAAGTATGGATTTCAGTCAGATAGCTACGTAGATAATTTAGCACATCGCTTTAAGGATTTTGTGTAATTGACAGCCTAGGGGGTATAACAAATGTTGACAAGAGATTTTATAGAGAAATTTATGGCACTAGAAAATAAGAACGCAAATTTGCGAATCAATCATTTGCTGTATGGTAACCAAAAAATGAACAGATGTGTCCTTCATCCTTTTGTGGACGAGGGTCGCATCGGCCTTATTATTGAAGACGAAGAGAGATATATCACTATGGACGAGCTTTGTGAGATAAGCATTGATGACAAAGCATGTTGTTTGAAAAGTGAAGTAATGGAATTATATATTGATTATACTATATTATAAAAATATGGCGGTTGGGGCGGGGAAACACTTGACAAGCTGGAAAATATATGATATAATGCTTACATGATGTAAGATTACAACACAAAATTAATGGTATTGAGACGGTATGGAAGGAGGCCAAACATGAATAATGAGTACGGAATGGAAAAGAGAAAGTTGTTATATCCAATGTCAAACATGTGGAGTAATATATATAACCCCGCACGATATCCCAATTGACGAGACGTTTGTGAAAGCTAATTGTCCAAATTGTGGTATAACTACAGGTTTGAACTTGGGCGAAGACCAGGAAGATATTTATTTATATATGAATCCTAATATGGATCGATTCATATATTAACAACACAAGATTAATGGCGTAAAAGGAGATTAATGGTATGGTGTACAACGGAACTTATACTGCTGAGGTAATCACTTTTCACACTGCTGGCATCTATGAAGACATGTACTGTATTGAGCTTCAGAAGCATTGTGATGAATCTATGTTTAGGGTAAGTTGTTGCTGTGATCCTACTTGGGTTTATGAGTTTGATATGAGCACCCCTTCTGATTACGAACGCGTAAAATTTAACATTATGGAGCAGGTTTTTGAATGTGATGACGTTTACGAACTGCTTAATGTACTGGACGAAATGTTCAAGGATGGATTTGCAGACATTCTAGTTGAAGATGAATGTGACTGTGATGGCAATTGTGAACATTGCAATTGCAAGGAATAATTTAAGGACTAAAAGGAGAAGACGTAATTATGGCGAATAGGATTTTTGAGCTTCCAGAAACTAAGGGTACATTTCAGGTAGCAGGTATTATTAACGGCACCGAAAGAGATAAGTTTTATACCAGTAAGAAGACAAAGACTGGGAAGGATTTTAGAGCTGTAAATTTCGGTTGTGCTTATGATGACAAGAAGAGTGTGTATATGAGCCTAAATGGCATGCCACAGCAGAAGGTATATTTTTCTAAGAGAGATCAGGAGTCTGGCAAGACCGAAACACAGGCTGTAGATTGGGCAAATAGAAACAAGTTTAATGCAGAAGGCTGGCGAATGATTGGTGTTAATCTTGGTCTTACTAAGACAGTAGACAGTAATGGTAAGACAGTTAATGACAAAAAGACAATGACGCAGTTTGACGCATGTGATTATATTAATGCGCATCTAAAGGATGATATGTCAACTTTTATTCGAGGCAATCTTGATTTTAGTAGCTTTATGGATGGAGATGGAAATATTCGCAGAAGCATTAAGTATGTGCCAAATCAGATTTCTCTATGCAAGGATATTGATTATAGCGCATATGATGGTGTTGATGTTAAGCCAACTCATGACTTTACTCAGGCTATTGTGTTCACTGGTATTGAAAAGGAACAGGAAAATGGTAAGGACACTGGAAGATTTGTGCTTTCTGCAAAGATTGTAACCTATTCTGATATTGTTGACACTCAGTTCATTATTGTTGACACCAAGCTTGCTGGTCTATTTAAGAAGAACCTTAAGCCTTATACTGCTATTGAAGTGCATGGTAAGATTGAGGTGACTCATAGTGTTCAGGAAGTAACCGAAGATGATTGTTGGGGCGAAGCAAACGCAATGAATAGTGTGTCTGCGCCCACTAGAACTGAACTGGTTGTTACTGGTGCTAAGCCTTCTAGTATTGATAGGGAAAGCTATACCGAAAAGAATGTTGCTGAAGCAATCAAGAAGATCCGTGCGTCTCAGACTGCAGAACAGAACTTCTCTGGCAAGGCAACCTCAAGCGCAGACACTAGCGGCTGGGGCGATGATTATGACGATGACGATGAAGATCCATGGGACGCTGAATAAATCAAGCAAGGAGTGGGCGACAGCTCACTCCTAACAATACAAAATTAATAATGACATAAAAGGAGATTGAATATATATGGCAAAGGCACGTAAGGCTGCGGCTATTCAGAAAAAGCTAAATATGATTCTATATGGAGAATCATTTACTGGTAAAAGTACATTTGCATCTCAACTAGCATACATGCGAAATGAAGATGGTAGTCCGCTAAGAATTTTATATATTGACTGCGAAGCAGGTTCTATTGATAATTATATTGATGAAATGGAAGCTAATGGCGTTGACCTTGAGAATATTTTTATTGTGTACACTTCTAGCCTTGCAGAGGTGCTTGAGTACGTAGACAAGGTAAAGAATGGTTCTGATTTCTATGTCTTGGACGATGAAGGCAACGAAACTGATGAAGTTGTTGTTGATGCTAACGGAAATCCATTTAGAGCAGATGCAATGGTAGTTGACGGAGCATCTATTCTTCATATGTCTGTACAGCAGGGACTTCTTGAGTTCTCTAAGAAGAGAGCAAGAGTTCGTGCTGACAAGAAGGGACAGGTTGGTGAAGAAAGACTAGTTGCTATTGAGGGAAGCTCCCTGGAAACCAAGGATTGGGGATCTATTTCATATAAGGGACAGAATCTAATTCTATCTCTACAGGGCGCAGGTGTGCATTCTGTAGTAACTTGTCGCGAAACTGATGAAAAGGAAACATATGTAGATTCTCAGGGAAATACTACTAGTATTTCTACTGGCAAAAAGATTCCTGCTGGATTTAAGAACATTAGCTATAACGCAGATACTGTTGTAAGATTCTATAGAAACGAAGATGATGATGTTGTAGCATATGTGGAAAAGGATAGAACTGGTGTGCATCCAAAGGAAACTCTCGTTGACCCGCAGCTGTTGGATTGGCAGGTTGTGATTGACCGTTCTAAGGGCAAGAAGAAGTTCGTGCTAAGAAATGATCTTTCTGATGCCGCAGCAACCGAACAGGAGCTATATGCACGTGAAGTTATGGGCAGAGCGTCTGCGCCCATTAGTAAGGATGATATGGACAAGGAAATGAGTAAGGTGACAGAAGGCGATAGTCCTGTAACTGCTGAATCTCTTATTGAACAGATTAGGCCAATTACTAAGGCGATGACTCCTCCTCAGGTTCAGGAAATGAAACAGAAGCTTAAGGCTGCTGGTTTGCCTGTTGCGTATCAGAAAGTAACTGACGTAAGCGTGCTTGAACACATCCTTGAGATTGTTTCAGAATAATATGAATATAAAGGGAGGCCACGTGCCTCCCTATTTTTTTATTTTTGTACGCGTAGGTGCTTGACAATACAAAATTAATGGAGTATAATACCGACAGAAAGTGGAGGTGGCAACATGGTAGATAAACAGGAATATAAGTGTGCTTATTGTAAAAATACAATAGAAGTTAATATAAACAATATCACTGGAGTGATATCTTTTAAAGACAAGTATTATCATATTGCATGTTTCGAAGAAATGGCTACTAAGAAAGCATGTTCAAAGCGTGGAAAACCAGAAATGTGGCGAGACGCCCTTTACAATATACAAAACCTCAAAGCAGAAGCAAAAGAAAAAATTAAGCATTCATTTGCTCGGGACAACTTAAATGAATGGTTGCTAAATCATTACAATATTACAAAAGTACCATGTTCATTCTGGCAAAGACTTGCAGACCTTGAACGAGGAATCTACCAAAGCAGAAGATGTAAGCCTGTTTCCATGGAGGTGCTGTTGGGAGCATGGCAATGGGGACAAGTAACTCTAAACAAAATTAATAATAAAAAGAAAATGAATCATAATGGCCATAGAAATGATGACACAAGACTTGTTTATGATCTTGCTATTATTGTAGGAAAAATACCAGAATTTTTAGCTTATAAAGCAAAACAAGATGCGTTTCAGGCAGAAATTAAAACGCCAACTCCTCGTATTAACTATAACAACATGCAAAGAACAGAAATTAAGCATGAAGGACTGGGAGATATTTCTGATTTGTTGGATGACGACGATGATTAATGGAGGACGTGTACGATGGATGAAAATGTAATTCAATTTGAAAAAACAAACTATCAAGCAGAATTATTGTTCTGTGGTTGCATGTATAAAGATCCAGATCTTTATTTAAGCTATGGAGAATCTACAAAGTCTAAATATGATTTTTCTGGAGAATCAACTAGATTTTTTTACGATTTATTTGAAGAGTGTTATTTGACTTTTAGCCAGGATATGTCTCAAAATAAAGTCAATAATTTTGCAACACAGAATTCGGAAAGGCTTAAGTTATACAAATCATATGGTGGATGGAAGACTATTCAGCACATGATGGATATTGCAGACCCTAGTGATTTTAAAAATGTTTTTAATACGGTAAAAAAGTTTTCACTTGTGCGAGAATATGATAAGCAAGGTTTTCCCGCAGAAAAGATATTGTCAAAAAAGAGTTTTCAATATATGACAGCAGGCGATGTGTATCGTTACATGCGCAGTAAGGCAGATAAAATTAATACAAAAATTAATGTTATTGAAGAGCCTGTGTTGCTGACTCAGGGAGTGTCTGATGTAATAGATTCTTATTTGCTTGCACCACAGTTTGGTATTCAAACTCACTGGGATGGGTATAATGAATATTTTAGAGGATTACTTCCTGAGAACGTTTTGTTTCAGGGCTTCTTGTCAAATGAGGGTAAATCAAGAAATTTGGTAAATCTTATTGCGTATGTCACATTGATTAAGAAACAAAAATTTATGCTCCTTAGCAATGAGATGACTGAGAAGGCAATTAAGAATTGCTTAATTACTACTGTACTGAATTGCAAGGAGTTTAAGGAGCTTCACGGTGTTGAGCTGATTAAACCTGAAAAGGAAATTACAATGGGCCTATTCAGGGACGACGTAACGCATGAGTTTATTGAAAGAGTTAGAGATGCAGATGGTAATTGGCTTGAAAGCGATGAAGATTTTCTGAATAGAGTTAAGAGCACTAAGGAATATCAGGATGTTATTGCAGTGACTCGCTGGATGGAAGCGCAGTTGGAAGGTAAGTTTTATTTTAATGATATTACTGCTGACTATAGTGACGAGGCAATTGAGCTTGAGATTAGAAGAGCGAAATTGGTTTATGACTGCAATTGTTTTGCGGTAGATACATTAAAGGCATGGGGCGCAGAGGATTGGGTTAAGGTAAAGATGACAGCCACAAAGATTGTTGAGCTTGGAAAGGAATTGAAGCTGTTTGGTGTCTGTACTTTTCAGCTTACCGATGCAACAGTGTTTGATAGTGTGTTTGATCTTAGCTCAAATAACATTGGTGCGGCAAAGGGCATTAAGCACCCTGTAGACTTGCTGACGCTTGGTAAGAGAATCAATATTGATGAGTATAATAACTATCAATATATGGCAATTAATGACGATTGGGGAGAGGAAGTTGCTCATGACTTAGATCCAAAGAAGAAATATTTCGCGATCAAAGTGGACAAGAATAGGCTTGGAGATAAAGATAAAATTATGCTGTTTGATTATAATTTGGACTACAATATTTGGAATCATATTGGTTATATCATTAAAAAACAATAATTCCAACTATTGACAATACAAGATTAATGTGGTATAATCAATAAAAACAATAAAGGAGATGCAATTTATGAACAACAATATGAGTATCGAAGAGCTTAATGAGATTTTCAACCAGGTTGGCTTTAGAGTTGAAATTTGTGAAACAGATCCAACTCAGTACAAGATTATTGATATGATTGAGGAAAAGAAAAATGAATCTATTTAAAAATCTACGCAAACGCCTAGTTCACAAACTGTTACGACCAGAAGACGGCTACACATTTACAGATTTTGTTTCAAACGAACCAATTAAATTCTACTACGAAGAAGACACTGACCAGTATTTTCTGTATATGAGCCCATTTTACTTTGTCCCAACTTTAACTGGTTGGAGAGCATATGTAAATGAGTGTCATCCAAAAGAGATTCCGTTCAAGAAATGGGTATATGGAATTCTAGGCAATGTTTGCGACGAGTATTCTGCACGTTTGGACAATATTTCTTTAAGCGAACTGAAAACATTAAAGGATTACACCAATGAAGAAAGCAGTGAAAAGTTTGTGATTACAAAGAAGTCGTTTTGTGAAGTTGTAAATGCGCTGGAAAGCTATTGGACCAACCTAAGGGCGCTAGAGGGCATTCTTAATGTTTATTTTGAGCGCGGCATGATGATGGATATTATTGATAGAGTTGTTGATGCGCTAGAAGAGGAGCTTGAACCACAGTTCTATGATCCTGAGCTGTATTTCAATATTGATGAAGATCCGCTGATTATGCGCTGGTTGACTGGGCTCGAAAGTGATCGTACTGTTGATGGTAAGCTGCTTGCGAGTGCAGAAGATCTGTACGATTATCTGGTTGAAAAAAGAAATGAAAAAAATATTTCAGAAACCACTTGACATATATGGAAATATATGGTATTATATATACACGGTTGAACAAAACAAAATTAATGAGCAACAAAGGAGACAATGAAAATGGCAATTAATTATTATCACGTTCCAGAACAGAAGAAGACGGTAGCTGTGCTAAACGGCACTCAGTTTGATGCTTGTAATAAGATCCTAAAGCTAACAAGCGAATTTGGAACTGATGATTTCATGTTTGATGATAAGTACATGATGCCAGATACTTTTAGGGTAGAAACTCACTGCCATGGTGACGATGTTTATGATGAAGCAACTGGTGAGCGGATCGCTAAGGCAAAGCTTATGAAGAAGTATTACAAGTGCTTTGATTCTAAGATTGCGATGTTCAAGAAGGCGCTTGAACGACTTAATGATCGAGTAAGTGAAACGTTCAAGGAAAATACTTAACATAAAGTTTTTTGAAAAAAGGTATTGACAAATGCTGGAAGATGTGTTATAATAAATACACTTCAAACGAAGCAAGACAGTACAAAATTAATGGGAGGATGATTCATATGAAGAGAATTCGTGAAATCGGCAATGATCTGGATAGTCCACCCGTTAAGGGAAGTCCTGCGCCAAGACTATAAACTGGCGCACGATATGGGTGATTAGCTCAGTTGGTAGAGCACATGACTTTTAATCATGGCGTCTGGAGTTCGATTCTCCAATCACCCACCACTCTCTACAGGTAGTGCAATGTATAGGTGTTAGTACGGAACAAGGATAGCAACGACTGCCAATTAGCTGACGGCAGTAAGATTAACAGACATACAAAATGTTGCAAAAGTAGTTCGTGGAAAGCCCTCATATAGGGTCGCTGCACTGGCCCCGCCTGTAGAGACACCATATGGTCACGTAGCTCAATGGTGGAGCAAGCGGCTGTTAACCGCTAGGTTGTGTGTTCGAGTCACACCGTGACCGCCAACATGCTGTTTCGCGAACAGACACGTGAGTAGTGAAATATACGTACTCCGACCCAATACGGAGAGAGCGTCCTGGCCTCTGATGCAAGCATACAAGGAGCAGAAAGTTGGGTCAATGATGGGAACTCGTATAAAAGTTGGTACGCATGGCTTTGACCCATGAAGACGGGGAGCGTTACCCTGGTTCCCAGCCATATAGTCTAAGAATGTAAAAGCGTTTTCGAGTTAATTGATTCTTGGTTTGGCTAGAAACAAGCGATGACCTATCCTTGACAGGACGGAAGAGTCTTAGACTATTTTATGCCGAGTTAGCTCAATTGGCAGAGCAGCTGATTTGTAATCAGCAGGCTATCGGTTCAAGTCCGATACTCGGCTCCAAGCAGAGATGTCAGTTCAATCCTGGCGGGATCCACAGAGGTGGGTGCCTAGTTTAATATGGACTAAAAACACTGCTACCATATTTAATTAATAATGGAGGTATAAAATCATGACTAAGACTGTTGAACGACTTCAGGCACGTATTAACCTTCTACAGCAGAGAGATCCTGTTGGCAACGCAAACATCATTAATAAGCTAAAGCGTCAGATTAGACAGCTGGAGCAGAAGTAATCAATCATGCGGCTGGTTAAGCCTAATTGGTAAGGCAGCAGATTCGAAATCTGCCAGTAACCCGAAAGGGTGTTTCGGTTCAAGTCCGAAACCAGTCGCCACATGGAGATGTACCCAAGCGGTTGAAGGGGATCGGTTGCTAACCGATTAGGTCAAGAAATTGGCGCGTGAGTTCAAAGCTCACCATCTCCGCCACAGCGGGTATGACACTTAGAATATCATACACGTGTTTTGCCTAATACTTGAGATTAGGCTCGTTCTGTGAAGTCAATCCCGTGCTGCCATGCGGTACTTGATGGAGAACACTATGGGTTATCGCAAAACCACAAAGCAGCTAAGATTTTTATCTGAAAGAAAAGCGAAATGTCCAGTTAGATATAGGACGGAGTGTATGGTGGTGCACGTTCCAAAAGTCCACCTATCCAGGCGACAAGATAATGCTTTCTAACGGCAAAAAGGCTTAGGTCGCTATTGTGAATGCTCTCTTCACAAGTCTCAGAAAGTGTATGCGAGACAGAATAGTACGTCGGTTAAGCCGACTCTACGGAGCGAGTCGAGAGAAAAGAAGTTTCCAGTCTTCGTCCCAATCAAAACTGGTATACACATTTTATGGGGATGTAACTCAGTTGATAGAGTGTTACCCTTGCAAGGTAAAAGTCGTGGGTTTGAGTCCCATCATCTCCACCAGCCGTGCTGACTTCGCACGTTAAACCAGTTGAGAAGAAACTGCTCGAAAAGTTATATGGTACGTTGCAGGATGGCCAGTGGAAGAGCGCTGTGTGGTTCAAGTCCACAAACTATTAGGCTTTATAATTCAAGTTAGTCTTCGGCGGCAAGCAGGGTTCATCACAGCCTTGATTGGATGCTTGCTAAAGAATAAACGCAAGTGATGTTGTTAGTAGTTCGCGGTAGGTTGGAGATACCCTACCATATTATGTCCCAGTAGCTCAGTAGGATAGAGCAACGGCCTTCTAAGCCGTGTGTCGGGAGTTCGAATCTCTCCTGGGACGCCATTTTGTTAAGATTTAAAAACTCTATTGACAGAATATGGAATGTGTGATATACTAATTCCAGTTCAAGGGAAACAGTACAAAATTAATGATTCAAAGCTTATTAGGGGGTACAAGAAAATGACTCAGGAAAAGATGACGGTTCACAAGGCACTTGCAGAACTCAAGACTATGGATGATCGCATCCTAAAGGCAATTAACGCACATCCTTACGCGATGGCAGTTAAGCACTCAGCAGAAAAGGTTAACGGAGTTACCGTGGCCGAGTTCAAGGAAAACATCAAGAGTGCTTACCAGAAGGTTCAGTCTCTAATTGCGCGTCGTGACGCAATGAAGCGAGCTGTTGTGATTTCCAATGCAACCACCAAGGTTGTAGTTGGCGAAAAGGAAATGACGGTCGCTGAGGCTATCGAAGAGAAGAATCACGGCATGGAATACAAGAAGATTCTTCGTCAGCGCATTGTAGACAACTATCGCGCAGCATATGTTGAGCTTGATCGTAATAGTGGCGAAGCCATTGAAAAGCGAGCTGAACAGTATGTGCTGTCTGTAATCCAGGCTCAGCCTAAGGATTCTAAGATGGCTATCGATAGTGATGCAATGAAGGCTCTTCGCAAGGATTACATTACGAACAATACTTATGACCTAATTGACCCGCTTGGCGTCACTAACCTTATGGAAAATCTCATGGACGAGATTAATGAGTTTGAAACTGAAGTTGATGCAGCTCTCAGTGTTTCCAACGCTGTAACTGTTATCGAGTTCGAGTACTAAGGCAAACTTGCTTGCTACTTATCGGAAACCTTAAACGACTGCTTATCTCTTCTTTTTGATACTTAGAGTGATATTAATAAGTTAAAGAAAGTATCTTCAATTAATAGAAGACTTGCCCGTTAAGCAAGAATCTTATACTGTAAATCTTTTAGGCATGATAAAGATTTAAAATATATGATATATATTATAAGTGTTGCTGTAAAGATTAAGGATCAAGGTTCAAAATTTAACGTTCAAACTTCAAAGATTGATTTGATCAAAGGTCGTTTATTAAGGTTGTAAAGAGGGCTAAGATCGCAGAAGAATGCGTAGTCCACAAAAGATTTACCAAATCCACGATAAAGAGTTTGGGTTGGTGGTCAAGGCCCATAGGTTGTCTCCGTGGCTGGTAAGTAGCAAGCTCAATATAATAAAAAGTTTTAACCGAGGTCGCTCCCACACTGTTAGGTTGTAAGGATTTCGGGCATAGCGTCCGCTGGACAAAGGTCGCTCCTTATTCGTAATTGGAGTTATGTTTCGACGTTCTAGTTAGCAGCAGTAAATAATCCAAAGGAGGAAATTGCTTATGATTGTATTTGCTTATTCCAACTTGGAGGATGGTCCGAAGTTTTAATCGGCATCCTGGGCAAGATGTAAAACTGCCCGATATGCTGGATTGGTGGAATCGGCAGACACAGCGGACTTGGTGGGTTGCCAGAGCAGTAGTGAGGTCATCACTCATGCCTATCACAAAAAATCCGCTGGTTGAAATATACCGTACCAGTTCAAGTCTGGTATCCAGCACCAGAGAGGTAATATGACAGTAAACGGCCTCTGAGCTCAAATGGTTTCTGTTCAGTGCCAACAGCTGACGTGCGAATTTTCGTGGGTGCATGGACAAGTGTTGGGCATGCGCACGTGTGTTGGAATTGGCATACAAGCTGGTCTCAAAAACCAGTGCCCGTAAGGGATTGAGGGATCGTGGCCCTCCACGTGCACCAAGCTGGTATTGACTCTTACTATTTCTCAATAACACAGGCTTAATATGTGGCAACATGAGAAAGGCGTTGGTTATGGCACCTGTGAAACAACGACAACAAAAAGCCAAGACAGCACGTTAGTCTCAAAATGGCGTGACACCTTGGGCAAGTAGCGAATCAGCAAACGCGACGGGCTGTAAACCCGTTTCCTTCGGGAGTAGTTGGGGCGGCACCAACCTTGCCCACCAAGGCTTTTAAAGTGTTTTAGCTTGTTGAGGAAAGTGACGCACATGTGCCTACCTTAGTGGTTTTCGGTAATCCATACCTCAATAGGAGATGTCCGAAAGAAAAACCGCTTTATAATGTCCCTTAGCTCAATGGTGAGAGCCACGGCCTTGGCAGATTCATTTAGGATATTGTAGTGCAAATCTACAATCTGTCACCAATAAGCCGTAGGCCCTAGCAAGGCATAGTCTGGGTTCGAGTCCCAGAGGGACAAGCCTACCAGCATAAGTATGTTCACGTCGTGTAGGTGTTTAAACTAGAGCTTATGCAAATATGCATCGTTGGTGTAATGGTAGCACACAACCCTTCCAAGGTTGGAGTGCCAGTCCGAATCTGGTACGATGCTCCAGGTAAGGTATTATTAAATTGTGCGTGAAAAAGGGGTATAACTTTCACCAATAACGGATGGAAACATTTAGAGTATTGGTTTTTTCAACCCAGGTTAATACGGTGGGACGCCACTGCACAAGCCTTAAAATAAAACACAAAAAGAAAGGGTGTCCTTATGTTTAGTGTCGTAATCGGTATCCTACTTCTAATCGCCGCAATTGTAATCCCCATTGTTGCATCCAAGCTCGAATGTAGCCGCATCGGTGGTATTGCAAGCGTAATCGCAGTAATTCTTGCGGTGGTTATTATTGGTAGTTCTTGTATCTCTACGGTGCCTACTGGTCATACTGGTATTCTTACCACCTTTGGTCGCGTAGAAGATAGAAACCTACCAGAAGGCATGAACATTCACGCGCCATGGCAGAATATCACGACTATGACGAACAAGGAACAGATTTTTACTGAACGAAACGTGTGCTTTTCTTCTGACCTACAGGAAGTTGTTTACACTTACACTGTAAAGTACAATCTGCTTTCATCTTCCGCGCCTAATATCTACAAGACTGTTGGTATTGATTATTTCAACATTCTAATTAAGCCGCAGGTTAACAACGCAATCAAGGCAGAATTTGGTCTTGTTGAGGCAGAAAACATGACTGAACTACGCACTCAGCTGCAGAGTAACATTGATGCCACGGTTTCTACTTTCGCGTCTAAGTATGGTATTGAAGTCGCTGTTGTAATTGATGACTTTGATTTCTCTGATGCTTACACTGCTGCAATCGAAGCAAAGCAGGTGGCCGAGCAGGAAGCTCTTCGTGACAAGACTCAGCAGCAGATGGAAACAGAGCGTACTCGACAGTCTGCTGAGCGCACTAAGATTCAGGCCGAAAATGATGCTGCAATTCGTGAAATTAACGCAAACGCAGAAGCTGAAGCCGCTCGCATTAAGGCTCAGGCCGACTTTGAAGTAGCACAGCTTGAGGCTGATGCAATTGCTTACAAGGGCGAAAAGGAAGCGGAAGCTACTAAGGCTCTTGCAGAAGCTATCACAAACGAAGTTGTTGCTTATGAGTACGCACAGAACTGGACTGGCAACCTTCCAACTTATATGATGGGTTCTGGCGCACTTCCAATTATTGATATTCCAATGGGTGGAGAGGAGTAATCCTCCCACCCTTTTATTTTTTTATGTTGACAAAATGCAAATATATGGTATAATAACAGTACAAAATTAATGGAAAGGGGAAATATGTTTGATTTATCTTGACAATGCAGCGACTACAAAACCATATGAGTCAGTTATTGCTACTATGGCTCATGTTATGAAAACATGTTGGGGCAACCCGTCAAGTCCATATGCAATTGGTGATAGCGCTAGGAAAATTATTGAAGGTGTGAGAGTGCAAGTTGCAGAAGATATTAACGCAGACCCAACAGAAATTATCTTCACAAGCGGCGCATGCGAATCCAATAGTATGGCAATTCAGGGCTATCTCAAAGCACATAATGGTGCTCGTTGGTGGACTACGCGTATGGAACATGCATCTATTTATAAAATGCCACGCGCAATGTTTATAGAAAATGATGAGCAAGGTTATGTAAAACTTCGACCAACATTTCTAAAATACTCTCGCAGCCTCACTAAGTTTCCAGCTCATAAATCTCTAGTATCTATCGGTGCGGCAAACGGAGAAATTGGCACAATACAAGATCTTAAAGCTATTGCGCAAACTGTGCATGATTGTAATTGCATTTTACACACAGACGCAACTCAGTTGTACCCAGAGCAGCGTATTGACGTAAAAGAACTTGGTGTTGACATGGTATCCGTATCTGCTCAAAAGTTTTGTGGACCTCGTGGTGCAGGATTTTTATACGTTAAAAATGGAATTGAACTGACACCAATTATTTATGGATCACAGGAAAATGAACTGCGCGGAGGAACATATGACACAGCAGCTATTGCAGGAATGGGCGAGGCGCTAAGTATTACTCGCAACCATAATATGTTTGGCGTACAGGATCGCATTACAAGTTTGCGTGACAAACTATTAAACAAACTACTGCAAATTTCAGGTACAACTTTAAATGGGGTCTCAGTTGGATCAAGCAGGCTTGCGAATAACATTAATCTTACTATTGATGGAGTTGACGCTGAAAGATTGGTAACGCTGTGTGGGCTATATGATTTATATATCGGCAAAGGATCCGCATGCCAATCGTATGAGCCAACGCCATCTCATGTGCTCAAGGCAATTGGTTTGTCAAACAAAGAAGCACTGAGTAGCGTTCGTATTACTCTTGGACGCGAAAACACAGAGCAAGAAATTGACACCGCAGCAGACATTATAACAAAATTGGTTGAAAGGATTAGACATGATGGTTAAAGACACAATATTTAGTATAATTGGAGTTACTGCAGCTGTAGCTGTACTTTCTGTGTTCGCTTGGTGCGCTTCATCAAGAAGTGAGCTGGCAGATACGACCAATAAGCTGAACGAACAGAGCACTTTATTGCAAGCGACACAGGAAGAGCTCGCTTCTGTTACCGAAAACTTACAGTTAGAGTATACAAAATCAGAGAAATTAGCCGCCGAATTGGACTCCGCGACCAAATCCTTAGGCGAAGCAAATGAGACGATTTTAGCGCTAAAATATATTGAATATGAATTAGTTTATATTGGAGAGTTTAAGCTGACTCACTACTGTTGCGAACTACGATCTCATATTTGCGGCACAGGTGATGGTATTACCGCAACAGGCACACAAGTAACAGCTGGACGCACTATTGCGGTGGACCCAACGGTAATTCCATATGGAAGTAAAGTATATATCGAAGGTTATGGATGGCGCACAGCAGATGACTGCGGTGGTGCAGTGAAGAATAAGCAAATTGATATCGCAGTTGAAACTCATTCTGATGCGCTATCAATGGGTGTTACATCTGGCGGCGTTTGGCTATTAATTGAAAAAGACTCTTGACAATACAAAATTAATGTGGTACAATATTCATATAAAACTATAGCAGGTGGACAAAAATGCGAGTTGACGAGCTTAAGGAGTATATTGTTGACAATAATTACATAGAGACAATTCTAGAAGATTTGGGCTGTGGTAATATTCGAGAGCATGACGGCTATTTTACTGCATCTAACCCTGATGGGGATAACAGTTCAGCAATCACAGTGTACAACAACGAAACTCTTATTACTGTAAATTACACTCGCAATATTACCAAGAACAAACGTGTCGCTGATATCTTTGATCTAATTTCTTTCTATCAAGATTGTTCATTCCCTGAAGCACTTAGGTATGTACACAATATATTGGGGCTAGATTATTATTCAGAAAACGCCAATGTACTAGAAGAATTACAGGTGCTAAAAATGTTAATAGAACTTAATAAAGATTGTCACAACGAAGATGACATACCTTTAAAACCGATTTCGGAACAAGTGCTTTCGTATTACCTTCCATATGGCAATAAAATGTGGACAGATGAAGGCATAAGTCTTGCAACTCAAGCTGAATTTAGGATAGCATATGATGAACAAACAAATTATATAGCAATTCCAATCTTTGATTCAATTGGTTCACTTGTTGGTGTAAAAGGCAGATACTTTGGAGATTCAGACGAACAGCATCCTCGTTTTATGTATCTCGAAAAATGCAACAAAAGTAGAGTGTTGTATGGCTATTGGCAAAATAGAGAGTTTATCAAAAACAATAAGTGTATTATCGTAGTTGAAAGCGAAAAGAGTGTACTAAAACTTGCGGAATATGGCTATAGAAATGCCGTCTCAACTGGTGGCAAAACAATTAGCAAATATCAAGTTGAACTTATCACGCGCACTGGGTGTGCACCTATTCTCGCGTTTGACAAAGATGTCGAAGAAGATGAACTGCAAGATATTGCCAACATGTTTATAGATGGAATTAATGTATACGCAGTAATCGACAAAGACAACCTGCTTGATGAAAAAGAAAGTCCAATGGATAGACAAGATGTCTGGGAGAGGCTATACAAGGATTGTGTATTTAAACTAAAATAACAATACAAAATTAATAGGTGGTGGTTCTATGAGGGTAATAGATACAGATTGCTGCGATTGTGGCTTACCATGCACTTACGAAGCATGTAGATTTTATAAAGTAATAAGATATATATGCGATAGATGCGAACAAGAACAAGACGAACTTTACTACTTTGGTTCAAGTGAATTATGTATTGATTGTATCCAGGAACTACTAGAAAGGGTTGAATACGATGACTGATAAGAAGAATGTACCACAGGAACCTACTGCAGAAGAACGTGCCAGCTGGCCAATTAACCATGTAGCAAAAGTATTTAAGAAGTTTAACGCATATGATAGGGGCAAGGATCGCAAAGATAAGCGCCTTTATGATTATGAACCTGATATTGTGGACGAGGAGTCGTTGGATGAGACTGAGTAAGACTCACAAGGCATATTTTGAGGCGGCGAAAGCCGTCTCTCAGCTTGCTGATTTTCCTAGAATTAAAATTGGTGCGGTAGCTGTTTACAAACATCGCATTATTTCAAGCGGATTTAACTCACGTAAGACTGCACCTATTCAAAAGAAATATAATGTCTATAGATTCTCCGAGGATAGTATGCACTGCATACACGCAGAACTAGCATGTCTTAAGCCGCTAATTGGACGTGGAGATATTGACTTTAAACATGTTAGTCTATATGTATATAGAACTGGACAAAAAGGAAATGCACTACTTGCGCGTCCTTGTCCAAGCTGCATGAAGCTGATTACAGAACTCGGAATCAGAGACATTTATTATACAACAAATGAAGGTTATTCCCATGAAAACATTTTAGAGTAAGGAAGGAACATTTATGGAGAACGTAGAACACCTATACGAGTACTGTAAGCAATGCTACATCAAAGAATGTAAGCCACCCAAGAAGTTAGTTAAACACATAGTTCTGTCATATGGCAAGGAGCCTTGTGCATGTTGCGGCAAAATGGACCGACTAGTAATCGACATTGACATTAAGGAGAAAGAATAATGACGCAAGAAAGACTCGATTTTGTGCAACCGATTTTAAACACGTTTGAAAACGAAGACATCAAGGAATTTGCCATGGTGTTACTTGAAGATCTCCCTGATTATATTTGGCGCGTAGGAGCGTCTAGTACAGGCAAGTATCATCCAGCGTACTCACTTGGTGAAATGGGGCTTATGAGACATCAGGTTGCAGTAGTAAGATTCTTGAATTTCTTTTTGGAACTAGAGCAGTATAACAGCAAGCTCACAAGTAGAGAACGAGATCTTATTAGACTTTCGGGACTAATTCATGACGGACGCAAGAGTGGATCTCAGGAAGACTATGAAAAGTCTAAGTACACTAAGTTCGATCATCCAGTGCTAATGGCAGATGTTATTAGAAGTTTTGATGGCAAGTATCTAAATCATGATGAACTTGAACTAGTAGCAGATACAATCTCAAAGCATATGGGTCAGTGGAACACGGATAAGAAGAGTAATGTTGAGCTTCCGAAGCCCAACAACAAGTATGCAAGAATGGTTCATGTGGCAGACTATCTTGCTTCTAGAAAGAGTATTAGCTTGGACTTTGACAATATTGTTGTAGAACAGCCTGCGGCGATTACTTTTAGTGAGGACACCGTGATCGATTTTGGCAAGCATAAGGGCAAGCGCTATCTTGATGTTTATAATAGTGAGCCAGATTATTTTGACTGGGTGGAAAATAATGTACATAAAAAAGAAATTCTCAACATGATTAAGGCAATGAGAGAATATCTAAAGGTAAAGGAGAATAAGTAATGGCAGAACTTTTTGGTGGAGATGGACTACATAGAGCATTTAAAGTGCTAAAGATTGACGCAAAAAGAACTTATAAGAGTTCACATAAGCCCTATTATGAGGTTTGGGAGATCAACAAGAAGGATCTTAAGACTCTTGAAGATGTTATTGAGTGGCCAGAAGAGTTCGGTTGGTGGCGCAGTTCCAAGGGCAGCAATATGGGAACTCCTGCAGATTTCTTTACAGTGAACGGACAGTTTATGATTGGGTGGGAGACGCGGGACGGCAACGACACATATGATTCTTTGATTGATTATTTTAACAAAGGTCTTGGTGTTGGTATGGAGTCCAATATGTGTGCTTTGGCTGTAGATCTTGGAAGAGCAAATGGTATGTCAATGGGACGGCTATTTGAAATTTACGAGGGGTAATATGTGAAAAGTTGACAGAATGATCAGGAAATTCTTGGCCATTCTGTCAATTGTTTTTTATATGGCTCTATGGTATATTATTACCAGGTACTAACAGTACAAAATTAATGAAAGAAGGAAATTCAAAATGAAGAAGCTTGTTGTTTGTGTTGTTCTTATCATGTGCCTTTCTAGTTACGCCTTTGCGGCCACACCAGAAGAACTTATTAGTATTATTGACCAGGCTAGACTAGAACTTATGCAGTTCTATCCCCCTGTTGTAGATGGAACTGTGCTGTACGAAGACGAGAATGTCAAAATGACTGCGATTGGAGCTCCTTATTTTGATGAATATTGGGGTGTTGACGATGATTATGGAACAATGTACATTGACGTAATTATTGAAAACTACACAAATAGCAATATCCAGTGCATGTTTGCAGAAATTGCAGTCAATGGTTGGACGCTAAACGGATACGCAGAAGAAGTAATGGCAAATAAGAAGGTTAAAGGGTCAATTAGTATTGATTATATCGCAGACACAGACCTGAGTTCTGCAGAAGAAATTGAAACAATTGAGGGCGTTTTCTCTTATGTGCACTCAGACAGCTGGGATCTTGTTGGACAGGGAAAATTTTATTGGACGTTTAATTGAACAAAATATAAAAGGTGGCAAGAATTATGGCATACACTGGTTTTGTTACTATTCTAAAGAATGTGCGCAAGCATTCTAACGCAGATCGCCTACAGATTGGCGAATGTTTTGGAAACTCTGTAATCGTATCCATGGATTATATGGAAGGACAGCTTGGCGTTTACTTCCCTGTAGATGGTCAGCTATCTGAGGAATTTTGCAAGGCGAATGATCTTGTGCGTCGCAAGGATGAAAATGGCAATCTATGTGGTGGTTATCTAGACCCTGAAAAGCGCAACATTAAGGCACTAAAGCTTCGCGGTGAAAAGTCTGATGGACTATTCCTTCCGCTAACTTGCCTAGCTGACTTCTGTAAGATTTCTGATCTCAAGGAAGGCGATACAATTTCTATGCTAAATGGTAAGGAGATCTGCAAGAAGTATATTCCAAGGCGCAATCATGCATCTCATACTTATCATGGTGGTGGCGGCAAGAGAGCAAAGGCTAATTTTGCACCTACTTTCTATGAGCATGTTGATACTGCACAGCTGGCATACAATCTGGGTGAGTTTAAGGCTGGAGACATTGTAGAGCTAACGCTCAAGATGCATGGAACTAGCGGTCGTACTGGTTATCTGCCGCTGCATCATCGTAAGCCGCAGACTCTATGGGATAAGATTCGTCGTCGCCCTGGCAAGGAATATGTGGAATATGGTTATGTAACTGGTACTCGTCGTGTTGTTCTTGATGACAAGCATGATGGTGGATATTATGATGATAACAATTTCAGACTAGAGATGGCAAAGAAGTTTGAAGGTAAGCTACGTAAAAACGAAACGGTCTACTACGAAATCGTAGGCTTCGTAAACGAGGATACCCCTATCATGGCATCTGTAAAGAATTCCAAGATTAAGGACAAAGAATTCTCTAAGCAGTACGGTGAAGAAACAGTATTCTCTTATGGTTGCGAACCTCTTGGTGGCTGGGAACCTCACTCTGTTGAGCCAGATGGCTTTTATGTTGCTAATGGATCTCCAACTGAGGTATTTCCTCCTAAGTGCGAAGTTTATGTTTACCGCATGACTATGACTAACGAAGACGGTGATGTCGTAGAGATGTCTCCTGATCAGATGCGCATGCGTTGTGAACAGATGGGCGTAAATGCTGTGCCCGTATTTGAACGATTCATTATTCCTGAATATATTAAAGAATATTCTGCTGTTGATTTCGCTGAAAACTGGGTTGCAACTAGGCGCATCCATGTTAACCCTGGCGAATATGTCCTGCGTAAGGTTGAAGAATACTTTGATGGCCCCGACCCAATTGGTAAGACTCATATTCGCGAAGGTGTAGTGGCTCGTATCGTAAATCGTCCCAATATTGCGGTCTACAAGCATAAGAACTTCTCTTTCAAGGTTCTTGAGGGCATTATCAAGGACGAAGCACTTGAACCAGACCTAGAAGAAGCACAGGAAGAATAAATAACAAAATGTTTTAATGAGGAATAAAATATGCTAATGTTCCATTAATACGAATCCCGTATACATATTTTTCTAAAATATGTATTGATGACTTACAATTAGAAACAACACAATTTTTAATAGAACAAGTAGGTGATTAAAATGAACAGACCAACCCTAATTCTACTCGTAGGAATCCCTGGTTCAGGTAAAACCTACTATGCCAAAGAATACGCAAAGTTTCACGACAATGTAATTCATCTTTCTTCTGATTCTATCAGAAAAGAACTGTGGGGGAATGAAGCGATTCAGGGTGATAACCATGAAGTGTTCTCTCTAATGCAGTCCAGAGCAATCGAAGCACTAAACAATGGTCAGAATGTGCTGTATGACGCAACGAACATCACTCGCAAAGATCGCGCTTATATCATTTCAGCATGTCCAAAGTTTGTAAAAATTGAGGCACATATTATCTGGGCACCTGTTGAAGATTGTATTAGAAGAGATGCCGAAAGAGAGCGTACTGTTGGTCCAGAAGTAATTGGCAGGATGCTCAAGCGTTTTCAGGCTCCATGGTACGACGAAGGTATTGACCACATTGAAGTTGTAAAATCTGTTAAATATGATGATGGTATTTATGAAATGATATTGGTAGATGAAATGAAGATTCCACATGACAATCCTCATCATACTCTGAACATTTATGATCATTGCCAAGCAGCTTACCAATATATGCTAAAGACCACCAATGATTTTGAACTACAATGGGCCGCATGGCTACATGACATTGGCAAGCCTGCAGTGAAAGCGTTTGTGGATGCGAAGGGTAATCCTTGTGATATAGCGCATTTTTACTTTCATAACAACTATGGAGCATGGATGTCTTATGGAATTAGAAATGTTACTCCGTTTGTAGCTTGGTTAATTTGTAACCATATGGAACCATTCTTTAATAGTAAGTATTACAACAATCTACCTACATATCTTAAGCAGTACATTGATTTGCTCCACGAAGCAGATAAAGCCGCACACTAAACTTAACTTGACATACACGCCGCAATACAGTATAATGAATACGTTTGCAAACAACAATACAAAATTAAGGAGAATGAAAAATGGAAAATATTATTAATAAAATTTATAGCTATCTTAAGGGCAACGCAGATAAGACGCCCAGAGAAATCTCGTATGATCTTGATCTTCCCACTGTTCGCGTTTTGGCCGCTCTAGACATGATGCTGCTTGGCGGTAGTGTTGTGACTGTTGAGAATCCTAACTCTGGAGAATTTTATTATCACATTAGACAGGAGTGATAACATTGTATGGGTCGTAGTAAAACTGCGGCCCATATTTGTTTAATGCGTCAATAGACAATACAAAATTAATGGTGTATAATAGCTATAGATGGGAGGAGATATAGATGGCAAAGTTGTTTTGCATCAGTGACGTGCATGGGTTCTATGATGAAATGTGCAAAGCGCTTGATGAAGCGGGATTTGATCAAAATAATAAAAATCATTTTCTGGTAGGGCTTGGAGATTATACCGATAGGGGCAGACAGCCACATAAAGTTATAGACTATCTTGCGTCTCTGGAGCGCAAAATTCTAATACGCGGAAATCACGAAGATCTCATAATGGATTGTCTTGCACGCGAATATCCACAGGGGCACGATTGGAGCAATGGTACCGCCCAAACAATTATTGATCTTGCCCCAAGCGCCAATACATTTGAAGAAGCTTGTATAGCAATCTATCCAAAGGTTTTAAAGTTTGTTGACGGCATGGTAAATTATTTAGAAACTAAGAATTACATCTTCGTTCACAGCTTTGTCCCGCTTGAATGTGATAGTATTCTACCTCCGTATTATCTTCGGGGCAAAAACTACACAAAGATGGAAAATTGGCGTGAAGCTCATGCAACACAGTGGGATGATGCAAGATGGGGTGATCCGTTTGAGCTTGCAGAATGCGGTTTGCTTCCTAATAAAACACTTGTTTTTGGCCATTGGCATTGCAGCACTGGCTGGGCAAAACTTGAAGGCCGCAGTGAGTTCGGAGCAGATGCAAAGTTTGACCCATTTTATGGTGATGGTTTTATTGCGCTTGATGCTTGTTGCGCTCATAGTGGAAAAATTAATTGTGTAGTACTGGAGGATGACATGATTTGAAGAAAAATTGGAACATTAAAATAGATGGCAGAGACATGGATCATCTTGAAATCATTGAAGCTCTTATGGAAAGCAGAGGTATTAAAAATTACAAAACCTTTATGACTCCACCAGAAGATTCAATGGTCCCTTTTGAAGAAATGCAAGGGCTTGAAGAGGGATGTAATATTGTATTAAAAACAATCGAAGATAACAATCGTTTTGTGGTATTCTTCGACGTTGATCAGGATGGTCTATCATCTGGTACAATTATGACGAGATACTTGCGAAATTTTACTGACAATATTGATACATATATTAATGAAGGTAAAAAGCATGGTGCGGAAGATTTTCCGATTGAAATGTTGGACAAAAATACCACACTAATTATTGTTGACTCTCTTAACAACGATCCAGAAGTATATAAAAATATCCTAAACACAGGTGCAAAGCTGATTGTGTGTGACCATCACCTAATTGAGCAGCGACTGATTGATGCAAATTTACCATTTTGTCTGATAAGTTCTGCTAACAACTACCCAAATCCAGCACTAAGTGGTGCAGGTGTCGTATTCAAGTTTTGTCAGTACATTGATGAAGTAACTTGGAACGACTATTCAGAAGAATTCTGGGATCTAGCAGCGGCAGGTATTATTGCTGATATGTGCGATGTTTCCGAACAGTCGGCAGAAAACAGATATATTTGTTATCAGGGTTTCAACCACCAAAGAAACCTTGCTATTTCAAAAATTAATGGTTCTTATGGGTTTGATTCCAAAGCTGTCAGTTTTGGTCTGGCCCCTCTTGCGAACGCTGCCTGTAGAATGAGTGAAAACAAAAAGGCCATGAGGATGTTTCTATCTGACGATGCAAAAGAAGTAAATGCTCTTATTCGTGATCTAAAGAAATGCAAAGAAAAGCAAAACGATATTGTGGCGGATCAGATGGAAGAGCTAATTAGACAAGGAGACGCACAGCTAGACCAAAAGTGTATGTACTTCTTTGTCGATGTTGATGCAGAAGTCGCAGGTTTGATGGGTAACAAATTGCTAGAAAAATATCAGCGTCCATTGTTTGTGCTCAGAACTGTAGGCAATAGTTACGCTGGGTCTATGAGAGCAATTGGTATAGATAATTTTACCAAGATAGTAAATGATACTGGAATTGGATCTTGTGTGGGCCATGAGCTGGCCGCAGGCGCATTTATACCAATTAATAGATTTGAAGAATTTAAAAACAAAATAGAAGATGTACTGAGAGACGTCGAATTTGTTCAGTCTTGTGATATTGATATTCAGCTTGACGCAGAGCAAGTTACAGATATCCTAATTAAACAGATTAAGGATATTAATAAAATTTCTGGCTCTGGATTTGCTCCAATTACGGTTATGATTGGAGAGGTATCTGATTACGAAGTTGGCAATATGTCGGGCGGCAAACACCTCAAAATTACAACCCCAAATGTCACATTTATTAAGTGGAATTTTAATGGATGGGATGATATGTGGGACCTAGAAGATAAAGAATTTTATGGAGTGGGACAGCTTGATAGTGGATATTTTGGAAGAACTTATTACAGACAGTTAATCTTGAATGATTTTAAATTTGAAGACGTTTGGTAACAATACAAAATTAATGAATTATAAAGGAGAAATGATTTATGACTATTACTACTGAAAAGCGTGACCTATTTACTATGCCCCAGGGTTATTATCTAGCACATTGTATCTCTGCCGACTTTGCACTCGGAGCTGGTATCGCAAAGACTTTTGATAGTGTTTATAATATGCGATTTAAGCTGTTCAGAAATTATCCTGATTATGAGTATTGTGGTGGCGATGCGCTACCAGTAGACAACGTTTTTAATCTTGTTACTAAGCAGAAATATTGGCACAAGCCTACTTATGAAACCGTAAGAGCCGCACTGGAAATGATGAAAGAATTTATGGAGTTTCTGAATGTAGCCAAGCTGGCCATGCCACGCATTGCTTCTGGCTTGGATCGTTTAGATTGGAGCAAGGTTTATGAAATCATTTGCGAAGTATTTGAAGACATGGACGTTGAGATTGTAATTTGCGAACTCTAATTGGAGGTTTGAGTTATGGCAGAGATTAGACCCACTTATCTTATTATGGTTACAACTGCGAATAACAATAAGTATTATAATCTTTTTCCAGAAGGTGACCAGTTTAGAGTCGAGTACGGACGAGTTGATGCAACTAAAACCACAAGATATTATCCCATGTCTAAATGGAACACGCAAATTTCCAGTAAGCTTAATAAGGGATATCAAGATGTAACAGACCTAAAGCAGGATTTGGTAGAGAAAATCTCTTCTGCCAATCCTGAAAGCCATTACAGAGACATTGAAAACGCAGCAATCAAAGCTATCGTAGAAAAGCTTCAGGGTCTAGCTCGCGAAACCATTCAGAAGAACTATACCGTTCAAGCATCTGCTGTTACTCAGGATATGGTTGATGCGGCTCAGAAGATCATTGATGAGCTGGCAAATGGCGATGCTACAATCGAAGCGTTCAATGACAAGCTGCTCAAACTGTTTACGGTAATTCCGAGAAAGATGGGCAATGTCAGAGATTATCTAGCTGATAAAGTAGAAGACTTTGCACAGATTATTTCCAAAGAACAGGATCTTCTTGACGTTATGCGCGGTCAGATTTATGTGAAACCTGAGCATGAACCTGTTGAGCATGTAGAAAAGAAACAGCAAACTATTCTTGAAGAACTTGGACTTGAAATGGAAGAAACTACTGCGGATGATATTGCGCTCATTAAGAAGCTTATGAATGAATCCGCTGGCAAGTTTAGAAGGGCTTGGAGAGTTAAGAACCTTAAGACTCAGGAACGCTTTGATAAGTTTATTGCTGAGAATGATATTCAGGACACCAGATTGCTGTTTCATGGTAGCCGCAGTGAGAATTGGTTTTCCATTATTAAAACTGGCCTTATGATTCGTCCTAGTAATGCTGTATACACAGGCTCCATGTTTTCAGATGGAATCTACTTTGCCCCTAAGTGTCAAAAGTCCATTGGATACACCTCGCTGTCTGGTTCTTATTGGGCACATGGTGGAAACAATGTCGCTTACATGGCGTTGTTTGAAGTGGCCTATGGAACTCCTTATGTTGTATACCAGCATGATAGTAGTTGTTATCATTTGAACTACAATGTACTGCAGAACAAGAATCCTAAATGTAATTGTCTGCATGCAAAAGCGGACAAGGGGATGCTGATAAATGACGAAATTGTGTTTTATAGAAATGATCAGATGACTATTAAGTATTTGATTGAGATTGGGAATTAAGGAGCTTTAATATGTCTACAGAAATTCTAAACGCCAAAATCACTCACACTAGACTTGGCGAAGATCACGGCTGTCTCACTGCATACATTACAATCGAAGGTGATGGTTGGGGCTGCACACCAGGCGGCTATTGCTTAGACCATTGGTTCTGCAAACCAGGCGAGTATTATTCCTCTGATGGCTATGGTGCGATTATTGAACTAATGAAGACCTTTGAAGTAGAATGCTGGGAAGATCTTGTTGGTCAGTATTGCAGAGTTGAAAGTGAAGGCTGGGGTGCTAAAATCACTAAGATTGGGCACTTAATGAAAGATAAATGGTTTTCGTGGCCAGAATATTTTAAGCAGGTGAAAGAACATCATGAAAACAATCTATGAATGTGAGCACTGTGGCAAGCAATTCTCAGATAAAACATGTTGTGCTTATCATGAGATTTTGCACCTTGAAGATGTAGAAAAGATCAAGTACTATATTGCGAATATGACAGACAGGGATATGTGTCGATGCTGTGTAAATTCGTTCTATGTATACGGCTGTGAACTGACATGTATGTATGAGTACAGTTGTAATAAGCACAACAACTACAGAGATTTTAGACCATATGACGTGGAAGATTATATATTTTAATGGAGGAATAAATTATGACACTAGAAGCACTACAGCAGGCAATGATTGCCGCTATGAAATCAGGAGACAAGTTCCGCAAAAACGTTATCTCCACTACAATTGCACAGATTAAGAACGCAGCCATTGACAATGGATGCAGAGATAATATTCCAGAAGCGCTTGTTAATGAAGTTCTCCTAAAAGCCAAGAAGACCGCACAGGAAATGATTGACACTTGTCCAGAATCTCGTCATGATCTACTTGAAGATTACAAGAAGCAGATGGAGATTATTTGTGAGTTTGCGCCCAGTCTGATCACTAATGAGGATGAGATTGCTGAAATTATTCGCAACTCTGGTGTAGAAATGAATAAGGGTAAAATTATGAAGTATCTGAGCGCAAACTTCAAGGGCAAGATGGATATGAGCATTGCAAGTAAAATTGTTGGAGATATGTTGAAGTGAGTAAACCTTATATTAAATATACTATTGACGGTATTGGCGACTGGGTAGTTCTAGATGTTAATTGCGGAGAAGATTTTCATTTCGAAGGACACAATGTCCCAGATCATGAGTGGATTAGACTAATTGAGATGCTTGGCTATAAAGTTGAACGCGAATATGTTGAGTACGAAGAGCATGAGTGGTTTGATCCAGAAGATAAGATGCCAGAAATTGGAGATAGAATTATTGTCTGTGATTTTAGCGGAGAAGAGATGGAAATCGTATTTACTTCAATGCCTACTGACATTAGCGCAAGCAACGTAATGCTGTGGAGATATGCGCATGAAGAAAAAATTTAACAGATATTCTTTCATTTACTCACGCATTCGTGCCAAACATCCTGATTGGACGCCTGGTCACATTAGATACTGCACAATATGGGCAATGGGGAGACATAAAACATGGACTGGAAAACATACCAAAGAAACGTATTCGACACTTTGAGTTCATTTGATGCAACATTTCGCCCTCATAACAAGTGGCAAGATGTAAAATTGTCAGCTATATGCCCTTGTAACACTTGTGAAGTGAGCAAGGAGCTGATGGCTCGTCAATATGAAATTCAAATGTCTGGCGGCTTACAAGAAGAAATCACTAAGCCGTGCGAACATTGCTTAGATGCTGTGCTCTGGAAAGCAGAATGTGTTCAAAAATTAGCGTGGTACGAAGAACATGATGAAAGGTTGAAATAAGGAGATTTGAATGAAAAGGCTTTATATTTGCGAATACTGTGGCAAGCAGTTTGAAAATGATGAGACTCGCTGCTATATACACGAAGAAAATTGTGAATTAAAACCAGAGCACTGGACCATTATTAAAGTTACTTGTAAGTCCGCGTGTCCAGATCGACTCTGGACAATGTGCAATAATTGTCGTAACGATGATTGGTGTGTTAATACAGTTCTCATACCTACATCTGATATAGAGAATATTAAAGCAAACGAGCCATATGATTACACCAACAATGGGCATGATGATGGGTTTGTTTGTAGATTATATACGTCTACTAACGGATCTAATTATACTTTTCGCGCAAAGTGTAGATGATAGGAGTGGCAAATGAATATTGGTGTTCACGCAAGCCATTGTTGTAAATGGCATGGTTGTAAATATGGTGATGAATATTGTCCAGTTGTTTTAGGGCGGGTTGAGCAATTATATTTGTGTGAATACTGCGATGAAGATCTGGAAAATGAAGAAAACTATAGACAGATATTGAAAGATATCGAAGAGATGAAGAGGTTTAAGCATGAATAGAGAAGAACTGCTAAACAAGGTCAGGAATTGCATACCATGGCCTGGATCTGAAGACGAATATCCAGACCTATATGGTAGATACGGAATGGGCATTTATGGCATATGCGAAGGCTGGCATTGGTTTGAAGAGGATAAAATTACAGAGTACGCACGAAGCAAAGGACATCTTCCATTAACCGATGCTACTGACAATGAATTGCTCCAGATGTGGGCGATTGCAGATAACTATTGGCTTAAGAACTATAAAGAATGGTATGATCGCGAGAAAAAGAAGTCTTCAAAACTGGATACATTCGTCGGCAAATGCGAAAGAAAATACTTTGGTTATGACGACAGATATACTGAGGAGACTATTGATAGAATTTTTAATTCTATATTTAAGATTTTAGATTCATTGCCAAAGGTGCCTAATACATGTGGAGAATGTAAGTTTATTGGACATTATGAAGATGGTCCATATCGTCGTAATCCCCACTGTTGTTGTGAACTGATGTGGGATTTAAAAGAAGAAGACTATAAAGTTAACAAGAATGCGCTTGATGAAAATTGCCCACTAAAGGTATTATATTCATTAAATAAAAACTGACGAGGTAAATAACATGTTTGAGGTTTTTTACAATCAATTTGGCAAATATAATGTGCATAGCATCCGAGACAATGACGGTTTTGATCCAGATTTCTTGATTTATATCAACAATCATTGGGAATGGGTTTCAAGCATATTTTGCACACCTATACAAGTTGATAACAACAAAAGGCTTACAAGAGAAGAATACACTGAAAAGTATTGTAAAAATTGCAACTCTTTATGCTCTGGACTTTCAGATGATTGGGCTAGTGGTTGTACACATCTTGAAGAGTTAAAACAAGAAAGGTGACAAAGAAAATGACAAGACTTGAAAGAATTATTGAAGCGTTCAATGACTATGATGAAATAGTTGAAAATTTATCATGGGATAATAACGATGGTACATATGAGCGTGAATTAAAGAGGTTGCGCAAAGAAGTGAGTGAGCTTGTTGCGGAGCTGAAGAGGTATGGTTGCAGGAGAGAGGATTGACACATAGAATACGAATTTTATGGGGTGTAACGCAAATGAAGGCGTCGGAATTAATTAAACTGTTACAAAAAGAAATTAAAACTTTTGGGTGCGACCCATATGTGACAATTGAGCATCCAAATGGTGACTGGAATTCCTTACGTGATGTCTGGTGTGGTAAACGAGGATTTATGCATGGTTATATTGGTGATAAACCTGCAATTGTATTGTCGAGGTCAACCACTTTACTAGATGAAGAAATGAGCAGTTAATAAAAACAAACTTTTATGAGGTAAAAATTATGAATGTGATACAAGTAACATGTGGAAATTGTGCAGGAATTGGCAAGCATTATAATTGGAAAACAGTCTATATGGACGATGTTTCTGGCACTATGGAAAGAGAAGAGGTTGTTTGCAAAGCATGTAATGGCAATGGTTATACCGAATATGCAACATTCACTATTGAAGAAGCAAAAGCAATCCTTGAGCATTGTGGTTTAAGTACAGAAAGTTAACATATAAAAATAGAGTTTTAAGAGGTTAAAACGTATGAAAGAAATAAAATACACTTGCCGTTATTGTGGCAAAACAAATACAATTATGACATTTTGGAAGTGGCTTTGGACACCTCATTTCGGTTCTAAGAAGTGGATTAAGTGCAAGCACTGCGATGCAAAGAAGCACTTTATGACTAGACAAGATTGGAACAAGCCTTGGTGGTTTGATTGGTATAAGTAATAAAAATAGAGTTTTAAATGATGATATTATGAAGAATATTGTTTTAGATATAATAATGGGATTAATTTGTTTGGCATTGGTAATTACAATTTTCGGAATTGTTTTTATTCCAGATATATTGGAACAATGGGCAGATATGAGAACACAATAAAATAAGTTTTAAATGGTGATTATATGACAACTGAAGATTTAAGAACCAAAGAATTGCGCGAAGTAATAGAATTTCTTCTTAATTTTGATAGCTATTCTGAATATCAAGACAATTTAACAATTGTATTGGACACATTGGAGTCCGTAATGGTTCGATTTGACAGTCTGAAAGATAGCTTTGACATTTTAACGAATAGGTATTGTGATTTAATTGATAAGTCTTAGAGAGGCAAACAGCATGAAAGAAGTAAAAGTAATTTGTCCTAAATGTGGCAATATGATGGTCTACAAGAATTACTGGAGTTGGATCTTGCATACTCCTTTTCATTGGTTTGGTAAGCGTAGGACAAAGTGCGGTAAGTGTGGAGAAGTGGCTTATATGGAGAGGGTGAAATAATTATGAGCAAATCCATTCTATTAATCGACACGCCTGAAAAATGCGAAGACTGCATTCTGTTGTATCATTGTCATAAATATGATGATGTAATAACCATAGATAGCAAGCCAGATTGGTGTCCGTTAAAACCAATGCCAAATAAGATGGAAATATCGTATGGTAGCGATGAGCAAGATTGGTGAAAAAGGATATAACAGTTGCGTAGAACAAATTATAGATACATAAAAATATACTTTTAACAGGTGATAAAAATGGATATAAATATTTCAGATGAAATCATTGAAAACATGGTAAAAGAACAAGTTAAAGCAAGAGTTAATCAGTATATTTCTGAGCGCACAAAAAATAATACGTATTGGATTTGGGATATGTATCATGATTGTGCGATGAGCGAAGTGCGTAAGGTTATTACTGATGATTTTGCAAAAGAAGCTTGCAATAAATTGTGCAAAGAACATATTGCTGAAAAAATAATTGATAGATTTGCAGAGAAGATAGCAAATTGTTTTGATTATTAGAAAAGTTTAAGAGGTAATTACATATGGAAGCAAGCGATTGTAAGTTTTGCGATTTTCACCAAGAACCAAATACATGGGAGATAAATTTATATCGATGCAGTTCATATAAATACGATGGGTTTAAATACTTTTTAGAAGTCGAATATCCTCTTGGTGAATATTTGACCAAATATCCCAGCATAAAGCCAGTAGAAGTTTATTATTGTCCTATGTGTGGCAGAAAGTTGGATGCATAAAAAGAGGTAATTATGAGCAAAGCAATTTTAGTAATTGATATGCCAAGTTGTTGTAGAGAATGTCCTGTTTGCGCATCATATTCGGAAAGTGCCTTGTCACCTAGAGAATATTGGTGTTCTCCGATGGATAATCAAGATGTAAAGCCAAATAGCAAACCTGATTGGTGTCCATTGAAATCGGTAGAGCGTTTGATATCTTTTAATGGAGACGAATATGCAGAGGGATGGAATGATTGTATAGAGAGAATTTTTAGCAAAACTTAAGAGGTGACAACATATGAAACTAATTAAAGAATACTTGTGCGATGGTGCTAGACCATCAGAAGAAGAGATTGTGGAATGTTTGGAAATCGTTGACAAAGAAAGCTGCATCATAGAACTTAGATGGTTCTTCCCTTATAGTGGTTGGTACAATTTGTTTATTGATCAGAGCATGACGTTTGATGAGTGTATGGATAAGTTGCCGAAGGTTTATGGAATATAAAGAGGTGAGTATATGGATTTAATTAGAGTTGCAGAAAATGAAGATTTCGCCGCCGATTACTATAAAAGCATGGGCATGTATAAGGTAACTGTTGTTGTGCCAGAGTTAAATTACGAAGCAGATTTTTGGTTTGATGCGTATGAAGAAAAAGAAGTGCGCGAAGTTATTAACTGCAAGGATTGTGTAGAGTATGACGGAACATATCATAGGTGCAAGCTACTTTCAGAAGATCCTGATCCTTTTACTTGTGGACATGATGTAAAAATGGAGCCAGATGACTTTTGTAGTTTTGGAGAATTAAAAATGGATGGGGAGTAAGAGGTGAAGTGCGCGATGAATAGAATTGAGAGAATCAAAGAACTAACTGTAGAGCTTCTGCGGTATTGTCATGAATATTATGTCATGGACAATCCTACTATTAGTGATGCGGCTTACGATAAAAAGTATAACGAGCTTGAACAGCTGGAAAACGAAGCAAATTTCTGGCTTGCCAACAGCCCTACGCGTAAAGTGCAAGGCGCTGTGCTAGATGGCTTTACTAAAGTAGAACACACTAAACCAATGCTATCCGCAGCAAAAACTAAGGATATCAATGAAATCAAAAAGTTCATTGGTAATAATGCGTTTTATTGTAGTTACAAACTTGATGGATTGACACTCGTCGTTCGGTACAGTAATGGTAAGTTTGTACAGGCTGTTACGAGGGGAACGGGTACAATTGGAGAAGATGTCACCGAACAGGCCAAGATGATTAGCAACCTTCCCATGAATATTCCATACGATATGGATCTTGAACTTCGTGGAGAATGTGTTGTTTCTTGGGATAATTTCAACAAGATTAATGAAACTCTTGAGGATAAATATTCCCATCCTCGTAATTTGGCTGCAGGCAGTCTTCGTAATCTTGATACAAATATCACTAAGGTTAGAAACCTTTCCTATATAGTATTTGAGTGTGTATCTGATCTATATGACGAAAACGGCAAATATGATTCTAAGTGGGATGAACTTGGATATCTAGATTATCTTGGTTTTGAAACTGTGGATAGGTGTCTTGGGGAAGTTGAAGCTTGCGTAACAGAAATGACGCCAGAATCTTATAGTTATCCTGTCGACGGTCTAATTTTCGAGATGTGTATGAAGGAATATTCTAAATCTCTCACTGCAACATCACATCATGAGGGCTGTAGAATGGCTCTTAAGTGGGCGGATAGTACATATGAAACTACGTTACTTGATGTGGAGTGGAATCCGACTAGAACGGGTTTAATTGCGCCGACTGCCGTGTTTTCTGAAATTGATCTCGATGGAGCTTTAACCACAAGAGCAACACTACATAATTTGTCTATCATTAAGCAGCTTGAACTTGGTATTGGTGATACTATTACTGTTTATCGCAGCAATATGGTTATTCCTAAGATTGATGATAATCTTACCAGAAGTAACACTCTTGAAGCTCCAAAGAAATGTCCTTGTTGCGGGTCAGAGACGGTTGTTAAAAATACCGACAATAGCCAAGTACTTATGTGTGTAAATCCAGATTGTGCTGCCAAGAAGATTGCGCAGTTTGTACATTTTGTAAGTCGCAAGTGCATGAACATCGAAGGTCTTGCAGAGGCTTTGCTTGAAAGGTTGATTTCTCTTAATTATATCAATAGTTTTTTGGACATTTATAAGCTTTCAAACTACCGTAACCAACTTATCAAGCTAGATGGTTTAGGAGCTAAATCGGTTGAAAAACTATTGTCTAGCATAGAGAAATCACGCAATGTGAAGCTTGAGAACTTCATTGCAGCACTTGGTATCCCCAACATTGGTTTGTCTGCCGCTAAAACCATCTCGCAGAAGTTTAATGGGAGTTTTCACGATTGGGCGGATGCATATTCTCATGGATTCCCATGGGACACGTTGGACGATTTTGGTGAAACAATGGCTACAACTCTTGATAATTATTTAGAATATAATTATTCGGATATTCTCAGGCTTGCTGACGAGATGCACTTTATTGTTCCTGAAAAGAAAAGTGTAAGTAACAGCCAATTTAACGGTAAATCTATTTGTGTTACAGGCAAACTTAACCACTTCACCAGAGATTCTATCAATGAAAAGATTGCATCTCTTGGCGCAAAAGCAGTTGGCTCTGTATCCAAGAAGACTGACTACCTTATCACAAATGAACAGAGTGGATCTTCTAAGTACAAGAAAGCGGTTGAGCTTGGAGTGCCAATTATCACAGAGGAAGAATTTTTGAGCATGATTGACAAAAATGAGTGAACAAACTTTGTCTATTCGGTCAATTGAAAAGCAACGTACCGTGGTGCTATAATTGTATCACGGTACAAAATTAATGAGAAGAGGTTGTAATTTTGTTAGAAGTTGTAGTGGTTAGCATATGCTTTATAATTGCATTATTTTTTGTGTGGTTATACGCCAAACAAAAAATTGAATATTATAAAAGTAGATATGCAGACCTTCATAAAACGTACATAAAATATATGAACAAGCATAATCATGGAGCATCATGTGACCTATGTGATAATAGAGTTGGATGTGAAAAATATATAAAGTCTAATGGGAACGTTTCTCATTTTTATATTTGCTGTCCATTTTGGGAACATACAGAAGGGGGAACAATATAGTGCCAGTTATTAAACCTTGCCCAGTGTGTAATAGAATGCCAGAAATAACTTGTGTACCTTCTTATGGAGGATATGTCGTTACAATAAAGTGCAAACCGCTGTTTAAAAAGACTCACGCAGAAGTTAAGGGCGCAAATTATCGTCCTTGGCAATCTCATGATGAAGCAATCGATGAATGGAATAGGATGGTGCAGTTATATGAGTCCGAACGAAAGAATTGATAAGTTGATTGACATTATATATGAAAATGTATCGGAGCTTGAGAAAAGATGTGACGCAGAACAGCTCAATGCCACATATGCCATTAGCGAGTTTGCAGAAGTCAAGCACAAAGTTTCGCAGCATATTAAAACCATCTTAAAAAGTATTCCGAAGTGGATTAGTGTAGATGATAGATTGCCCGATGACGATGTGAATGTACTGGTTTTTGCTCCCGCTACCATTGGAGATGACGCTATCGCAATGACAAGCTACACGCACAACATGCACGGGTACAACATAGAGGGTTGGCGTTCTCCGTGGCAATATTTCTTTTACGACCATACGATCACGCACTGGATGCCACTTCCAGAACCGCCGAAGGAGTAGTGATTGATGAAGATATTAGCAACTGCTTTCATCAGTATTATTGTAGTGGCTGTATGCTTTTTCGTCTACGCATTGTGTAAGGTTGCAAGTGATGGGAGAGATAATGATGACTAACGAAGCAAAACGGACTGTAAAAGCGTTAAGACGTTGTCCAGATTCAGATTTTAAATGCGAACAGTGTCCTGTGTACAATCCTGGCTTTCCATGTCAGAACGAGCTTAATGCGGCTGATATTATAGAAGAATTGTCAGAAGAACTTGAACGTGTTAAACTCGAAAGAGATGCAGCGATTAAAGACCTATCTGTGTATAAAGAATGTGCTCTGTGTAAATATTACATGTACAATGATAACGTATATGATATATTCGGCATGTGTTTAGGATGCGGGAGTAGAAAAAACAACTTTGAATGGCGCGGAGCTAGAGAATAAATAGTAATTATGAATAACATAAAATTTATCACTGGAACAATGTCAATACGAGACTTGAATAGCGATATTGTTTTTGAGTTGGAAGAATCTACACCAAATTTCGATTATTGGGAGATTCCTGCTAATAATCCAATTATTCTACCAAAGTGGGATGAAGCAACAATTGAGTTTAACAATGTAAATCTAAATCGAAAATTCTTTTGGACGTTAACTTATGGCCGTTCATGGCGATGGCCCGTATCAAACAATTGGTTGAAACTCAATGGATATACGTTAAGAAGAAACAAACAAATCAAAAAAGCGCTCCCTTGGTTCTGGAAATACTTAATTAACGTACTGGAGGAACAATGTCATGAAATTGAAGTTTGAAATTCTTGAAGCCGCAAGCCTACTACTAAACATGTTGGACACATGTGAAGATGATGAATTTGTGGACTATGTTGTTGAAGCGGTATATAACAATGACCGCATGGCGCTGTTTGAACTGGAGGATGTACTGTGAATTAATTATTGTAAAAAGAGTGTGTGGCTTAGCTATGCACTCTTTTTGCGCTTGACAAAGCATGAGTTTGTGTTATAATAACAACAGTACAAAATTAATGGGGCGGGGGGTGATATATGTGGAAAATCTATTAAATGGGTTATCCATTGGCATATTGTTTGGCTTTTTTGTGATGGCATGGATAATTGCAAACGGTGAATAGCGAAAGGAACAAAAAGATGGCAAATATTGTGAACAATTACAGTAGTACTATTGTGACTATTTTCAAGGATGTTGTTAGGAACTATGAAATGAATCTTGATGTTATTAAACAAACCGAAGGTGAGCTCAATGATCTTTATCATGAATGTGAACTATCCGAGCCTAAGGATATGTACAAGGGCTATTTGATTTATAAAGCTATTCGTGAAGCTCGTATTCGTAGGAGAACCGCAAAGGAGGAAAACGAATTGCTGAAAGATATGTATGAGTATTTTCAAAGCACTCAGGGGCAGTCGTTTAAGAGCAAGATTCAGTCTCTTCAGGGCAATTCAGTTAAGCTGAGAGCCACGCAGGAATCTAGAACTTACACTCCTAGGCAGAGAAGTGATTTGACTTGTACTAACAAACACTCTAGTGCCAATAGGCCGTTTGAAGATATGCTTGCCGAGTTTAATAAGACTAAAATTACAATGCGCGGTGGGAAGTTGAGGAAGTGATTAGGTGGTTTTAACTAGCGGACAAGAAAAAGGTTTGAGAATAGCGGTTGAGAGGTATAAGAATAAAGAACCGTATACGGTGATTGCTGGCTATGCTGGTAGCGGCAAGTCTACTCTCGTACAATTTATTATTGATGCACTATGTGTTGACGAAGCGAGTGTTGTATATATTGCTTACACTGGCAAGGCTTCATTGGTGCTGAGAAGTAAGGGATGTAACAACTCAATGACTGCGCACAGGTTATTGTATAACGCCAAAGAAAAACCAGACAGAACGTATGAATTTAAACCTAAGAAAAGTTTAGATTACAATTATAAGATTGTTGTACTAGATGAGTGCAGTATGTTACCACAAGAAATGTGGGAATTGCTCCTATCTCACCATGTTCATGTTATTGCATTAGGTGATCCTGGGCAGTTGCCGCCAATAGATGGTATTAGTACAATTCTAGATAATCCTCACGTAATGCTAGATGAAGTCGTGCGACAGGCGCAAGACAATCCTATTATTAGACTTAGTATGGATATTCGTGATGGCAAATGGATTAATTACGGTGGTCCAAAGGAGTGTAGGATAATTCCACAGGAAAGCGTATCTGACAAACTTTTGTTGGGTGCAGATCAAGTTTTGTGCGGTAAAAATACAACCAGACATTATTTGAACGATAAGTTGCGCAAAATTAAGTTTGGAGATCAGTGCGCTAGTGTGCCAATTGGTGGTGATAAAATTATTTGTCTTCATAATGAATGGCAAGAAATTGGTAGTAATGAAGAACCATTGATTAATGGCATGATAGGCATTGTAAGTGACATTGAATTATGCAGTGATAAGTTGTATAATCCAAAGATGATTGCTAAATTTACTTCTAATAGTGGTGGAGTATACAATAATTTGCAAATGGATTATAAAATCTTCATTGACAAAGAAAGCACTATAAATAAGGACAATTGGTGGAAGTTCAAAGATGTTCATAAGGCTTATGAATTTGATTATGGATATGCAATTACCACCCACAAGGCTCAAGGTTCTGAGTTTGATAAAGTTGTTGTGTATGACGAGTGGCTCGGCGACAGGGAATATCATAAGAAATGGTTGTACACTTCTGTGACAAGGGCTAGTAAAATGTTAGTTGTAGTGAAGTGACAATACAAAATTAATGAAAGGGGTGGTTAGATATGTACAGTAGTCTTCATAACCACAGCATGTACTCTTTGCTTGACGGTTACGCGAAACCAGAAGAGTATCTTAAACGTGCTAAAGAAATTGGCCTCAAGGCATTTTGTATTACCGAGCATGGTAACGCCTATTCTTGGTGCTATTTTGACAAGCTCAAAAAAGACTATCCAGAGGTAAAAATGCTTTATGGTGTAGAATTTTACGAATGTTTTGATCGCAACGAGAAGAATAAGGATACAAAATATTTCCACCTTATTGCAATTGCAAGAAACGAGCGAGGTCGTGTTGCACTCAATGAACTCATCACTCTATCAGAACTTCATGGCAAATACTATCGTCCACGTGTGACAATCCATGATATTGCCCCATATGCGAATGATCTAGTAATTACATCTGCTTGTTTGGCATCAAAATTGTCCAGAGAGTCAGATTACAATAAGTGCTTAGAATATGTGAACGAATATCGCGCATTGTTCCCTCATTTTTATCTAGAACTACAAGCGCATGGCAATAATCAGGATCAAGAAGAATATAACGCCAAGATTCTGGAACTCGCCAAAGACACCAATACTAAATGGATTATAACCACAGATTCTCACGCCGCGACAAAAGAGGATCTGTACTATCAAGGCCGTCTAGTACAGATTGCACATGATTCAGAAACAATGTCTGAAAGCTATAATGACTGTTATCTGATGTCAGAGGAAGAAATCCACAACGTACTTGACGAGCACATTGGTGTTGAAGCAGTAAATATTGGCCTAGCCAACACTAATGAAATAGCTGACATGTGCGAGATTGTTGGCATGCCATTTCAGTCTCCAAAGCTACCTACGTTCCCGCTTCCTGATGGATTTAATGATAACTATGAGTATCTTAGACATTCTATCGAAGAAGGCTGGAAGAAGCGCAAGTTTAATGAGTTTGACGAAGAAAAGCAAAAAATCTATCGTGAGCGACTTGACTATGAACTTGACGTAATTCATCAGATGGGATTTGACGGTTACTTTTTGATTGTTGCAGACTTTATTAAATGGTGTAAAGAAAATGGCAACAAAGTTGGCGCTGGCAGAGGTAGTTGTGCTGGAAGCCTTGTATGCTTTGCCATTGAAATTACCGACATTGATCCTATCAAATATGGTCTAATTTTTCAGAGATTCCTAAATCCTGAACGAGTATCTATGCCAGATACAGATACAGATGTATTTGATAGAGGAGCTGTTGTTAATTATCTTATTGAAAGATATGGTGAAGATCGTGTTTGTCAGATTATTAACTTTTCTTTTATCACACCTGTTGTGGCACTTAAAGACGTCGGCAAAGTGCTTGGATTTCCATATAAAGAAATGGACAAGCTCAGCAAGGGTTTTGTGTATGCAACATTTGAGGAGTGTTTGGAAAACAATAAGGAAGCTGCTGACAATCCAAAGTACAAAGAATTGTTTGATATTGCAAGTCATCTTTCTGGTCGTGTAAAAACAACATCTATTCACGCAGGTGGCGTTGGTATTGTTGATGGCAAAGTTACAGACTTTATGCCAATGAAACTTGGACAAGATGGCGAGCACGTAATTCAGGTTGATAAGCGCGTTGTTGAAGAAGTTGGCATTATTAAGTACGATATTCTTGGCGTTGCGTCACTTGGTCTTGTTCAAGAAACACAAAATGAGGCGCATGTGTCTGATTGGGAAATTGACATTAACAACCCAAAATTTGAATATGATGTGGATTCATATAAGCTGCTTAGTAGCGCAATGACAAATGGTGTTTTTCAGGTAGAAAGCGCTGGTATGAAGGATCTGCTTTTAAGACTTCAGCCTTCTGACTTGTCTCAGGTTTCTGCAGTTCTAGCACTATATAGGCCAGACTCTATGGGTGCGCTTGAAGAATATATTGAATGCAGCAAACATCCTGAAAGAGTAACATACATTCATCCAGATATGGAACCAATTCTCAAAGAAACGTTTGGGTGTATGATTTATCAGGAGCAATTGCTAGATATTGTTAGAAAATTTGGTGGTAGAAGTTATGGCGGTGCTGACCTATTTAGAAAGGCCATTGGTAAAAAGAATATTGAACTAGTCAAGCAAGAGTCTGCGAAACTGTATCAGGAAATTATTGACAATGGCTACAGCAAAGAACTTGCACAACAGATCAGCGATGATCTTTCAACTAAAGGCGGCTACCTCTTTAACAAGTCGCATTCATATAGTTATGCAGTTCTATGTCTGCAAACTGCATACTTGAAATGTCATTATAGTAAATACTTCTTCAGTGCGCTTTTTAACATGAACAAAAACAAACCTGGCATGATCAACAAGCACATTCTAGATGCAAAGCAGTTTGACGTAGAAGTGTTGCCTCCAAACATCAATAAATCTGAAATGAATTTTTCCGTTGCTAACGATAAAATTCTATTTGGATATTCTGCAATTACTGGCATTGGCGAAACGTTAGCTGAATCAATTATTGATGAACGTAATGCTAATGGCAAATTTGTAGACCTGAATAATTTTATTGAAAGAGTGCAACCAACAAAAGCGCAGATTATCAATCTTGTAAAATCAGGCGCAATTCCCACCAAGAACAAGAAGAAGTTTCTAATTAAATATCTCAGTTCAATGTATCAGCAAAGTGAATACAAGCCTGTTGCAACTTTGCCTACGAAACAAAAACTACTATTAGACTGGGACATTGACACAACGGAATATATGATTGGCCGCAAAGTAGATAAAGAACGAGTGCTAGAAATCTACAACGCTAAGAAAAAAGCCAAGTTTGATGAAGAGCAAAAGCTTAAATACCAAACATATATTGAAGAGTGCAATACAAAATACTTACAAGATGAAGCATTCTGGGAGTTTGAGACTTTACAAATCTTTGTATCAGATGAAAATCCATTCGCCAAAGCATATGAAATTCTTGATGATTTTACGTCTTATGAGAATGGCGATAAGTGCGTTATTGTAGGCATTATATCTAAGATCCAGAAGAAGAAAACAAAGACTGGCAGTCAGTTTGCTTTTGCAAATATCTATTCTGGAGATGGCCTCATAGAGGTTACGATCTGGCCTGATGCATTACAAAAATTCCAAGATCTGATCGCAAAGGGCAAGCAGGTAGCTATTCTTGGCAAAAAAGAAGGCGAAGATAGCATGATTGTAGATAAAATTAAACCTTATTCACAATGGCTTGATGATGTTGCTAAGAAAAGGTATGGACTAAAATTCTAACAATTGTATGGCTCTGACTGTAAAATAATTGCACTCAGAGCCTTGACAATACAAAATTAATGTGTTATAATAATAATATCCAATAAAAGGAAGGAATGATACTATGGAAGAGAACAAGAACATCAACGAAGTTGACGAGGCAGTCGCTGAGGTCGATGAAACCATTCCAATGAATGACGACGAGCTCAAGGAAGCTATTAATGGCACACTAGAAAGAATCCGTACTCAGAATATGATCCTAGGTTATCGCACCGCTTGCATGACAATTATGCAGATGATTTCTGGTTGGCATAAGCCTAACTGCAGCCATCGTGAATACGAACGTATCTTCAAGAAGGTTGAGGAATTTTGCGGTAAGGCGCTCAAGCAGGAAGAAAAGAATACTGAAGAAGAAACAGTACAAAATTAATGGAGGTAAGCTTAATGGAAGCATATCTAAATAGAATTGATGGATGGGATGACGCAATTATTTCAATGTTTCTATCAAAGCGTACACTAACACGTGAGCTTGAGATGGATATTAGAGCAGAAGTTGCAAAGTGCATTAATACTAATCCAGAGCATGGACCGGTAGGTGCGCTAAGTCATACTACTGAAAAGCTCAACGATTGGCTAAAGATTCTTTTCAAGTGGTGCCCTAAGCATATCACAATGGGAAGATTCCTTGATTTTAGTATTAGTGTTTATGGGCTACATAGAGGTGGTCAGGACGATCTTGATTCGCACGCAAAACGTATGGAAAATCGTATTATTCGTTCTTCTACCAGACTAGCAGATTTCTCCGACGGGGAAATGTCCGAATATTATCAGGACAAAATCATTCCAACTGACGAAGCACTTGAGTATCTCGGCATCGAGCTTCCTACCGAAATTGAATGTGCAGAAAATACTTATGTTCGTGGAGTTAATGGTTACATTCTAAAAGGTATGGAGAATAACAAGGATGTTAAGCGCGGTCTTTATATGCTCTCTATTCCGTCTAATTTCATTTTTAAGGTTAACCTTACGGAATATGCTCATATTTTTAAAGAACGCAACACGAACGGCACGGCCAATCCTGAAGTTAAGACTTGTATTGAAAAGGTAACGGATAAAATAGAAGCTGCTAGTCTTGGTTTTATTAATAGAGATCTTCTGTTGAAAATCAAGAATTGAGGTGAATGGTATGGATCAATTGTTCTTGTTCGTTGGCAAGAGCGCCAGCGGAAAGACAACTATCGCAAATCTATTAGAAGAAAAGTATGGCCATAAACAAGTTTACTCATATACCACGAGACAACCAAGATTTGATGGAGAAACTGGTCATATTTTTATCAGTAAAGATGAGTTTTGCAATTTGGGTGAGCTTGCTGGCTACACGTTCTATAACAACCATCATTACGGTACAACTTTTGCACAGCTTGAAGAATGCAATATTTACGTAATTGATGTGCCAGGGGTTGAGTATTTGCTTAATAGAGCGCACGATAAATGTCTTGCGATGTGCATTATTTATTTTGATGCAGCCGTTGCAACTCGTATTGATCGTATGATTGATAGAGGTGCGAGTGATATGGAAGTTATTTCTAGACTGCATCATGATGATACCAAAAATGACTGGTATAGAGAGTTGGACAAACTTGTATGGCATCATAAAAACATCAATGGTTTAAACGTTGAATTACATAAAATTGATGCTAATGAGAATATAGAGAATGTGCTTGAGCAGGTTCTATATTATATGAATAAAGATAATGAATTGGAGTGATTATATTGAACGTTCAAGAGTGGTTAGGTGCTGATAATCAGCTTGGCATTGATATTTGGGAAAGAAAGTATCGTTATGAAGACGAAACATTTGACCAGTGGCTAGATCGTATTTCTGGTGGCAACAATGCTGTAAGAGATCTTATTATTGATAAAAAGTTTCTATTTGGTGGAAGAATCCTATCTAATAGAGGACTAGAACATTCTGGTAGGAAGGTTAGCATGTCAAATTGCTATGTATGTGAGCCTCCAGAGGACAATCTCGAATCAATTTTTGAATGTGCAAAGAAGATTGCAAGAACATACAGCTATGGCGGTGGCATTGGCGTAGACCTATCTAAGCTTGCTCCAAATGGTGCCAAGGTTAGAAACGCCGCAAAAGAATCTTCTGGTGCGGTATCATTTATGGACCTTTATTCTTTGGTTACTGGGCTCATCTCACAAAATGGTCGCAGAGGCGCACTTATGATTTCACTATCTTGCGACCATCCAGATATTGAAGAATTCATTGACATCAAAAACGACCTAAACCGTGTTACAAAGGCTAACATTTCAATTCGTATTACAGACGATTTCATGAAAGCTGTAATTGCCGACGAAGACTATGAGCTGTCATTTGTGCGCCAAGAGACTGGAGAAGAGATCAAGAAGGTTGTAAAGGCCAAGGAGCTATTCCATAAGATTGCGAAGAACAATTGGAATATGGGAGAGCCTGGAATGCTTTTCTGGGATCGAATTGATAACTGGAATTTGCTAAGTGGATTCAATGATTTCCATTATGCTGGCACAAACCCATGTGCCGAAGAGCCTTAATAGTTGCTGGTGGGGGCTCTATAAAACTAGTGAAATGCTGGGACAACTCGTTAGGTTGACAATAGGAGGTTAATGTAAGTTTGGTCACTTACCCTAAAAATTTGTCAAATAGAGTCAATCAGCAGGTTAATCTAAAACGCAAGTATTGGTGATGACATGTGCAAGTATATAAAATTACAAATTTAATAACAGGATTAAGCTACATTGGAAAAGATCAAAATGATAATACTAAGTATATGGGAAGCGGCATTCTATTATGGCAATCCTATAGAAAAAGATTTAATAGAAATGATCTAGATAGTAGCAAAAAAACGCATCATAAGTGGGTTTATGAGCAAAATAAAGTATATAAATATTATGAAAAAACCATTTTGCATATATGCGAAAACGAGTCAGAACTTTGTGAACTTGAAAAGTATTATATAAAAAAATATAATACAATTCGACCCAACGGATATAACATTGCAAGCGGCGGCGAAGGTGGATGTTTGATTGCTGGATATACGGACGAAGAAAAAGAAAACTGGAAGCAAAAGATATCCGAAGCAACAAAAGAAGCGATGCGTCGACCAGAAGTTAAAGAGAAATTATTAGAAGCCGTGACCAACAAAAGCGATGAATGGAAAAAACATATTTCAGAAACGCTTACTGGAAGAAAAGGCACACCAATGTCTGACTCAAATAAAGAAAAACTAAGACAAAGAAGCCTAGGCAACACATATGGCATTGGAAACAAAAGCAGAGCGGGATATCGAAATAGCGATGACATGAACAAGCGTATTTCGAATGGTCTTAAGAATGTGATTCACACAAAGGAATGGAACGAGAAAGTTAGTGAAAGCTTGCGTGACAAACCTAAATCTGAAGCACATAAAGCTGCATTGCGGAAACCAAAGCCAAAGTATAAATGGAAATTGCCTGATGGAACAATCAAAATAATGGACGCCAGCAATGGCAGCAGACATAAGGATTGGATAAAATTAGAAAGAGTAGAATAGTTTAACTCTGACCAAGTTAAATAGATTAACCTCAACGACTATCCCACAAGGGAGTACACTACAAACTTATGGTAGTGGAAGTGCTAGTCCCATGAACAACATGGTGAAGATATAGTCTAATCTATACGGAGACGTATAGCAGTTCATAAAAGAACGCATAGGAAGTTGTGAATCCTATGGAATATTATGTTACCAGCTGGAGGATCTTGTTTGCTCGGTAGTATGAACCTATCAGCGTTCGTAACCGACAGCAACGATTTTGACTTTGAGGAATTTAAATATGCAGTTTATATGGCAACTATCGCACTTAACGAAGTGCTAGATGAAGGTCTGCCACTACACCCACTGCAGGAACAGCGTGATAGTGTGCGTGACTGGAGACAGATCGGACTAGGTATTTTTGGACTCGCAGATATGCTTATTAAGATGGGTGTCAAATATGGTAGCGAGGAATCTATTACACTGTGCCACACCATTGCCGAAACAATGCTGAATACGGCACTAAGGGCGTCTAATATGCTTGCAAAAGAGCATGGTGCTTTCCCAAAGTATAGGCATAAAGATTTGATCAAGTCTAGGTTTTATATTAACAATGTTTGGTGGGAAGTTAGTGATGATATTGAAAAATATGGTCTACGCAACAGCCAGCTTCTAACGATTGCCCCAACTGGCACACTATCCACAATGCTTGGTGTATCTGGCGGCATTGAACCAATTTTCGCAAACTACTATACTCGTAAGACCGAAAGCCTATACGGCGAAGATAAGTATTATAAGGTATATACTCCAATTGTTAAAGAATACATGGATGGTAATGGTCTTACTGATGACTCCGAACTACCAGATTACTTTGTAACTGCAGGATCTTTGGATTACAAGCAAAGAATTAAAATGCAGGCCGCTTGGCAGAACTACATTGACGCTTCTATTTCTTCTACAGTAAATGTTCCAAATGAGTTTACCGTTGAAGACGTTGAAAATCTATATATTGAAGCATGGAAGGCTGGCCTTAAGGGTATTACAATGTTTAGAGATGGTTGCGAGCGTGCAGCGATTCTTTCTACTGGTACAAGCTCTACTACCAATACAGAATCTAACGTTGCTGCGACAACTGAACTTCCACGTGGATTTATCATTACCACATCTGATGATTGTGTGGGGAAGAAGCGTAAGCTACAGACTGGTTGTGGCTCACTACATTGCACAGCGTTCTTTGATCCAATCACTGGAGATCTTATGGAGACATACCTGAGTAAGGGTTCTACAGGTGGATGCGCTAACTTCATGGTTGGTCTAAGTAGAATGATTTCTCTAGCTGCAAGATCTGGATGCAACATTCATGATATTATTGATCAGCTTGATAGCTGTGGATCTTGCCCATCTTATGCAGTTCGTAGAGCAACCAAACACGACACGTCAAAGGGTAGTTGCTGTCCTATGGCTGTAGGTAACGCATTGTTAGATATGTGGAAAGAAATGCAAAATGAGCTTAAATGCGATGATGACGAAAATTACCAGGAATCAACGCATGAAAATATCCACAAGCAGGAACTTGTTGTAAATAATGATTCAGTTTGTCCTGAATGTCAGTCGCCATTAACTTTTGAAGGTGGATGTAATATTTGCAAGTCTTGTGGATGGAGCAAGTGTAGTTGAGTTACAAGTATTTTCAGAATGACAAGTGCGAATATTTTCCTTGTCATGTAAATGCAGATATGGGCAATTTCAATTGTTTATTTTGTTATTGCCCACTGCATCCATTTGACAAATGTGGCGGCAACTATATCATGTTAGAAAACGGATGGAAAGATTGTTCAAAATGCACAATTCCACATGAACAATATGAACTTATTGTATCAAAACTAATTGAACTAAAATCACAAACAATACAAAATTAATGAAGTAAAAAAGGAGAAAAACAACTATGGACAAGATGTACGCAAGAAAAGCTTTTAAGTGCAGTATTTGTGACAAGGAATATGAAAACGCAATGGACCGTGCCCGTTGCGAACTAGCATGTGGCAAAAAGAAAGAAGAAGAAGCTAGGAAGTCCGCAGAGGCAAAGAGGCATGCAGAGCAGCTTGCTAGTCAGCTGAAGGTTGATGACGCATATGACCTGGCAGACAAGCTGCGCGATGAACATGTAAAAAATTATGGCGTATATATTCGCACAAATTCAAATATTTCAAACGCGACTAACGAAGAGGATTTGTTTAGTTTTGTTGATATTATTAGAATGTTCATGTAACAGGAGGCAACAAAAATGAAGGCGAATGTAAAGTTTATTAAACTAACCAAAATGGCACAGGCTCCCACACGCGGGAGTTCCTGTGCCGCAGGATACGACCTATCTGCTGCAATTTGCGAGAATGTTGTAATTGCTCCGCACACTACCGTTAAGATTGGAACTGGTCTATCGGTTGCACTGCCCGATGGTACATTTGGAGGAGTATATGCGAGAAGTGGCATTGCTTCCAGAGAAGGTCTGCGTCCAGCGAACTGTACTGGTATTGTAGACAGCGACTATCGTGGCGAGCTAATTGTAGCTCTACACAATGATAGCGATCATTATAGAATCGTAGAACCTGGTGAAAGAATTGCGCAGTTTATCGTGCAGCCTTATGTGAATGTTGAGTTTGAAGAAACTGAAACACTAAATGAAACCGAACGTGGATCTGGTGGATTTGGTTCTACAGGCAAGTAACTAGGAGGGTAACGTATGATTAAACGTGACATTGTAGAAACAGTTTATGAGTATGACAACGAAGGCAAATTACTTAAAAAGACAGTTACAGAAACACATGAAGAGGAAGAAGAAAAAATTACCACTTCAACATGGCAGACATATCCAAATCTAACCAATCCATGTTTTAATACGAATCCAACGGTTCCAACTTGTACTGAAACACATAATATTACCGCTACAAATGATCTTATTTCCAATACAACAAAACAATTTTAAAACAAACTCAATAGCGACGATAGAAATATCGCCGCTATTTTTATACAGGAGAAAATATGGACAAACCAACAATAACAATATCAATGCCTAAAAATAGTACAAAACAAAACATTTTAGACATGAGAAATAAATATAAAGATAAATACAAAATAAATATAATCATTTCTGGAAACAGCAACCCAGAAGATGTAATTAAAAATTTTCTGAAAGCTAGGCTTGAAGTCTAGCTTTTTTATATGTTACAATGTTGTTAAACAAAACATACAACATTGTGGGAGTGATAATATATGAGCAATATATTTGATACAAAAAGAAAAATAGACAACATTTATGAAACTACGCTTAGAATAGTGGCATATTTAAGGCTATCTCGTGAAGATGGAGATGGTGAAAGTTCAAGTATTGCAAATCAAAGAAAAATAATTACTAAATTTGCCCAAGATCGCGGCATGATAATAGACGAATTTTACATAGATGACGGATATTCTGGATTTACAATGGACAGACCAGAATTCAATAGATTGAAACGTGATTTAAACAACAATATGGTAGATGTTATTATATTTAAAGACTTATCAAGATTAAGCAGAAACAACGCTAAAGGGCAATTGTTTTTAGAAAATGTACTAGAAGATGGCAAACGTGTATTAACAGTATATGAAGGGTATGACACACTTGACCCCAAAACACACAAAATGGTTGGCATATATGGTTGGATGAACGAAGATTATATCAGAGATGCCAGTATGAAAACTAAGGATGCCATCAACACATTGCAGAAAGAAGGGGCATTTATAAACACTGTCCCTTATGGATATAAAAAAGATCCAGTTAACAAAAAAATGTATTATATAGATACCACTACTGCACCTTATGTTATACAAATATTTGATTTATATATAAACGGCATGGGACTGCGAGCCATAGCAGACAAATTTAATAAAGAAAACGTGCCAACTGCCAGTACAATTAGAAAGATTACTATAGAAAGCACTGGAAGAACTTCTCGGCTTAAAGCAACCATGTGGACAGGTGACACTATACAAAGAATACTTAGCAACAAGTTTTACATCGGCACTCTCACATTGCATAAAACAATATGTAGGACAATTAATGGCAAGCGAACAAAAAACTCTCCAGATAAATACTATGTATTTGAAGATGCTCATGAACCAATTATAGACAAAGCGACATTTCAATTAGCACAGGAAATACGACTGCAGCGAAAAAAGAAGCCTTATCGTGGAACGAAAGTTAAAAAAGACAATTTGTTTAATGGGCTATTGCAATGCGCAGATTGCGGCAAAACGCTAACATCTGCAAAAAGTGGATCAAATATTAGATATATATGTAACTCATACAATCAATTTGGGACTAGTGTTTGTACAAGCCATGCAATTATGGATTATCAAATCAAAGAATGTTTAATAACATTCATTGCTGATTGCAGGCAAGAATTAGTAAAAATAATACAAAACTTTGATAATATATTTGAACGTGAATTCAAAAAACAAGACAATGTCAATGACCTACAAAAAGATCTAGAAAGAATTAAGCAAGAAGTTAAAGTGCTTATGGAACAAAAAATGCGTGAGATAATGAACAACCCAAGTATGAGTGATATTATTGATAATATGTACAGCGAGGCCATGAATAGTAAATACAAAATGATAGGTTGTTTAGAGAGGCAGATTTCGGATGCCATGAATATAAGTTCAAAAGAAAATGAAATAAGACAAAACTTCAAATCAACAATTAATTTGTTAGATGAAATTATTAATACTGGTGAGCTCACTAAAAAACAAGTTTTAATATTAGTTGATAAAATAGTAATTTATGAAGATGGAAGTTTAGACATATACCTCAAGGGTGATTTACATGAATTGTGTAATAATAAAATCAACATCAAAGAATCAACCAAAGATAACTTGAATAGACTAATAACTGAATATATACTGCCTAACAAAGAATGTATTTATCCTAGCAATTGTTGGAAGCATATACATAATAGTGGGATACTAATAGGATATGTTAAATTTACAAAATACTTCAATAAATTTGAAGAAGATGGTATAATAGTCAAGAGAGGAGAGGATAAGTTGGGATATAAATTACTTGTTAATGAAAATGCACTTAAAAACTATACACATTACAACAATGATGTTAGGACAATAGGAGGATTACAAAACAACAATGTTACATTAAAACTATTAACCAACATTAGCAATTTAGGAATGAGTTTTAAACAAATGTATAAAAAAATGTTGTTCTAAAAATCAGGGGATACCAATTGTGGCATCCCCTATTCATAAATGCATTGCATTTGTGTTCAAAAACTACTATAATACAATCAAAAACGAGGTATTTTATGAAGAAAGAAGAGACATGTACGTTAACCCTAAGGCTGCCGATCTCAAAGAAATTGCGCCTAGAAATCATTGCAAATAAAGACGAAAGAACATTAAATTCTTTATGCAATAAAATTATCATGGACTATTTAGAAGAATACGAGCGTAAAAAATAAGGGGCTGTACATTACGTACAACCCCTTAAATTATTAATTATTGTATCCTCGAATATCTTCAATGAACGCATGATTTTTCATTCTATAATCATATGCTTCTTCTATGAGTCTCATGGCGGTATCAACTTCACCATTCTCTCGATTATGCTTAGCAAGCGTTGAATGATACTCTTGGTCTACCTTATAAATACGGCTAAACTCTTCCCTTGACACTAATGCGTTATCATCAGCAACAAGTCTGGCAAAATCAATTATTCTATGTCTATTAGTGTTAATATACAACTCTAAAGTCAATTCATTATTTGCTGCTAGCGCCTCTTTTAACTCTGTAAGTTCAGAAACTGCCGCATCATAAACAACTGCGCGAGAATTAACCCAGTCCATCCATGCATTACGCTTCTCAATATTATCTTGACTATAGTGCTGATTTACTTCATTTAGCAATGTTTGCACCTGCTTTAGTGTATCTGCGGCTTGTTGTTTTTCTTTCTTTTTTCGATCAAAATACTTTCTAACCTTAACAAACTCTGGTACAATTTTACCCTTTAGCTCCAACAACTCTCCAACAACTTGCATGATTAAAAACATGCCAACCAAAGCAATTGCCACCTTGGTTGGCATGTTTACATATTCTATGTAACTTATCACATTTAATCAACCCCCATTTCAAATATTTATCCTTTTAATCAATATTTTTTGAACTGGTGCCGACAATAAGTTCTTTTAGTCCTTGAAGCTCAGATCTAAGCTCCGCATTTTCTGCTTGTAGCTTTTGTATCATATATGTATTCAGAGCGATAAACTCCGAGTACCTAAGGAAATAATCATATACAGCTTGTCCATTTTCATCAATCACAGGATTCCCGTTGCCATCAATTTGTAAATTTTTACAGAATCCCGCAAAGTCTTTTCCAGTTAAATCTAAACTAAACAATGCTTCTTCAATATCCTGAGAAATAAAACCGTAGTGCGTTCGATCACCCGATCCGTCTTTGAATTTAAACGTAACTGGACGCAGCTCATTAAACAATCGTTCCTGTTCTGTGGACATATTTGCAATATCCTTTTTTGCCATTTTGTCAGATGTGACAATAGTATCATTTTTGCTATAAATATCACCATCAAACTTTGCGTCCCATCTACATTCAAACCAGTTATTTTTTTCTGCCATTTTGCCTATTGCAAACCCAGTGCCATCTGGAGTTATATTAAATATTCTAGACTGGCCAAATACAACTATCGTAGATGATTGTGCGGAACCTCCGTAGTTGTCATTAATAGTCAAGTACACTCTATACGTTTTATCGTTATTACCAAGACTAATAAGCGCTTGACCATTTTTACCTGTAGCAGTTTGTAACTGTGTACCATCATTATAATAAACTGTTACGGTAGCACTATTTGTGCCATTAACACCTGAGTATCTTGGTGTATAAGTGCACATAAGCCACTCTCCGTTAGTATTGGCGGACGCGTCAGAATTTGCTCTATATGCATTAAATGCACCAAAGGACGGAGATGCGTAATCGTGGCACTCCCATCCTGATTGTTTACTAGCAGATCTTTGTCTACTGTCTGCAACAATGACTTTAAATGTTATAGCTCCAGTTTGCGAAAATGGACCAAGTGTAGTAGACACATCGGTAGACGTGCTAGTTATGGAGGCGGTAGCAATAATTGTTGAATTATATATCGCTTGAAATGTGTAAGATTTTATACTGCTACCCTTTCCTGCCTTGCATCCATATGCACGCACTTTCATTTTGTTTTTACCTTTTACTAAAATATTCCTGCTATTACCATCCTGCGTTGTGATATACGGATCTGTACTTAATTCTATACCTTCAACACTAGGGACAACAGTAGAAGGCACATTTACTGTAAATGATTTTGTAACTTGAGAGCCGATTTGTGTGCCTGCACTGTCACGTGTGGTAATACGACAATATGCAGTGCAACTTGACGAAGACGGCATTGCTGCATACCACGCTTCTGGAATTTGATATGCTTGAGATGTCCCAACACCAGTGTATTTTTTATAATATGTACTATTAATATAAAATTCAACATCATGAACAAAACTAGTTGTAGCTCGTGTGATGTTTGCGGTAATTGAGCCTAAAACATTCACACTCGAAACCGATAACGACAGTGAAGATGCTCTTGGAATGTCATTTAGTTCAATTGTGCCAGTTGCCGTTATGCTAGTTACATATTTACCAGACAAAGTGGCCATTATATTAAAAACACCTTTAATTGATATGCTACCTATTGTTCCATCACTGTTATGTTTTACAACGTGTGTTGTAACGCCCAACTCGTGCGTGGTTCCGCCACTAGTTTTAATTGCTGGAGAAGCATAATTTTTAGTCTCGCCATTAACAGTGCATTTGTTAATATTGGTGCCCACATTATTACGAGCAGCTATGTTAAGCGAATATCCTGAGCTGTTAATCAATTTGTGCACACATGTTATTGTAGTAGCGTTATCAGCAATAGATTGCACCGTAGACCATTCAATGCGATATTCACGTCCTGTAATTTTACCAGACACTGTACCTGTTTGTGTTGCCATTTAATCACCTCCAGTGCTATATTATGTATTTATTGACAGTGACAAGCTGCCATTTTCTTCGATGTTCCAAATAAATCTATTGGACATATTGACTTGTCCATTAAATGTTGTGTTACCAGCAACTGATATATCATTATTAAATTGCGCATCTCCGTTAAACGTTGCATTTTGAATTGTTGCAGATTGACCGCCTATACTTACAACCTCGACATCCTCTGTGCCACTATTATCATGAAACCCCATCTTTGTTGGCTCTATTTGTACATAAAATTGATTGCTTGTTTGACCAATAATCAATCCATCGTTTCGGTTAAACTTAAAATAGTTGTTTATATCTTTTTGCATTTGCGCAATATCTGCGTCCGCATTGGCAATTGCAATAGCTCTTCCATTATCATCAAAAATAACAGCTTCAACATCATTAAAACTTGCCGAAGTTACATTTGGGATGACAAACACTTTGGAATCACGCTCTGTAATGTTGCTTGTGTAGGAATACGAGTATTCTTCTTCAATCTTTGTCCAGCCTATTTCTTGATCAATATACTCTCCAAGAATTAAATTGTATGTGGTAGCTCCATTGTCGGATGTCTTTGGATGCACAAAATATATGTATTTGTTATCTGTAGTATTTATACTTTTAAGATCCTGGCTGGACAAATTGTCATTATAATCAGAAGGAAGAACATAATATTTACTTGTTTTAGATTTATCTACTACACTTCCATCTTGGTATAATTCAATATACGCAACCAAAAATTGATCAGCAAAATCTGCAGAAGGATTAACACAATTCATGAACTTAATAACGGCAGCATGGTTGTTGCCACCCATTGTAACATTTCCGTACTCGTCAACTTCAAATGCATATGAGCCATCACCTTGATCGCCAATTTTAATTGTACCGCCGATCATAGTTGAGCCCTCAATGTATCCTGCCACTACTGCATCGGCTAACAGACCCCATCGCTCTTCATTGTTACTAATTTTATACTTACCAAACACAGACTTCGTTGTTTTAAACGCATCATCGGAATAAAGGATTTTGTTATTTACAATCCATCCCTGTTCGGGCTCTATTGCTCCTGTGTCAGGATTTTTTGCTTGCAAGTGTATACCGTATTTATCAATATATGAGAGCTGATTGCCATCAATATCTTTAATTTCAGTTGCCGCATTAAGCAAACCCTGCTGCAAACGAACATCAATTGAATTGGCAGTATCTGTGCCACTATCCCAATAGCTGGCATTACTTGCTACAGTTTTACCAGCACTAATAGCCTGTGATAACAAATCTGCATGTAAATCTGTTTGCGATCTAACAGATGATAAGTCGCCAAACTCGCAAGAAAAGTCAGAGAAGTCCTCGAAATTAAAATTAACTTGCATCAATCTTGTGTGCTTAATATAGTCTGGCCTCAATGCAATTTTTATCAAATTTCCAAGCTTAAACTGGTTTACAATCGGGGCAAACTCTGGCAAAGCATAAATATTGGCAAGCGACATTGTGAATTTTAAACGCGGTTCGCATAATTTAGATAGCTCAATTCGTCCGCACTCTAATAGCTCTTGCTTTAGTTTAAACAGCTCTTCCGTGCTTTCGTTGCCAGTGGGCGCAAAGTTGTCATCAACATATTCATCTTCTCTTAAAAAGGCACTCAAACGAACAATTTGCGCTGGCGTAAAGTTGTCAGGATTGTCTATCAATAAACTTGCGCTAATCTTTGCATTTGCATCACTATATTCTGACATCATGTTATTCAAGTGATCAATATTTGCATGCTGCTTGTTGATTGCATCTTCTATTGATTCTAAAATTAAAACAACTAGATAATATGACCCGTAATTATCATTGTTTTTTTCAGACCACCCAGCGCTTGCATTTACTGTCTGTATTTTCTTGTATGGGGCTAGGTATGATGTTTTAAGCGGCTCTAAACCAAGCTGATCCCATATTGCGCTTAAAAATTTTAGAACTACCGCATCTTTATCTTCGGCGGATATTTCAGTGGAACTTAATGTTGTATTTAGCTGTTCTATTGTGTACGTTTCTTCACCATTTATCTTGTATTCTTCCATAAAAGAAAAATCATCCACTAAAGTCGAATCTTCACCAATAATTTCAATTACTTCTCCAGTATAAAAATAAGATTTGTAATATTTTTGTAACGCCTCATACAGATTGGAAAACTTATCTTCATTCAAACTTATGCTCGCTACAGAATAATACTCCGTACCCTCGATATAATCTGCAGGTAATGAAACTTCAGTATAATAATATACAGTACTTCCGTCAGCGCTACTGGTATGTTCGTGACGAGTGTAATAAGTGCCAACTGTCGTAGAAGTTACAACCTCTTCTGGCTCACGATATTGCAGTGAAAGTCTATTTGTTTCATACAGGATTCTGTTTGAAAGTTTTATAATCTCTTGGGAGTTTTCTTTATACTCATTTTGACTTGCTGTGCATTTTGCCAAATATTCAGTATATTTATCGTATAAATCTTGCCCCATTCGGTCTACGTTATAGAAATAAGATAGATCAACAATATATGGTAGTCCATTATTTACTTCTCTAATGTCAAGATCGTCTGCACCCTTAACGGTTAATACCGTTTTGATGTCGTCCGATGGATAACTAATATGCATTTCTTGCGCTAAATTATCAAAAGTAACATATACGTCAGTTTCCCAAGAACTTAATGAGCCATCAGTCACTTCAATCATTGCGCCAAATGGTGGTGTTGCGCCAAGTTTTAACTCACCAGTGATATTGTTATATTCATAATCAATTGTTTTATAGCCATCAATCGATACTGTTCCAAGTTCTGAGAATACAGGATAAACAGTAAATGTATTTGTAATACCGTCTCCAGTAAATTTATTCACTGATGTTTCTGCGTAAAAATTAATTTCATTTTTGAATGTATCAAATATAGCATAGCAATTGAATTTCTCACAGACTTCATTCATGATAAAATCATAAATAGACTCTCTGTCAACTTCAAATTGGCGACTCATTGTTTTTAAAGAGTCGTCCACGTGACCGATTGTCCACCCATATGCCTTTTCTAAAACCAAGTGTAGCAAGCTCAATTCTGGGACATTTTGATTATAAAAAGTCACTGGCGCAAGAGTTGCATTTTGATTATTTAACTTTTGTTCTTCTAAATAAAGCACTTCAACCGAATCGATTGTGCCCCTGTTTACATAAAACGTTTCTAAGTATTTTTGTGACAATGTATATTCCAAAGAATAAGCTACAAGTGATTTAGTTTCTTTAATGCCATCGCCATCAATTTCTGGGTCTTGTATCTCGAAATATCCGAAATCGTCTAAGAGGATAAGGCGCAACGCTTCAATCTTATTGTAGTATGGGTTTACTTGCGTCGAACCAGTAATAATATCGTTATAAACACGAGCCACATCAAAAGTTAGTTCGCTATAGGCATTGAACTTGAAAGTACCAGACATGTTAGATGTTTCTAGCTTACATATTTTTGACTTGTCAGCTTCGCATAGATAAACGTCCGGTTTTCTATATGTGCCCGATAATATGTCTTTAGGCAATAACATAGTTCCTTTTCCTCCTAACTGTTAATTGAGCTCTTCGACCAGCATTCTACTGAGCTCATCCTCATCTATTTCAATACCCGCAACGAGCATATCTACTTCTACTTTTGAATATACATTTGTTATTCCATATGCCTGATAAGTTGTAGGTGTTCCAGTAATCCTACTCCAATCAAGAGTATCTAGAATAATTTCTCCGTTGTCGTTACATATCGGGTCTGAAATAACATTAATATCCATAGCGCAATCGCCAATTTTTATTACATACACGTACTCAAATGTAATATTTCCAGTGCCATCTATGTTTAATTTATTTTGGTTGGCATACAGCCGCTGAAAAACAAAATTAAAATCATTTCCAAATGTTTTGTTGGGAACGCTTGATAAAATCATCATGTTGTTGCTCATAGTAATAGTTTCATTTTCACTGAGATTAAATACTTTTGTTATGTCCCCAGTTGCATTGTTTGTTATCACCAATGAGCCACCAGTTGTATTTTCAAATATAACATTTACAGGCGTAGCGCCATACAAATCATCTGTCTTATTGTCAATTGTTAAAGCTGCGGAGCCGTCAATCGAAGCAGACACAACCTGTTTTGCAGAATAAGCCCATGGTGAAATAGATGTGAATTCTAAAATAAGACCTACTGTTCTTGCATCCATTTTATATTGCCATGCATTTGTTACACGACAAGTAAATGAATACTTGATTCTGCCATAAGCTATTTTGACAGTATCACCTTGTTTTAATGCTGGTTGCACACCAGGTACGTTTGATAAAGTGATAGAAGACTTAGTTTTATTAACGTCGCTTCCAGTGCCTATGTAGCCATTGAATATAGAGCCATTGACGTAAACATTAAAAATATTGTCACAGTAATTTGTTAACTCAAAAGTGCATCTGCTATCATCGCTTACAAATTCTTCCACAAAGTTTTCAAATAAGTCTAGTGATGAGTTTGATTTTGCGCCCGTAAGCCACCGTAGATTATCACGTACTTCTTTAACTGAGAAATCGCCACCATCTTCTTTGATTACCGTAATCCTAAAAACAGCAACGTTATTGTATTTTGCGCCATAATCTAGTCTGCGCGAACCGTCTGCGCTTTCAGTGTATACTGGTTCCATACCAAGAAAAGTATCAGACTCACCTTGGTCTGCATCAAAATGCGAAACTACGAGTCCCTTGTCTCTTGAGTTGATCCCTAGATACGAAAATGAAGGATAGTATGAAGACATATAGATTTTCAGCTCCTTTCTTTTTATTTAATATAAAATAGGAGAGGATCTTTCGACCCTCTCCATGTTGTTTTATCTTGTATAGCGTTTAAGGCTATTATTAAGTTTTTGAGTGTGCTTTTCAAGAGCTTCGTTAACAATTTTCTTAACATCTGGCAATGTTTCAGTAGAACAATTGTCAATGTGAATAAGCTCTGCAACACTATTGTCAATATGAATTTCTGTGTTATGAATCTCTGCAGGCAGTCCAATCTTCGGCTTGTTGCGATCTAGTATTATAGACGGATCTAGCTTACCAAGCTCCATAAGATTCTCAGAAATATCATGTGGTATTACCGCACTTCCCTTGGTAAGATAGGCAAGCTTACCATTTTCGGCATGCATGACAATCTCTTCAAGACCAAGTTCATCTATGATAGAAAGCTGATCATGTGATACTCCAGTAGTGCCTTTGGCATATGCTTTAACATCGCTCTTGTTGAACCAACCTGTTGCGCCCTTAGAAGATTTATGGTATCTAACTTTTAAGCGTCCATTCTTTTCTTCAAGTACAACATAAATTGGATCATTGCGGTAATACTGTCTTTCGCCAGTTTTATCAGTAGCGGAATCATAAATCTTTGCGCCAGTAGCATCAATTTTGCCGCCAACCTTTATTGTTTTCGTTTCCTCTTTTGTGTCTTGTTTGGTAGATTCTTCTGCTTTTGGCTCTTCTTTCTTTACAGGCTCTTTATATTCGGCCTTTGTGTAACCTTCAACACTCGCTTGCACGTTATTAACCGCATCTGTTCCAGCTTGCTCAATTTCTAGCATTGTTTCTTTGAACTTTAGCGCGAGGGCTTGAAGCTCCTCAACGGTAGCGCTCATAGATATGCCAAACTGTTCAGAGAAGGATTGGATTGCATACTCTCCTTCTTTCCAAGGAGACGTTAAAGATTCGGTGATAGATAAGCTATACTCTTGGCCTAGAGCTTTGAGTGTCTGATATACAACGTCGGTATTTGCTTGTATAGTTGTTAAGCTGTCACTAACGACCTTATTTGTATCCTCAAGATACTCATCCCAGCCTTCCATTTCCTTGTCTTTTGCTTCTTGGAAGTTTTCTAGCTCTCTATCAAGTGCCTCTTGCTGCTTAGAAACTGAACGCTCATAATAAGATTCCTCAAGTGCAGCATTGGCTTCTGCTAGTTCAGCCTGAAGTTGAGCGCGTTTTGCACGAGCCGAAGCAGAGTTATCACCAGACAACGCTGCAAGCTTACGCTGTATGTCTGCAATGTCTTTTTCTTGCTCCATTACGCTCTTCTGGAAATCGTAAAGATCTTTTTCTGCATCGAGTTCTTCTTTCTTCTTCTCAATAAGCTCAGTGTAAGCATCAATCTCTTTTTGAATTCCTTCTTTGATAGCTTCTACTCTCTCAGAATTCAGATCGACAATGGCATCTTTAGTATCATGATAAGCCTGAATTGCATCATATTGACCAGACTTTAATTCATCAAGCTTCTCAATATACTCTTGTTCTGTATAGCCAAGCTTCTCCCAATTGTCATTCAAATAAGCAATTTCTTCTTCGTACTTTTTCGCCTGAACCTCTGCGGCTTCCATCTTTTGAGCATACAAGCCAAGCTGAGTAATACCCTCGTCGGTCCAGTTACCAGCTTCGTCAACTACATCAGAGTTGCTTAGTATGTCAATTAGATTTTCTGCCTCATCAGAAACCATCTCAAGCCTACCAATTAGCGCATCGAACTTGTCCCAATGTAGATCATTGATTGAATCTTGTAGATCTTCTACATCTGTTCTTAGTTCAATAAGTTCTACATCAACCGCCGCAATGTCATTAACTGCATCGTACCAATCTTGAGAATACTTTTTGATTTCACCAGATTCAACGCGCTTGTTAAGTTCTGCTTGCATTGCATCGCGCTGCTGGCCAAGCATCGTAATTACTTGTTTATTTTCTGCAATCATGGCGTTATAAATCTTTTCAGATTCAAAGCCAAGATCAGTCTCAAGTAGAGAATTGTACGCTTCGTATTGTTCTAGTGTATTGTCTCTTGAAGAGCGCTTGTTCTCATAGTCTGCAGAGATATTGTCAATTGCTTGTTTTGCAAGACTGGAGATTTCTGTTAGAGTCTCTTCGGCTTGCTGGGTTGCGTCTGCGCCTTTTTGTACCCATTCGCGATAATCTTGAATTGCTTCAAGAGTACTTTCTCCAACTTTACCGACAAAAGATTCAATTGCAATAGAACCATTTTGGGCTGCATCACGGTATTCTGATGGCACTTTTTCAAGTAGCTTGGCAGCATATTCGTAATACTTAGATGCACCAGCCGTCAAGTTATCGTAAAGATGCTTGTTCAAATCTATCATATCATCGATTATGACGTTTTGATTTTTAGAACCATTTGCATTTTCAAGCTTTGCGCTCTTTAGATCGAGATCTTCTGTGATTTCTTCTATGCGCACTTCAATCCAGTCAAAGATTTCTTTAAAGTCGTCGGAAAGTTTATCAGAAGATTTTGAAATATCACTAGCTGCTTTGGATAGTTTAGAGGCAGAGTTGGAAATTTCTTTGCCTAAAGTGCTATTATAAGATTGAGATCCTTTTACAGTGTCTGTCCATGTATTAATACCAGCGTAAGCGGTACCCTCAGCAAAAGCTTTACCACGTCCTGTTACGTAACCCTTGGACAACAAATCTTCAGTTTGTTTATGGTTAAAAATAATATCTCCCTTACGAATATCTCTAAATTCTGCACCATTTTCACCAATAGTAGTCCATCGATTACCTCTTACAAGAAGTTCTGGTCCAAGTTCTCCAACCAATGCAGTTTCAGTTTCTTTAGCACCCCAAGATCCACTCTTAAATGCAGTTCCTTGAACATGCGCAGTGCCATTTACGCCGCCCCTACCAGTTAATTGATTCCATAAACTAGATGCAGTTTTTTTAATTGAAGCCCAGACAGTAACAGTTTTAGATTTAATTCCATCCCATGAGGTTTTGAACGTAGAAATCTTACTTTGTGCGTTTTTAGTGTTGACATCTATTGTGTATGTCGGGTCAAAAAGCTGCGCTATATGCTCAAGGGTCCTGGATATATCTGAAAGATGGTCTTCTACCGTTTTAGTTCCTCCACCTAATAACAAGTCAATTGTATGCTGTTCTTCTAGCATGTTGATATAATCTATTATTTCTTGCTGACTTGCAGTATCTAATTCAGACCATCCTTTAATTTTAACATCTGCTCCTGCTTCCCAAGTACCATCGGAATTTTGTGTAAAGCCAAGTTTTTCAAGACCATCTAAACCTGCCGTATCAATTTCTTCTACAGCCGCAGTTATTTTAACGGCCTTTTTGTCACCATCTTCTGCGGCACCTTCCCATTTTTCCTTAAACTTATCTATATTTTCCTGGGCTTCTGCTGAAGCAACCTCTATAACAAACTCAGTTGGCGCACCTAACTCATCAAGGTCACTAATAAGTCCATCAATTGTTTCTGTGGTGGAATCCATTTCGGCATTTAGACGTTCCAATTCCTCTTCTTTTTCGTCCGCATTCATATCAGAAGCTTTAAGTTCTTCATAATCTTTTGCCAGATCTTCTAGATGCTTTTTTTGCTCTTCAAGCGCTTTTGTTTTGTTAGACCAATCTGTTACGTCGACAATTGCTTGCTCTTCTTTAGATTCAAGTTCTGCTTGAGCTACATCATATTCTTTTTGAGCATTTATATACTCTTGGTCGCCAGTTGAAAGCTCTCCATCAGCCACTTTCTTTCTTAGTTCGGCCATTTTTATTTCCTGATCAGCCATTGCTTTAGTTGCTTCTTGTATTCCATATGCTAAATCGTCGCCCATCAGCTGGTCCAATAATGTTTCAAAATCGCCACCAAGCCAATTAATATCATATTTTTCAAGCTCAGTTAAGAAAGCAAAAGCGACCTCTTCTGTTAATCCGCAAGCTTTTGCAAAATCTTCAAGGGTTTGAATGGCAGGATTAAGAGTAAACTCATCCCATGTTCCTTGAAAAACAGTACCTTCTCCAAGTGCAGAATCTACAGTTTTTTTAAACAAACTATCAGTGTAGTCCTCAACATTTTTCTCTGTCATTTCTACACTTTCAAGTTCGCCTTCTTCAGTATATTTGACAGTAAATAGTTTTGACACTTCGCCGCCCGTGAAGTATTTGTAGATCTTTTTCATCTTTTCATCAAGATCGTCTACATCTTGATAAACACTCTCTGGCACCAACCCTTCTATAGCAACTTGTGCCGCCTGAGTGCCAAGCTGACCAGTGGTAAATGCCTCACCAAGAACACCCATTAGTTCTTCAGCTTTACTTCCGTAGTCCGTTGCTGCATCTGCTTCTTGCGCTTCAGCCAATTTATCGTATGCGTTGGATGTACCAAGCAACTGTGCTTCAAGCATTGAATATTTGGCAATAGTTCTTTGGATTGCACCCATTTCTTCATACAAAGAATTTATATAATTTAACGTTGTGCTATCCATTACTTCCGTACTGTTAACCAGATCATGCATTTGTTTGTACAAGTCATAATATTCAAGTTGAGCGTGTGCTTTTGCCAATTTAACATCAGAGGCTAACTCTTTTTTCTTCTCTCTGACAAGTTTTTTAAGAGCTCTAGAATTTTTTACAATAAGCTTACCATCATGTTCGTCAAACTGTGCTTTTACATCCGCTCTTTCTTGCTCGGTTTCACACATCTCAAGTAATAAGTCTCTATACGCCTGAGTGACTTCAGTGTTATCTCCAATAATTTCATCGGTTTGATCAAGCAGCTCGTTAAATGAAGTTACTTCGTTTTGCAGTTCTGAATATGTAAGTACTCCTTCTTTTATCGCCGTTGCATCAAACAAAGCCCCTGCCGTTCCAGGAACCATTGCATCTTGCTTCTTGTTTGCGAAATATTCAAGTGCATCTCCTGCAGTAATAGCTTCATCAGCAATCTCCTTAAGGCCCATATCTTGTATCTTCTCTGCAGGAAGTAATGCATTAGGATCAAATGTTTCTAGTTCTTTAATAAATGTGTCATATTGTTGCACATCTGGTCCTTCGATCTTGTTATCTGCACCATCTATTTGCAAGTTACTATCTGTAATAACCACTTGTTCTGGTGCAATAGTTGCAGGATCTGTATAAGCTTCCCCATATTGCGGCATCATGCTATCCGCGCCATTGTTAGTACGTCCAAGAATTGCATCGCCAAACAGCTTGCCTTCTGGGCTTGTAACATCTAACCAACTTGGCACCTCTGCAATGCTAGGAGCACTAGGCTGTTTTATACCAAATTTAACTGCCTGAGATAATAATTCGCTAAATTTAGGAATTGCTTCCTCCGCAGACATAGCACCTTCGTTCAATTTATCATAAATTTCTGTTGCTTCTTTTTGTAATTTACCTAAATTGTCATATGTACTTTGCTGCAAGAAATCCATTGCTCCCTTACTAGACAACATTGCACGCTCTTTAGCTATGGCTTCTCCTAAGTTATAGAAGTCTTTCATAGTGTTGAGATGCAATTCAGTTGCTTCGGTATCTATGGTTGGCTTGCCAAACTTGCCACCAGCTCCGCCATGCACAGGATTTTTGTCTGTGCTGACATCATTGCCATTCGACTCTTCAGGTGCATTATCAGTGTCGTTTTCACCAGCCATAATGCGTGTATTTTCAGCAATTTCACTAAGATATGTCTCGCTCTTGGTAAGATTTTCGCTTAGAGACTTGTCAATTAAAGACTCTGCATTTTTCAGATCTACGTAATGTTGCAGATCTATTTCACCATGATAATCTTCTTCGTTAATAAGCTCATATAAGCCATCATCATCAATCTTAACATGCGCTGTAATTGTAGGATCTGTGCTTTCAAGATCTTCAATTTCCTGTCGCGCAATTTCAAGCTCCACAACTGCTGGTTCGCTAATCTTAATCAGGTAGCCCTCTATGGTCTGAAGCACGTCTTTAACATTTTCTTCACCAGTAAGTCCAATCTCTGTATAAATCGACTCTGGCAAAACTGTTGCGACTTTTTCTTCGGTAGCTTTTAATGCGTTTTCGACCATTGCGTATGCTTTTACAGATTCCACTGCCTGCTGTTGTAGTGAACCCAATTGAGCTTCTGTTGCGGCAATTTCGTCCATATTGTAACCAAGCGCAACGTCATCTGTGCCTTGTTTGAGCAGTGCTTCTCGCTGTGTGTACAATTGTTCAAGTTGACTGGTGACCAATGTAATTTGTCCAGCAGTGCTTGTGTCAAGTTGCAAGAGCATAGAAAGTCCAACGCCATTAGCATTATACTGATCCATTGCTGCCAACATTGCATAAACCTGAGTTGCTGTCATGCCCATTTGGTCAGCAAACTTTTCTAGAGCATCCTCATCTTTTTGTAGATTATTGATAAAGTCAGCAGACAGTCCAAATGCATTTGAGTCCGTGCCAGTGAACACGCCAACGCTTTGCGCTTTTTCTACGAACTTTTCAATTGAACTGTAATCAATAGAAAATGCACCCTCATCAAATGTCAGAGAAGAGAATACATTATCATTTAAGTAATCCCTAATTGCATTGAGTTGTTCTTTGCCTGGGAGCAAGTGAACATATTCATCATCAGGAACATACGCACGCACTGCCGCCCAGAACGCCTCAGAGCCGACTTCACCCGTTTTGTATAGAGCGTCATACATGGTTTGAGCCATTTCTATATATTGCTCTCCATATGTATTCTTAGAGTCAGCCTCTTGCGCCTTTGCGAATCGATCAAATGCGCTTGTTGTACCCAATAAAGTGTCCTCAAGACGCTCATATTGATTAATAGATTCTTTTATAGCTTCAATTTGTTTGCGGATTGACGCAGTTGTTTCCTCATTAACATTAGCAATACTTGGACCACGCACCTCATCTCCATAGCTGCGCACAAGCCTATAGTACTCTGCCTGTGCATTAGTTACTTCATTTATTGCTCGTGCTTCTTTTGCGTAGTTAATGAAAGAATCTACCATATCAATAGCGGCTTGATCTTCACCGCGCTCAATCATGGCCTCCTTCATTTCCTCAAGAGATTTAACAAAGTCATCAACTTTAACTGCATTTAGTGCTTCTATGTTTTCTTTTGCTCGAACCATCCAGTTATCGTCAGACAGGTCTACGTCCTTCATGAGCTCTGGGAATTCTTGCGCCAAGTCTATAAATTCAGACTTAGTCATCTCTTTACTGTTTAGAGAGCCCCATGCGTCTTTTAGCGAGCTGATTGTATCTTGGAATGCGTCAATGGCTTCATTGGTTTTTTCGGATGCAAGACTAAACGAAGCAATATCGTTAATAGACTTAGAAACATAACCAAGTTCAACAAGTTGAGATATTACAGTATCAATATCGGTACCATACATTTTTACAACCTGATCAAGCGCAACAATTGCTTCTCTCTGAGGCATGGACCAGTCATTCATATCTCCATTCAAAAATGCCTGATATGCACTTTGAACTTCGTCCACTCGAAGAACTCCATTGCCATCATTTAAAGATGTACCTATTTTTTCATACAAGTCTTGCATTGTGGCGTTCTCGCCTAATTCAAGATCTTCAAAAAATGCACGTCTAGCTTTCTCGTTTGTGTCGTCAACAATATCATCAATATATTTAGCAGAATCAAAATCCATCTGCATTTGAAGCTTAACTTCGTAATTCTTTGATTGATTTTCAATGTCTTTGGCAAGTTGCTGTAAATATTGGGTAACAATATCTGCGTCTGGATCGATTTGTATATTTCCGTTTACATCTCTTTCCATATTTTCAACAAGACTTGACCATTCAGACTTTGCCTCTTGATATGCATCGCTATCCCCATCTGCCATGGCTTTCATAAGATTATTGGATGCGTCCGTGATATCATTGTATAAATTTGAATTTTCATCAATTTGAGCAATCACATTGCCAGAGAACCATTCAATCAACCCTTGTGTGCTTTTAACACCAGCATCTGCAATTAACTTTGGATCAAGATTGTTAATTAAAATATTTACAAGATCCTGAGACTCACTATCTAATTGTTGATAAATTGGATCAAAGACCAAGCTGGCTGCAACGGTCTGACGAATACCACTCATACTCTCAGATATAGTCTGATTTAATGTAGATAACTGGTTGATAAAATAAGCCTTATAAGTATCTAATGAATGAAGCTCATCGTCACCTATACTAAATCCTTTATTAAATGCAGCATATACAAGACCTTCGTCTAAAACTGTACCCATGTCAGAAAGCTGCTTCCGTAAAATGCCCCACATGTCGTCGTTGCCAGTCTTATCATATTCATAAAACTGAGTCAACTCTTCGTTGCTCATGGCCAAAATTGCTTCGACAATATCTTTTTGATTGTCTGCGGTCACATCTTGCCAGACGCTGCCCCAACCAGATTTTCCGCTATTTTCATCAATATATTGCACGCCAGTGTCCATTCCACTGGTATATTTTTTCCAAATGTCTGTTTTATTTTTAGATGTCAATAGCTCAAGCGCCGCTTCTTCTTGTGCCTTGCGATACGAGTCCGCTAACTGATCAACTCTACCCTTTAGTGTTAAAATTGCATTGCCTTCTGCGTCATAACCTGCAACAAGCTCTGGGTGTAAATCTGCAATTTGATTGACAACATCAAGATATTCTTCATATGATTCTACAGTTAAACCAATGTTGTCATTGGTCAAAGTATTTACGCCGCTTGATAGACGGATGTAAGAATCAGAAAGCTCATCTACGGTAGTTTTTTGGTCTTTAAGTTCTTTTTGTTTGTCAGAGTATTTATTGAGTGCTTCATCTGCTCTTTCGACTGCCCTTTCGGTGCTATGAGCTAACTTATCAATAGCAGTAATAATATGACTAATGCCAGTAGTTAAAACATAAGCGGCTCCGCCAAATAAAAGGCCCTTGCCCAAGCTGCCAAGAATGGAACCTGCTTGTGAGGCAATCGTAGCGCCAAGATTTTTAACTCCTTCCTTGCCAAAGTTGGTAATTAAACCGCTAAGTCCTTCGCCTAAAGCTGAAAGGGAATCTTTTGCGCTTACGGAAAAAGTTTTAATTGCTGTTAGTCCCGCTGCAGCAGTTGGAACGAGCTTTAATGTGTTTATAAGTTTAATTGTCGCAGTACCTAGGTCGACAATCCATTTTACAGCGTCATCGTTCATGAAGTTCATCCACATGGTTTGAACTGCGTTGTTGAACTTTGAAATTTTACCTTCAATTGAATCAAGATAAGTTTCATTTTCACGAATTGCAGAACCATTGGCGCTCATGGCAGACTCATAGGCTCCTTCTAGGTCTGACATGTTATTTAAGATTGCGGATAGAGTGTTAGCTCTATTCTTACCCGCCATAAGTTCTAGAGCTGCCGCTTGGTCAAGACTACCAAGGTCTTGCCATACGGAGCCAATTTCTTTTAAAATTGTGTATGTATCTTTATAAGCACCCGTGTTGGTAAGAATGTCTACACCAGTTAGTGCTTTTAATTTTTCTTGGAGTTTACTTGTACTTTCTACTACTCCGTCAGTTGCTTCGCCCATTTCTTCGAGGACTTCTACTGAAGTGCCACGGAGACGGAGAGAAATTGTACGGAGGGCACTGCCCACAGAATTTGGATCTTGCACAACTCTATTTGCTGCTGCAACAAGAGCTGTAGCCTGTTCTAAGTTATTTCCGCCTTCCATAAGTGCACTGGCGGAGTCTTTCAATGCGGTTGCTATGCCATCGGATGAGACGGCATAATTGTTACCAACCTCATTTAAAATATCAACCACATGTCCACTTTCATCCGCAGTATACTGGAATGCCTGCATTGTACTGATAAGTGCTTCAGACGCCTGTGTCGCATCAGTAAATTCAGAAACATTTAGCAAGATTGCTGTATTCTTGGCCAGTTCAGCACTTTCTTCAAGAGAATAGCCCAAACGGCTCCACTCAGCAGCCATAGTTGTCAGATCTTTTACAGTACTTCCAACCACGCTTGCAGTTTTAGACATATTCTGTAAGAAACGACTGTACGTTGCATCAGTTTCATTTGTAACTTTTTTCAATTCAGTCAACGCGCTATCAATTTCTCTTACATACTGAATTCCAGTTCTAATCGCCTGAATTAACTCGTCAACGCCCAATCTAGCTGCAGCATATGTCCACAGCTCTTTCATTTTGCGCTTTAAGCCACCAAACAACTCACCAAGTAAAGAAGTCTCTTTCCCGACTCCTTCATAGGTAGTCACAATTGCAGTTTTTGCCGCATTCAAAGATGCTGCATATCTTCTAATTGTTCCATCCGCTTCTTTGACTGTAAAAGTTAATGTATTAGTATCTGAATTAAAACCATCAATGGCCGCTTTTGCATCATAAGTTTCATTTACATAGCCTTCTAGAGCATTTTGAATCTTATGTATATCATCAACATTAGTGCCTGGTTTAACAGGTTTTACATCTATTGTCTTCTGGCTCTTTGCAAGTTTGTCTGAACTTTGAATGACTCCATCTATAGCCTGCGCATATCTATTACACTGCTGAATCAAATGATCAAACTTAGTTGCTTCATCTGCAGTCAAACCTTCGACGCTATTAGCTTTCTTTTGTAAGTCTTTTAAATCATCCAAAGCCGCTTTGTATTTTTGCAATTTTTCAGTTATAACCTCTGAACCACTATATGCTTTAGAATTATAAGTGGCGAGATTGTATCCACGCTCAGCCTTTGCAACATCACGATTTACCTTATTGTTGTCAAAAATACCATTCGCTTGCTTATAAAGATTAATTTCTTTTTGCAATTCAGCTACGATATCTCTAATACCACTCAATTGCACTTCTTCGCCTCGTTTTGCTGCCGCAGTACACTCTTCAATCTGAACACGCATTCTCATGTACATATCGGCAATTTTCTTTTGTTCACCTTCAAGACTTTCGTCTGTTGCATTAAAGCCAATATTATTCATGGCTTTGTTTATATCTCTTTTGTACTTATTTAACTCTCCCGTATAAACACCTTGGTTGGCTTTTTGTTCGCTAGTATTATGCGCTTCTTTATACAGACGAATCTTTTCATTTAGCGCTTCTTTTGTTGCATTAATACCGTTAATCTCTGCAGTCTCGCCGTTTTTAACTTTTGCAACATACTCATCAATCTGAGTCATTAATTGCTTTCGCAGAGCTATAATTTCTTTTTGCTCATCATCTAAGTCAGTGTCCGTATCCTTGAAATCCAAACCTCTAACTTGCGCGCTAGTCTGTCTCTTAAGATCTGCCATTTCTGACAAAGAACCTTTTGAGACAGTAGACTGAAGCTCTTCAAAGCTCTTTTTCCATGCATCCAATGCATCTTGATCGCCAATCTTTTTAAGCTCTTCTCCTAGTTGCTCTAATTTATGTTTAACCTCATCGGACATGTCGCCCATGCCGCTAAGGCCATTTTTATATTTGTCAAATGCATCTTGTTGAGATAGCTTGTCTTGATTAAATTTCTGACGTGTTTCTTCGTCTTGTCTCCTCTGAGAATACCTCTTAGTCCAAGTCTCAAGATTGGCCATTAAGCTATTAAATTCTGCAATTTGATCATCTGTCAATACAGCTTTGCTACCTTGTAATTCTTTTGTCTTATCGTGTATTTTGCCATAGATTTCCTTAATCTTTTTGTAAACTACGTCGTCTTCCTCTTTATTTATATCGAAACCAGAATCTTTGAGCATGCTTTTTGCGTCGCTCTGATATTTACCCAACTTTTCTGCACTTAATGCAACACCTGGTTGAGCAGCAAGTTGTTGTCTTTTGATAATTAATTTTTCAATCTGATCACCAAGAAGTCTAACATGATCAATCTGAGATTTCCATGCATCGATGTCTGCTTGACTCAACGAAGGCTGTTTGGCATATTTGTTCTGTATATCGACAAGTTCTGCATGCGCATCAGCATAAGCATTGAACAGATTGTCGTTGGTAACATCATCGATATTATCAAGGATAAACTGCTGTGTGTCGTCTACTTTACTTTTGCCACCTACAATGCCAGCCTGTTTCAGCGACTGCATAAACGTCTCAATATCAGTCTGTAATTTTCCAAACTTTTCGATCCACTCATCTAGTTGATCTGGTGTTTGAACATTATTTAATTGGCTGTTAATGTCAGTTAGTCGACCAGACAAATCTGCGGTCAACAAGTTTGAGTTCTTTAAGTTGTCAGTAAAATCCTTAAGATTCTTTGCCTGGTCGCTCTTTGCAGTTGGAATATTGTTTAGTGCATCCTGAGCTTGCTTTGCCGCTTCAGCGTTCTTTTTAGTTTGAATGTAGGCGCTGGTCTTGTCTGTTAAAGCTTTTACCACTGCATCAACAGCTTGTTTTTCTTGTCCATTGAGATCTACTAGATTGCCCTGTACGGTTTTAACCTCTAGCAGTTTATTAAGCGCTGCATCGCGAGCTGCGACAATTGCCTCTTCTTCCTTTGTCTTTGGAGCATTAACATCAATGCCAGTTGATTTAAATGCATCATTCACTTGCGCAAGATAAGCCTTTAATCTCGTATCATTAGCGACAGCATTTGGCTGCTCATTCAACTTACGTTTTGCTTCAATAACTTTTTGTACTTCTTTGCCTAAGTGCTTGACCAACTCAATTTGCTTGTTCCATCCATCAAGATCATTATTACCTTCCCAATCTGTATTAACAAGCATATCATGCGCACTCTTATAGTCTTGCAACAATTTACTGTCAATGTTCGCCGAGTTGTCCGTAATAAATTTGTGCGCCCTTGCAAGTTCAGTAGCAATATGATCGGACACCGTAACGGTCGTGCGCTCCATTGCCTTGACATCTTCATCAAATGTCTGGAAAATTTCCTGAGACAAATTGCCAATTGTCTTTTTTGAAGTGACAGTGTATCTTCCGCTGTCTTTAAACTGCACTGTAGTTTCCGTGTCATCTGCGCCACGCTTGCGTAATTCTTCACGTGCTTTTTTAGCGGTATCTAGAGGGTTGTACTTAGGATTATTTTCCTCTTCTTTTTTGAGCGCTTTCGCTGCCCGTGCAGCTTCTTTTGCAGCCCGACCATTAACGTCATAAGCAAGAATGCTTACTTTATTTGCCTCATCAACCTGCAATGTAAACTGTTCCCATTCATCAGTAGCAGTTTGAATATACCCAACCATTTCAACAATACCATCAGTACGCGGTATCATAGCAGTAACTTTGCTACTGCCACCATTTATTTTTTTGTAATCAACCGCTCCAAGCGCAGTGGCAACTAAATCATTTCTAGTTTGATTATTGGCGATTCTTGCCTGTGCAAGACTTGTGCTTGTCTTAGTTCTTTCTTGAGCTTGCACAATGCCACTTGCAACGTCATACAATGTACTAACAGCTGGCGTTAAAGCATTAATCAGCTTGCTAATACTTTCTTGTACATTGGAAATGTTTTTGCCTTCCTGCACTTCATTTTTAACTGCGCCTAAAATGTTATTGAGAATTACATTAGTTTGCTGTAGAGTATCGTCAAAAGCATAACTCTTTTTCGATGTATCGCCAGAATCAACGTCTGATTTCATTGCCGTAAGAGTTCCACTGATTTCCTTAAGCGCACCAAGCATTTGATTTAACACGCCAAAGTCCTGATCGTCAAGACCATCGCCACCAATAGCATCTTCTACAACTGGCTTAGTCTTAGTTACAGAGTCTTCACCTTTTGATTTAACACCAGTGACGCCTTCTAAAATTCCACAAATAGAACTGAGGTGCGCTGAGATTTCACCTAACAAGCCAGGAATTGAACTCTTGCCAGTATTACTTTTTTCATTTTCGTCAATACCATCAAGCTCTCCAATTTTCAACTGCTCGCCTGAAAAGATTTGAGAAATTAATCGTTGTAGATTTTCAAGATATTCTTTTAATCTATCCAGAGATTCAATTTCTTTAGTCACAACTTCATCTACTGCAACTGCTTCCTCTCCAAATGCTCTAGTTTTCGCTTCAACGGATTCTGTAACTTCTTTGACTTTTCCTGCAAGCTCGCCCATTTGTGCGACTTCTGCCTCGCTGGTGGCTGTTGCGGCTTGAGCATTTTTTGTGGCCTCTCCTGTTTGTTCGGCTGCTTGGGCCGTGGATTTTATTTCTTCTTGTAGTTCTTCTAGCCCACTAGCTTGCTTTTTAATTTCATCTAGTGGGATGCCAAGAGTGATCTTATTGTCGTCAAAAGCCTCACTTATCTTGTGTTTGATCTCATCAAATGTCCATGCTTCTTTTTCATCTGTAATGTAGCCATCCAAGGCGGCTAAATGCCATGACGCATCTTTTCCATTTGGCAAACGAGTTTTCCATTGATCCACCATCTTTGTGATAGAATTTTGGATGTTTTGCATCTCTTCAGAAACTTCGCCATCTTCAATTCTAATCCCAGCTTCTTTTGCATCTTGCGCTGCCTTATAATAATCTTGCCATGCTTTAGTTAGTATTTTCTTTGCATATTCTATTGCTTCCGCCTGCTCTTCTGCGCTTTGTTGTACGGTTTCTTCCGCATGAGACGGTTCCTGTACACCAAATCTAGCTGCAATATTTTTAACAACATCAGACATTCCAATGTCTCCAGATGCTTTATCTATAAATAGCTTATCAAGTTCTGGCAACTCGCTCGCATGAAAATATTGCTTAAAAAAATTACGCTCCTCACTATCTTTTGAACTTCTAGTTTTCGCATACTTTTCCGCAATATCTTCAATCTCTTGATATGTAATTTGAAGAGCCTTTCGCTTTTCATCCAATAAATCTTTTTTTCTCTGGATATCTGCAATAAGTGCATCAACAGAAATTGTTGATATGTCTCCCGCGTCTACCTGTAATGTTTCATTATCTTCTGTTATACCTTCTGCCTTTGCAATATGATTAAATACTTCGCCAACATTGTCTTTTGTGAGACCGTTCAACATATCACTGTATTTTGAATAATTAATTACCTTCGAATGAGCTAAAACATTTAATAGCTGTTGTAACTTCTCTAACGGACCAATGCTTTGTTCGGCACTTTGTTTTACACTATATATATATGTAGCCAATTCACGGAAGTTTGAGGGATCCCATTTTCTAGCAACATCCGTATATTCTGGATTGATATCTGTTAAAATTTTATTTAGCTCTTCTACTGGAATCTCTGTCCGTCCACTACCGCTTGTTACTTCTTGTAATTTTTTATAAGCGACATCTGCATCCTCCATTTTAACTTTTGACAAGTCCAAGGTTACAATATCTTTGCCTCCAATAACGGCACTTATTTTAGCTAAACCACCATACTGATGACGTTTTGCTTGTAAAAAGTCTGGTGCATTAATAAAGGAACCGCGTCCCATATGGCTATGCGCTTCTACATCGGTATCCTGCATCAAGTTCGCCAAAAAAGCTTCTGCGGTAGTTTTTGCTGATATTTCACCTTCTTGCCCCGCCCTTATAGCAATATCTGTACCACCAATAAGCGCTTTATATTCAATATCAGATGACTTAGACAACACATCAAACATTTCTCTGATGGCGTTTGTCATAGCGTGGATGTATTCCGTGGCAGTTACTGCATGTTGACCGACGCCTTTAAACGTACTATCTGAAATTTGGTCAGATATACCTAAAAATTTAGTCACTTGAGCAGTTAGCTCATTAAAATCTATATTGTCTTCTTCATAATCGACAAATATGTCTCTAAACTCGTCACCTGCGCTTTCACTTAATCGGCATATTTCAACAAGCCCATTTATTATCTTCGCGCACTCTTCTTCTAGCCTTACTAACTCGTCTTCTTCTAAATCAGGAGTTAGAGACTGCTCAAACATAGATTTATATTTATCTAGCTCAGCTTTTAACTTATCAAGTGAAAGACCACCTATACCAGATCCTGAACCATCTCCTGTTCCAGAACCAGTACCGTGTGTTCCACTCAGTCCGTTGCCAATAATGTTGGGAACAAGTTCAACAAATCGCTGCATTTTCTGATCAATTATATCCTGAATATAAACAGCAAATTGATTCCCCATGCGTCTATCCATAAGATCTTTTGATAGCACTTTAGAATACAAAGATAATGATCCAGATAAAAAGCTATCTTGTGGACGAGCTGTATTACCACCAGTATAACCAGATTCGTTTGATAAAACACCCTTAAAGTCTTCGTTGGCTTCAACTGCCTTTTGTGCATTTTTTAACTTGATAATAACCTCAGACATTTGCAACAAAGTGTCACAGTATTCTTTTGCTGACAATTTACTATCACGTAACTTACTATCTAGGCTTTCATAATCGTCGATTAAACCACGAACTGCGTCTGCAGTCAAATCTATTCTATACTTTTCTTGAATGCCCTTGTTCCCTTTTTCGGCGCTATGTATATCTGATTGCGCCATCAACATCTGCTGTTGTGCATCTCTTAGTTCTCTAGCCGAATCCCTAAGCGCCTGAGCCTCTTGTTTGGCCTCTTCGCTCATCTTGCTAATACCAGCCATACCACCTGTACCAAATCCATCTTTAATAGAATTAGTAACAAACTGGTAAGACATGTAAAATTCGTCAAGAGCATTACTTAAAATTTTGATACGATCATCAAATTTAGCGTTAACACCCTTGCCTTGTTTAAACATTTTATCAATATCAATAAATTCCCTGTCTCCGATCATTGTGAACAAAGAATTAAGATCTTGTGCTATTGCGCGTAACTCTGGAAGTTTAGCTTTATTGGCTTTCGCGGCATCAATACGTCCCTTTATTCCAGTCAACTTGTCCCAATCTTGCATTGACATACCAAGCATAGACTTCAAAGAGCCTGCCAGCTGATCATCTAACCCAGCAAACATATTTTTAAAGTCATCTTTATGCTCTGCCTTAAATTGATCGAGCGCTTTGTCTAGTTTTTCTAAATAACCAACTATGTTGCTAAGTACGGACATCTTGCTTGAGGCGGTATCCATCTCTTGCAACTGACTTTTAAAGTCATTAGAAATTGACAATATCTGTTTCTTTGCATCTTTTGCATTAAAATTAAATTGAAACTCATATGTGCCTAACACATTTCCATTCGCCATTATTTACCACCTCATCATATACCAAGAAAATTCTTAACTGCCTTTGGAAACTCAACTGCAATAAGTCCTGCAAGCAGTCCAGCCATATCTTCTTCGAAAAATTCAGTCATTACTTCATGTGTAGTAGTTGGGTCTTGTTTGAAACTATACATGTCAGGGTGTCTTCCTTCCAAAAAATTCTCTAACACCCAGCTTGGGTCAACAATACCATTATTTTGACCTTTCCAGTTAAAGCTAGAGTCATTTCTGCTAACCCATTTGCCACCAGATTGGTGATACCACGAATTGCTTTGATACACTCCGTTTAATTTGCTTGAGTCAAAATGAATACCAAGTAATATAGTGTATTTATTTTTATCATGACGCTGGCGCAGAATAGGAGTTATTGCCCTTTGCAAATTTTTTGTTCTTATATACATCTTTGGTTTATAATATGCATAATATCTCCTCAAGCAATTCATAGCAACTTCATTCCTCGCCTTTCTTATGGCAGCTCTTGCCACATCTTGCATCACCGCAATGCCTGCTTGATAACTTTGCCGTTCAATTGCTCTAAATTTGGCAGAAATATCTTTAGCCATTACCATCAGCTCCCTGGAATGCGTTTAAAATTTTTAAAATATGCTGCGCGTCAACATTTTCACCAAGCTTAAAATCTGTCATTTTCTTAAGTGAATTAAGCACATCGTCTAAAAACACAGTAACATTTCCAACAAGCTTGCCCATTAGCGACTCTACGGAGTTATTTTCTAGAATTGCATCACACTGCATTTGGAATAAGATATTAACATCGTTGTACTCCTCTTGCATTACGCCAACAACAATTGGTAGTAGCTTTGCTTCAGAAAGCATATCAAAATCATTCTCTACGTCGGTACTCAATTCAAGATTCGTATAAGCATCAATTGTGTACATAGTCAAATAAACATACTTGTCGATACCATCAAACTTATAAATGCCATTCTCATATAAAATACATGCATTGATAATGTTATCAATCAAGTTGCGCTTTTCCTTGATGCTGAGATACGTTTTAACTCCAAGCACCTTTTGAACCATCTGCTGAATCTGGTCATCTCTCATTGTTCTGGTAGTGTTCTTCTGCATATATTCAATAAATTCCATAATCTTCATAACTCATTTCTCCTTTTTAATTCAAATCTCTATATAAAGCTGCTCACAGCATAATTCCCAATTTAACACCACAAATCATCCTCTGAAATCTCAAGCTTTGGTAAATCAAAAGCGCTTCTTGCAATGAGTATTGATTCAGCAATATCATCATTTACATCAATCCAATATTCATTTTTTACAGCTAATATTGCCTGCTCCTTTAACACTTCGCGCTTTATTTTGCTCGATTGCTTGATTCCTATTTTTGCACGCCATTCAGGTGGCAAAGGATGTTTAAATTCAATTCCATTCTGGGCGCAATACAACATCATGCCCCCAGCTAAATTTGCCAATTTTTGAACCGTGTCTACATTGCTTTTAAGTATTGACTTTTCCATATAAACTGCATCAAGTTTATAACGATCCAAAATTTCGCAAATTTTTAATAGCATTTTTTGAATACGCTTCATTGCGTCTTTTTCTTTGTGTAAGTCAATTAAGTCATAAAATTCAAGTTTACCGTCTCTCATAATTGAAACGCCTGTGCTATTTGTACTTCCATCAATTCCAGCAATAAGCATATTCCATCAACTCCTTTTTCCCCATAAAAAAATAAGGCCCCACTTTTATAGTGGAGCCTTATACATATTAACTTAATTCAAACTGCTCCATGTATTACTTCGCATATTTCGCGGACACCCAATAGATTACGCCATCAATTAAAATTGGAATCCATTCACTAGTATCAACCGCTGTAAACTTATGTCCCTTTTGAACAAAGCCAACAGACTTGTAATCAGTATTTGGCCCCTTGCGCACATTTAGCGCACTAGCTGTACAAACACCATTGTTTATGTATTTCTCAGAAACCCAGCAAACAGCGCCGTCATGCTTCACACACATCCAATCATTTGAATCAACGCGGTCAAACTTGTCGCCCTTGCGAGAAGTCTTTAGTATGCCATATGATTTGCCAGGGCCTCTACGTATATTAACTGCATTACCAGTAATTGTAACAACATTTTTAGCAGTCACAGGTAGCGCCTTACTCATTGCATCGTGGCTATTTGCACCATACTGACCGTCGATGATACATCCATTGGCAGCTTGAAACTTCTTAACAGCACTTTCGGTAATACTACCAAAATCACCATCAGCTTGGTCTGCTGCGAGGTAACCTAGCTTAATTAGCGCCTCCTGGAGCTCTTTTACGTCATTGCCCTTGCAACCCTTTTCAAGTAAACGATCACCTAGCTTGTATGTCTTAACTACAACACTATCTGTGCTGTCATAATCTGGACGGCCATAACCATCTATATATGTAGATGTTAGTGCATAAGACTTCTTACACACGCCACCGCCATTGGTTACCAATGCGCTCGCACCAGATGTATTGCCCTCAATGGTATATACTCTAGAACTAGTTACATTGTAAACGATACCAACATGTCCAATGCGACCCTTACTTGAAGAATAGAAAAACACTACATCTCCAGGCTTTGGCGCACCTTCACCTCTCTTGATGTATCTATTCTTATCTTTAAAGTACTTAGCGCCGTATGGTGTGTAACAGTGCACATTGCCGCAAAGTAATTTCTTCGCCGTATCAAGACCGTATGCCTCAACGAAACACCAAGAAACAAACGCCGCGCACCACTGCATTGGCTGAGCGCCACCAGCCTTCCATTTCAAATATTCACGATTATATTTTGTGTAATTATTTTTACCAGCATTAGCTGTAAAGTCATCAAGATTTGCATTTGTCTTTTTCTCCAAATAGCCCACCTGAGACTCTGCAATTTTTATAACTGTGTTTAAATCACATTTCATATTCTTTCACCTCTTTAAATTACGTTTGTTTCTAAATATATAACTAATTAAAGTTATCAAAATTTATACGCTGTGGCCTTTTCCCAACCACTGGAAGTGTAAACATAGGGAGTTGCCTCTATCCAACCTTCTGGCAGAGTTTTAGTTCCAGTTATATATATTTCACCTATAGCACCACCAGATTCAGTAAGTGTAATTCGAACATATTTATAAGCAATAGAGTTATTGCATGAAATTGTTCCAGAAACTCCAGCAGAAGTAGTTCCATCAAAGCCACTAAAACTTGCAAGTGGTGTCCATGAAGTTCCATTATTGCTACCCTGTACATAACCAGCCTTAGGGCCATTTACTTCAACTCCAGTTGCCTTCGTTCTATTTACAAGCTTTATTGTAATATTTTCTAGCGCCTGTGGCATTTGTAATTGTATCCACGGTTCTGATTCTGAATCTAAGCTTGCCCAACCATAATGGTCTGAATTGCTTTTGTTAAAAGCTCTCCATGCAGCATAATTTGTACCATATACTGAACTTGCAGAAGCGACACAATTTGCAGAAGAGTTGCTTGTCATTGCCGTTTCAGGGTACGTGTATGTTTGTGTAGAGGTTCCCCAAATATAAGAGACTAAACGTTTAGCAGAAGAACCAGAATAGTTAATTGTTAATTCAATATTCTCATCTATACGAGCGCCCATTCCACTCTCTCTTACCAAACGAAAATAATAATATTGACCAGATACGGCGTTCTTAATCAAATTTTCAAAATTAGAGCAAGTTTCTTGATTACTTGTAGTAATTGTCGCATTGGCATTCTCTTTAAGACTAATTGTTTCAGAACTAGAACCAACCCTCCAATTAGCCTGAAGAGCTGTTGCAGTTGTACCAATATATTCTATTCTTGCCGAACAACCATTCCATCCCACTGCAGAATTGGTTGTAAAAATTTTAAAGCTTAATGATTCAATGCCTTGTATAAGTGTTCGATCTGTAATATCATACAATTTAAAACCGAAGACTCCAACTCGACCACCAGTACTAGTGCCAGATGAAGCTTCTGCTCCAATATACATACGTCCATTGTCAACAAATTGAATGTTATATCCAGCACTAATATCTGATTGATTATTTAAAGTAAAATATGAGAATTTACTTGAAGGAGCGGAAATTGAAACTGTCGCCATATATTTCACCCCCAATTAATTGTGCAGGAAGAAAATGTCTCCCACTGTGCCACTTTCAGGAAGTGATGTGCCTGATTTTATACCAAGATTTGTACGAGCATCGGCCTTTGTTGTAGCTCCAGTGCCGCCCTGTGCAACAGTGACAACATCTTTGGTGGTTAAAATATAATATGTGCCATTGCTAGTACGGTCTTTGTCGGGATAAGGTAATCTATAGTCCTCATAATAACTCAGCGAACTGTAGTCAGAAGAATTTTGACTCTTCTCGCGGAAATAGAAATAATTTCGATTCAGTGTCGATGTACCTGTGGCAAGGCCAAACGAGCCATCGTTACCACTGCCGCATTGAAAATCAATAGCAGGCCAAGTGCTTTCTTGTTTAACAGTAAATCCTCCACCCGCAATAAGTGTACCAGTCATAGTTGCGCCACTGGTGTCCACCAATTGCTTCCAGCCTTGAGAAACACCATTTATCACTTGTCTATATGTTAGTGTTTTTCTATTAGCATCAAACCAAAGATCGGTATAATAAGCATTAGAAAAATTCGCTCTTAGCAAAGAACCATAGTCAACTTGATTTCCTCCACTAGTATATGCGCCATATGGGCTGTTATAACTTCCATCTACAGTATCACCATAAGGTACAGTGCCAGCCTTAAAAGAAAGTGTTCTATAATCTACAAACGAAGATGAACCACTTTCAGATGTAGTCGCAATATAACTATGGCTATGCGCATCGAATGCATCTTGAGATACTGCACCAAGATTCGTTAAAGCTGTCTCTGCTGTCGTTGCGCCTGTGCCACCTTGAGCAACTGTGACAGGATTTTTTGTCGTGAGTATGTCGTAATTGTTATTTGTGGTTTTATCCGCATCGACGCGAGGCAGATTGTAATTTTCATACGTTTGCAACATATTATTAGTTCCAGACTCGTAACTCAACTCTCTAAAAGATAAATGATTAGAAGTGATGACTTCATCAGACATTGCAACATTTGCAATCATTTTACTTGCCACCGATGCAAGTGAGCTAGGCCAGAAACTAAATTCAGGGTATTTCGCATGGTTTTTAAGTCTAAAATAACCAGTGATATTGCCACCAGTAATCGGTAGCGCACCAATACTTTCAGGAGTAATGCCTTCATATAGTTCGTCAGCATATTCCTTCGCGTCTGTCAATGCACTGTTTGCCGCCCCAGCCGCATCATAGGCGGTATAAGCCGTATATGCAGCAGAACCTAGTCCCTTAACTGCAACATTTGCGCTAATGCCATTTGTGTTTACAGAAATAGTACCATTAGCAGAACCAGTGGCTACGGAGCGCACACCAGAGTTGCTGAATGTCGTACCATCCAGCGCAATGCCAGTACCAGCAGAATAAGTAATATGTGTATCTTGAGTGGTAATGGTACCAGTAGTACCATCTCCCTTAGTGTATGTTACAGTCTGGCCCGACGCAGACAGACCTGTGATCGCATCCTTAGAATCAACTTTATCAGCAATTGCTTTTGTAATTTGATCTGACACTGGGTCGTCGCCAACAAGGCTATCAAAAGTGTCATAAATAACTTTATTTTGTACTGGATTGGTGCTAGACGAAGAAAGTGCGCTATCAACAATTGTTTTATTAGCACCATTTTCGATATCAGCTAGTTTGTTCTTTTCTGTAATAGTATAATCATTAGTTGAACCTGCGAACGGCAGCGCATTTACAGTAGTCTTGCCGTCGCCAATTTTAAAACGTTCATAATCATGTGTGTCATCAATATCATATATAATAAGTTCGCCCTTCATGGGCACAAAACTGGTTGCTTTGGCCCAATTTGAGGCAGTATCATGCTTATGCACAATACGTCCATGAAGCTTTTTTTCAGCCATTATAAGCGATCTCCTTTCAATTTATCATTTCCAAAATTGTAGAGAAAAGGGCAAGTCATCTTTCCAAACTTGCCCTGTGTGTTGTATTATTTTTTTTATATGCAGAATCCAAATGCCACATATAGTGCACTTGACGGGAAGTAACAATACTTACCGCCAGTTTTAGTAACCTGAATGAACAAGGAGCTATCTATGCTTCCATAGTGAGAGGAACGCAACCACCAGCCAGCCGCAGCAGTATCATCTATAATTGTTTTTACACGACTATTTTTTGTTGGGAACACGTCTTTATACCAAGTGCCTTGACCCAATAGTCCATACGTAGCATCGTCAACAAAACCAACCTCGTCATACGATGCGAGCCACATCTTATCGTGTGTTGTAACTAACGCCTTGTAAGTTGCGCCTCCGTCAGAAATTTTAGCTACAAGCTTAATTAATGCCTTGAGCTCTTGCGGCAATGCGTCAAACAATTCACCATTAGCGAACGTGCGCATTTCAGACAACTCCCATCCTCCATCATTGTCTTTTTCTGCATTCATTGGTTTAGTTATCTGCGGCAAATCTTTACAGAAGAATGTTAGCGGAGCTTTACCAGAGCCGCTTGCCAAATCGTCATGATCGCGTGCAATGATTTCAACATCGGCAACGATATTATCACTGCCAGAAAGTGCAATAGGAATAATCATTCGTCCACCCATTTGATACTTTGCGTAGAAATCGTATTTACTCATAGATCCACTTATGTAAGCGTCAACATCGGAGCCAATTATGGTCCAATAAGCATTAATTGCATCCCAGTTTGGATTGTCCACAGTGCCATATTCGCTATCATTACTCAATTTTCCGAAAATATATCCAGTAAACTTGAATAGCGCATAGCATTCGGTGTCACCAGTAATGTTTTCTGGTGCTGGCACCCATCCTTTGAACACGTACTCTTCTGGATTATCCACTCCTGTTTTTACTGGCGTGCTGCCAGTGTAAGTTACATTTGCAGTTCCATATGGTACGTTTTCAATTGTTTGCAATATCTCGTCATCATTGTAGAAATAAACAGTGTATCTTCTAATAGTCGAGTCAAATGTAGCCATAATTTTTCTAGGATCAGTTACATTTGTGTAATTACCTTCCCAACCAGAGAATGTAAAATCATATTGTGCAGTACTTTCTCTTGTAGGAGTTACAATGCGCCCTGACTTAACTGGGTCTACAGCAGATCCACCTGTTGGTATCCACTGAGTGTCTTCCAGGATGTAACCATTATAGAAGCGCACAGCCCAGAACGGTGAGTATTCTGCATATACATTTGTAATTGCAGTTATATTTGTCGGGATGTTGTTCCAATTAGAGAACACATGTGTAATATCTTCAGTTACAATGTCACTTGGTGCAGCGCACTCATTTGTTGATATTGGATCATGAACATCTTCGCCCTCTTTAACCCATTGTACATAGTGTGGGATTGTAGAGGTTTCTGCTGCATAGAAGCGGACGGGGTAAACGTTGGACCAGAGGGCGTTTATGTTTGTCGATTTTTGAATATTCGTTGGCAAATTGTCCCATCCATTGAACGAATATCGCAACTCATCATTGCCAGGTTTTTCTGGTGCTGGTATAGGTCCATCTAACACTGGATCTTTTGCTTCGCTACCTTGATCTGCCCAATAATCATACAGCAATATGTCGCTATCATAATATTTAACCCAATATTGAGTTTGCCATATTGCATCAATCTGATGATTTTTATTTACATTAACAGGCAATGCTTTCCATTGTACAAACAAGTGTCTTAATCCAAATGCTTCTTGCACAATATCATCTGGATCACCTTTCTGTGGACCAATTGCATCTTCGCCTGCACTTACCATTTCAGTATCCCAAATTGTATTATCAAAATTAAAATAGTCAATGTAGAATACTGGATTATCATCAATAACATTTAAGTTTGGAAAGTTCTGATGAATTGTAACTTTTAGATCATCCGATACAGTTACGCCACTTGGCAAATAAACTGCACCTTCAACAACCGATCCATTGCATGCTATTAGTTTGTCAACAATTATCTGTAGATTTTCCTCAGAGCTAACATTCCAATTAATATTTTTTACAGATACGGATGCCAACACAGAAGAATCACAACCAAGTAAAATATCTTGCAATGGAATGTTATTGGAGTTTTCTATCTTGATCGTAGTAACATTGCCATATCCTTCGCAAATAAATTCTTCTATGTGATGCTGATTTACAAATGTAAGGTTACTAACCGTTTCAGGTAGATGAATGACTTTTAAGAAACCTGAATCTGGCAATTGTACACCTGAAATCTTGCTACCAGTAGCGTAAATATATTGAATATCTGGACATAGCGAGAAGTCAAGCGTCATTGTCAGTCCAGTACAATTGCATACATTTACTTCTCTCAACAGTCTATTATTAGAAAATGACAGGCTTTTTAAAACATCGTTTTTATAATTTGGATGACTATTGCCAACTACTAGCTTTGTTAATTTGCTTGCTGCACTAATATTAATTAAGTTTGCATACAATAACGACATATCTTCAAGCTCAGAAATTTCGTTGGCACCAAAAATATATGTATCAAGGTTATTTGGGTCTTCACCATCTGGCATTTTATGTTCTACTAGTTTGCCTCTGTCTGTGTATATAGACGACAATATGCCGTTAGTACCATAACGCACACCAGTATACATATTAGAGAATGTTTTGTACTTAATCGTCATATCTGGTTTAATTGCATCATCCTCAATGCCGTCAGGGGAGTTTAGGCGCAATAAAATAGTATTTGTATCCTTATTAATAAAATCGCCTGCTTGCCACTTTGAGTCGCAATACATCAAACGATTTTTTATAAAATACTTTAAGTGTTCTTCGCCTGTGCCTTTAACTTGATACAAGAAAGAAGAGTCGTCGCCATTCCTGTACATTGATAGATACTTGTATTCTGCGTCTTCATTGTAAATAGATATACACCATTTATCAGACTGATCTGTTATAAAATATTTCATAACATTATTGTAACTTAATAGCGGAGAATATCCACTTCTCCACGAGCTATATGTTTTTTGAATATCATCTTTAAATGCTTCTGCAAAGTTATTCCATAGCACGGAATCATATCCGTTATACACGTTGGTTGCGCCAACAGCATCGTTTTGTCCTAAATCTTCATGGTAATAATCGTAACGAAGATAGCCTTCATTATTAATGCCTAAACATGTCACTCTGTTACTTTTATGACTTGTATTTCTACAAGCGGGGAAGGTTCTTCCAAGACGGTCTGGTTACCGCCGACCTTCCCTCTGCAATTTCATTTTTAGATTATAGTTGCAGTTCAGACTGTTACATATCTTGCTTAAGCTGTTTTAGCAAGATCCTTTTCGTTCAGTCGTTGTAGGCAATCGTGAATAAGTTTATCGATATTATATTTTTCCCAATACGGGATTCTTAAAAGGCTTATGTTATTTTCTTCACAATATTTATTTTTTAAACGATCATGTTCTTGAACCCTTTTTAAATTTTCTTCCATTTTAATTGGATCATTGTCACCAAAATTAACTGGCATATAATGTTGTTCGCCATCATATTCAATAATTAAATTATAATCACATAAATAAAAATCATATCTAAATTTATGTCCATCAATAGTTATTGTATATTCTGGCCTATGCTTAACATTAAGTTTATCCAATAAAATGTCAATATACATGTTGTAATATGATAGAATACATCCGCACGAAGAAGTATGATTTGTGGTCAAACAACTGCTTGGAACAATGATTTCATTGCCGCAGTCGCACTTACATCTATACAGCCTGCGATTAAATTTATTGCTCTCTTCCAACAATTCTACAGCAACAAGTTTTCCAAACCTTTGTCCAACTAAATTTTTAGTTCTTGCCTCTCTAAGCATTGCTTTTCTGCCACATCCACAATCTTGAGTTTTATTGTTAATAAGATTGTATACATTGACGGGTTTTATATTCCCACATTCACACATGCATATAGCGTCGCAATTTCTTCTATCACGCTTTAATTCTAAAACGGTCCATTTATTGATTTTTTGCCCAATTAAATAGATATATTTTTCAAGCACATTAACTCTTGGCATAAAATTAATTACACCTCTTTATCATTAGTAATAAATATCGAAAACTTATTTATGATTTTCCTAGGCGTTATCATTCTCATGATTTTCGCCGTATATTAGAAAAGGTTTTACAACGACATAAAAATTTTTATCGTTGTCATATAGCCACGGATGCCATATGATTCCATCCCATGAAGTCAAGAACATATTTTTTGCTCTCTGGTCACACATCAACATTACAAAAGTATACAAATAATAAACAAGACTAAAATCTAAATCAAAGTGTTCTTTAAACTCTGTCTTAAATTTTGCCAACCTATATTCTTTTGTATCTTTAGTATGAGTTACACCGTCAACATCCACATAAGCATCGGCAAGATTTTCTCCTGTTGCATTGTCCTGGCAGGTAGAATAAACCCAGCGATACATAATTTTAAAGTCTTCTAGGTCACCGCCATCGTAAAGATATCTGTCATCGAACCATTCTTTCCAATTATCTTCTGTAATATCTGAAGCATCTGGGTCTTGTCTAAACCTACATGCAAGATATTTGTTTTCACAAAATTCCCATGACTGAATTTTTGGGTAAATTGGAGTGCCATCTTCACGAGTAGCTGTGAACCCAAATACATTTTCAGAATCTTTTGAAAAGTTAAAATTATATTTTCCAGCAAAGGTATATGGTTCACTTTCTGTTTTGCGATGGAAAATTACACATGGAAATCCAGCTATCGTCGACCTTGCGCGTGGATCAATGACAAAAGGCGCATCATCACTAAACTTATCTGCAGTATAAAAAGTATGCACATAGTTTGCATTGCCGGTATTGTGCGTGCCTGTAGCCTCTGCATAGTCAGCTTTCATAGTAAAATAGTCGGTTGGCAACTGTCCATCCATGTGTTGGTATTCATTTTCAAAATCAAGGTCCCAGTTTTTTCTGATATATCCTTCGGAGCTCGTGCCTTGTACATGGATTAACACATTATTCTCTTGAATACTTGGAATTGGGCTTTTATTTGTATAAATTACATCAACAGGATAATCTCTGCCGCCCTTTTTCTTATTTGAATCCGCCTTTTTAGAAGGAAGTTCGCCAGTAATTCTCATAACTGGAATCTTGTTTTCTAGCTTACTATATTCAATTGCACCATTAACATAAACATCATTATCTGCCAATAGATCTGCATCCATGCTATCCGCAATATAATTGTCTCTCAACTCATGACTAGTAAGAGCAACATCATAAAAGCGCATCATGTATAAGTCAAGAGAACAGTCAGAAGACCCGACAGATATATTAACGGCAGGATTTTGAAATATAGAATCACTCTCAGCAAACGTAGCCGCGCTAGACAGCACACCATTCAAATAAGATGTAACCAGTCTAACAGTATGATCGTTCATAACCTGCTTTTCAACTACAAACGCCAAATGAATTTTTTCATCATCTACATACTTCGCTTCTACAATAGGAACATTATTTCGAATCAAAGAAGCCGTGTCCGCAGTAATCTTAAAACCAACATTATTATTCATACAAGAAATCGCAACTGCGTCACGGTTATTAACATCGCGAATTGCAAATTCCATCTCAATTGTTTTTGACGTAGTCCAGTCTTCAGCAAATGGCTTAAAGTTGATTGTAGCTCTCGCATCTCCTGACAATCTCAGTGCAGTATCACCGTTGTCATCGGTAGCCCATCCAGTGCCAATTGCATATTTTTTCTTTATTTCTGAACCAGAATCAGCGCCTGTTACAATAAATGTTTTTTGCTGAACATTCCAGCCAACATTTTCAAAATCTACAGATACATCTCCAATGCTACTAACCCACACATCTTTATCTGTGTCATTATTTGACTTTCCAGCGGCTCTCAACTCAAATGCCATATCATTTTGTCTTACAGACACATTAATATCGCTTTCTGTAATAGCAATAGTATGAGTTTTGCTTACGCCATCATATGAAATAGTAAAATCAACATTACCAACTATTGTTGTTCTTGCATGCCAAATAACTCGCTCTCCACGATTCGCAGTCATTGTTTTTTGAGAATGAACTACACCGTCTTTACTAATAATAAGGTCAACAACGGGCGCAGCATCTGTCGCATGATAAACAGCAAATGGAATACCAACTGTTTCGTACTGTTTCGCGCTAACAATGTCACAAACTGAACTAATCAAAGGCGTCGTACCCATTACGCGCATAATATCAAAATAATAAACGTCGCTTGTAACAGTTTGACCAGAGAGCTCCATTTCCGCGTACATTTTTAATGTGTACGTTCCATGCCCTCTTGTTTCAAAATAAATTGTCTTTTTTGAGTTTGTGCCAGACGAAGATACTGTTTCAGTAATGTCCTCTCCGTCAAACTCAAAATGCATTATTTTTTCTCCATCGCCTGTTAAAATATATGGAATTTCAAAATAATCACCAGTATACGGTTTTGCGTCACTAAAACTGGTTGTAAGAGATAGAGATATAACGCTAACAGTATATTTAAGAGATCTTTCGTTGCCATAGGGATCTGAGCATGTTAGCTTGATATTATTAGTTCCGCTTCTTAAATATTTTGTAATATCAATTGAATTTTCGCCTCTTTTAATTGAGGTTGTCATTTGTAAAACATCATCCAAATAAATACTCGCACTACCGTCATCTGTTTCCTCTGTAGTTGCATATGAGAATTTTAGCTCTACGGTGCTGCCATGCGCAGCTGTAATACTTGATGAATATAATAAATTTTTTAATGTGACATATCCTGCGCTGCCACCACCAGTACCGCCGCCAGGATTATATTCAATACCCTCGTCTAATAGTGTGCCATTATGCGACAAGAACAGCTTGTTACCAGATACACTAAGCTCAGTAGGAATCTTAACATATAAAGAACGAACAGATCGACGTAATGCTTCTAAAATTGAAATTCCCATCATGGCACCTCCTTTTCTTCATTCTTGTATATAAAATTAAAATAATATTTTAATATAATTTCACAGTTATATTTTAAGGTGGGCGTTAATCCCACCTTATTCTTTCACTTCAGTTTCTTCTTCCTTTGGCGCATTCACAATTTTGGACATAGCGCACAAAGAATCCACAAGATTACCAACTTGTTCTAAATCAATCTTATAATTAATAGTATCAGCGCTTGCCTTTACACAAGTGAGCACCCATTCTTTTCTGTCAGCGCCGTTTTGAAACTTCGATTCAGCTTCAGTCATAAGATTGGTGACTAGCTTTAGAAGTTCTTGCCAATTTTTTTCCTCTACGGCTTTCTTAACCCACTTTACTAATTCAACAACAAGTGGAATAGCTATTGCCAAACCAGATAAGATGCTTACAACAACCTCGTGCCATTCCATAATCTACACCTCTTTACCCTACACTATCTTCTTCATTTTCTTGCCTATATGTTTTTAAAACTTTACTCACTTTTATTCCTGTCAGCCCAACGATTTCAGCGCCCCAGAATGAAAACCAACATGTCGTCAAAGTTGAACTAATTTCCATTCCCATATAATACTGTAAAATATAATCAGCAATTGCAAATCCAACAATTGCAATTACAATCACAACAAGCATTACATTAGAAACCTTCCTATGCTTGCTGGGATAATATTCCGCATACTTAGCTTGAAGCTCATGCTTACGCTTTTGACGCTCTCCGCGTTTTTCAATTCTTTTAAGCTTCATTTCAAATAATTTATGAAACATGGGCAACACCCCCATACATAAATAGAACCGCCCCGTTGTAATCAACAGGGCGGCCCCAAATAATTAAGTTATATTAAATTAGACAGCAGAGGTACCGCAGTCGAACACGAGGACTTGAGTACCCTGAACTAGATCGTCAGTAGAGCCAGTCTTAGCGATAGCAGCTAGATCAGCGTCATTTGCCTTTAGAGCGATAGCATCCTCAAGAGTCTTCTTATCCTTAGCGTGCTGTTCGATAGCAGCAGTTAGGTCAGCGGCCTTAGCATAATCGCCGATCTTTAGAGCGGCAATAGCATTTTCGATCTGAGTGGAAACTGCAGTGGTACCAACTAGCTCCTCTAGCTCGCCAATGGCAGCAGCATTGTCAGCAACAGCGCCCTCAGCAAGCTTCTTAACTTCAGCATCAGTGTAACCCTTAGCTTCGGTCACAGCGCCTTCAATAGCGGTAGCAACAGAGCCAGTCTCGCCAATAGCGGTCTCAACGGCCTGTAGTCTGGAATCGACACCAGAAAGCTCAGTGTCAGTAGCATACTGAGATAGATTTTCAGCGGCAATGGCATCAGCAATCTTCTTGTCCACAGAGCCAGCAACATCAGCACCACCGTTTAGGGTAGCAATAGCGTTCTTATTGGCAGTAACCTGATTGCTCATCTCTAGAGCGGAACCAGCATGCTCAGTGGTCCAGTCAACTAGCTCCTGAATGGAGTTCATTGCTTCGTCAGGATTCTCCATTAGAGTAGCGAACTTCTGAGCGATCTTGTAGTCAACAGAGCCTGCGGTTTCGGCATCACCATTTAGAACACCAATAGCATCAGCATTGGCCTTCTCGGCAGCACGAGCGATTTCAGCTTCAGCGGCAACGGCCTCTTCGATCTGGGTAGCAACAGCGGTAGTGCCAACTAGCTCTTCTAGATCTTCAATAGCATCAGCGTTAGCGGTGATCTGCTCCTGTAGGGCAGTCTTGTCAGCGCCAACTAGATGGTCATCCTCGATAGCCTTGATTCTGCCGGAAAGACCATTGTCAGCAGCCTCACGTAGTGCAGCCTCGGCAGCAACAGCAGCTTCGATCTGAGCTTCAACAGTGCCTTCGCCATCACCGAACATACCCTCTAGTTCAGCAACACGCTCGTCCATAGCAGTATTTAGACCGTCAGCATAGTCCTTGGCATAGGTCTTGGCATTCTGCTCAGCAGCGTTCCACTTTTCAACGTCGCCTTCCTTGATGAGGTTTAGCTCAGACTCAACGAAGGTGTGAGTGTGATCAATGGCCTCTAGAGCAGCAACACGGGTATTCATGGCGGTGTTTAGACCATCAGCATGAGACACTGCTTCGCCCTTAGCGGTAGCGATTGCAGCGTTCATCTGCTCGGTGGTAGAATACACCTTTAGAGCGTCTGCAATCTGAGTTGCAACAGAATCGGTACCAACTAGAGCTTCAAGAGCAGAAATAGCTGCGGTGTCATTGGGGATCTCGATGGTGCCAACTTCAACAGTGTAGTCAGCATCAGCCTTGGACTTAGCCATTAGCTTGTACTGATAATCATTTACCTTAACCATCTTGTACTGGGTATCAGTGTCAACCTGAATGCCCATCTCATTGGTAACATAGTCAGCGATCTTGGCATCAATACCAGTGATTTCGCTGGCAGCATAAGTGGGCTTGGTTGCGGCCTTGGCCCAAGCAGCTACGTCAGCAGCCTTCGCGCTTAGCCAAGGAAGGTTCGCAAAAGTTTTGGAGCCATCACCGACCTTCATTAGTAGTTCGGGATGCTGTTCAATCTTACCGTTACCAACTTCAACATTAACAGTAGTATACGCAATAGCAATTTCGCCAGCTTCTAGAATGAGACCAGATTCAGCCCAGTTTTCATAGGAGTCATACTTATTCTTAATTCTTACATTTAGAGTCTTTGCATTTTCAATAGCCATAATCAATTCTCTCCTTTAAATAAATAATTTTTTAATATTAACCCACTGCATTGCCGCCATCCATAATGATGACTTCACCTTCACCCTGAGCAATCTTGTCAAAGCTGATAACACCAACACTTAGCGTACCATCTTCATTGACAACAATTTCATCAGAGCTCTTGAGACCAGCAAAAGCGGGAATACTAACAACACCATCAACAATATCTAGTAGGGATCCACCAACGCTAACGCCCTTAATCAGGTTTGTAGCATAATAGGGTTCAACAATGTTATGACAAGATTCATTGCTCAGGTTAATGCGGATACAGTCAGATTCAATGATCGCACCATCAGCATCATACCATTCAACAACGTAAGTCCAACCAACATACTTCTTCGCAGAAGAGTTCTTGCCGAAGTAAGTCCACTCATCTTTCGCCTCATCATAGGACGCAAGCGCAAGCCAAACAATACTATACTTTCTGCCATATTCGTCAATGCCAGCAAAGTCATCGTCAAATGTGAACATCTTGTCTTCGACAACACCCTTATCGCCTTCTTTGAAGCTTACAGCGCCTTCGGGAGCATAGGCTTTAAAGCCCATATAATACATGTTAGCATTGCCAGTGCTACCAACAGACTGCTTTACCCACTGGGTATTAGCAGGAACCATAACTCTGATTTCCTTGTCGTTGTAATCAACTAGAGTGCCAACTGGTTTATGAGAAATCTCGTACTTTATGCGCTGTAGAGTTACAGCAGCTTCATCCTTAGATACATGACCAGCCGCTTCAATCTGCTCTTCAACAGATGTATCGCCAACTAGATCCTGAAGGGCTGCAATGTCAGCAACCATACCAGCAACGTCTTTGCCGTGAGTGTCAACATAATTGATAAGCTCAAGTAAAGTGTCAACCTTATCATTCTCAGTTAGGTCAGAGGCAAATTCCTTAATCTTTGCATCAATCTTGGCGTCAACTGTACCATCGCCAGTTTTGTCCATTTTGTGCTCTAGAGTTTCAAGTCTAGAAAGCAGTGGAGCAGCACCATCAGCAGAAGGTGTGACAATCTCCTTAATAGTGGTAACTGTCTCCTGTAGAGTTTCCACTTCAGACTTTAGATCGTCAAACGCTTCAGTAGAAGGAACAACCCATTCTAATTCGCCTTTGTCATTTTTGCGGGGCTGAGCGCCAGTTGCGGCAGCATCAAAACCCGCAAGTTTAAAAACATCGTCTTCTAGGACAATAGATTTGCCGTCGGCTTCTACCTTTACGTCTACGCCACCAATAACTGGTAGATTCTCATATGTGAGAACGCCATCACCAATTCTTAGTGTATGCGCAGTTAAATCGTAACAAGGTTCACCTGGGGCAGGAATAACGTCCTTGTTGGCAAGCCATTCGGCGGTCGTTGCTCTTCTAAATTGAAAGACCGTCTTAATAACTTTCGTTGCCATTTAACATCATCCTTTCTTAAGATTTTATATATGAAAAAGCTACTGACATATTAAATGCCAGCAGCGCTTCCACCATCAAAATATTGAATTAAATTTTCGTCTTCTACGTAGTTTCCATCGTAGAATACTTCAATTTCTCCGCTTGGGATTCCATCGGCATCATCACCATCAAGCTTAATAGTAACCATCTCACCATCACAATTGCAAATTGGAGTGAGACTCTTGTCCTCTTCAACAACATGTGGCACCCAGCCGATATCCAGCTTTATAACAACAATATCTCCAGGCTGTCCATCTTCAATAGCCCACTTGGCCGCATCAACCATGCTAGTAAACTTAGTAAGCTGCTGTGCGCCAGTTGAAACATCCTTAAGCAGACTTTCAAGAATTTCAAGCCTCATAAGAATATCATCAACAACCGCATCTTGTTCACAAATATAATCGGTAGGAATTGGCTGCTGATAAACGGCAAACTTGACCGCCTTGAGTGTACTGCAGCATCCATCTTCGCCTTTAACAATCGCATATGCGATCAAATTCTTGGGAAGCTGTAGTAGAATATCAGGTACATTACAAATGCGCACACCATCTTTGTCAGTATAAACAGGTCTGCGCTTAGAGTGCTCCATGTTTCTATTTGAAAAACGCACTTCTGTAACACGTTCATCTAAAACAATTAACTTTTGTTTAGTATCCCATTGCCAGAAATTTGTGCGTCCGTCATAAATTTTGAATATATTTTGCGACACTTTTCTCACCTCCTATCGATGTGAGTATTAAGTTTTATTCAGTTACTTCCTGCCAACCATATGTGTCGGGCGACCATACGTTATTATCAACAGTAGAAACATAAGTCTTACCATTATAAGAAACTTTATCGCCAGTCATATAAGGATTAGTACTTTCAGGCTGCTCCCATTCAGAAACAACATTTTCATCCACAATAAGAACTTTAGCAAATAGGCTAACTGCTACATCTGGAGTCCAATCTGCTTGAGAAGTGTGTGATTGCAGCACCTTGTATAAAACATCATTATATACAACTCTCTCGCCAACTTCATACATAATTTCTTCTGACCAAACTGGATACAGCGCAGGAACTTCTATCGCTTGTTCATCTGTAGCCAAATTACGAAGTTTAACAAGAGCATCTACAATTGCTTTTGCTTTAGATTTTGTCAGCATAATTACAGCACCTCCTCAAGCATAGCAAGCAATTCTGCCGCAGTAGACTTGCCCATTTTTACAGTAACAGTACCATCTCTGTGATCTACAACATCGCCAGCAATGCTATATTCGCTGTTATCAAAATATTCATACTTAGTTGTAGTTTTAGACACCATTTCGCCTGCCTCTTCGTCATATTCTACAGTAACTTCTTCAATGTCCTGAACAATACTCCAAGAAATATCATCAACGAAAAGCGCAATAGCATCAGCGTAAGACATCTCTAACTTGATAGCCTTGGATTCTCTGTCATCCCAGTCTCTATCAACTAGTCTGCCAGTAATACTGGCAGGATATCTTACTTCGTTAATCTCAATATAAGTCGCCATTATTAATCAACCTCCTATTAAGAAGTTTTGGTTTATCCAAAATGCTTACGCAAGTGTATATCCTCACGCAAGCATTTTTTATTTTGTATTCTTTTTATTTAAACATATCCAACATATATTTTATCAACATAACTTTCTGTTGATGGCAACAAGCAACGAATTTGAAACGTAGAAGACGTTGTAATTTCTGCCCATATACTTGGTATCAAAGCTTTTAGAACAGATGGACTCATACCAACTAAATTTGACTCTGCCGTAATCCATGTCATGGTTACAGTATCATAATAATGCCATGTTGTGCCACCATTGAAAGTGATGGTGAATAAAACATCATCATGTGCACGTTTTGCTTCAATTCCTTTGATTCCTGAACCTTCTGGTATAGTTTGTGGATTGTAGTGTATTAATTGAGGAGAAGGTGAACCTTGAATTCTTAAATTGTTTATAAGACACTTTTCACTGTCAGTCCAATAAAGTATTTCAGGATTGGACAAACCAGCTAACAAAGATAATTCTGGAATCATTTTAATACCATAATTTAAAAATGTTGTAGAAGAAATATCTGCACCAATAACTTCACTAAGAACGTCATTCACAACAGTATAGTAAGTAGAACCAGAACGAATTAAATATATTTTTTCGTATGGAAACTCTAAGTTAATAATTTCATTTTTTACATCAAATCCCGCGTCCGTTTTTGTAAATGTAACATATGGAGATGTAGTAGAAACATTATAAGTATAAGTAGAAGAGGCAACTAACGAATATGTTCCAGTATTATATGAAGTAGGAATGGAAATCATATGGAGAGATATATCGCCAGTATCCCAAAGAATTACGTCATATTCTATAGCATACGAAAATGAAGTTTGACTATTTCGGCTGTATCCTTTCCATCTTATCTTTAGAAATTTATAATAATCATATAATGTTCCTTCTTCTCTATAAAATGACCACATTGCTCCATTTCTTCTATTTACTTTTAAATGTTCTGAACTTGAGCCAAACCCAATCCAAGAGTTGCCACTTACGTAAATAGTGGACGCAACAGTTCCATTAAAAGTAAACCATGATACGCCAGTAATGGTATCTGTGCCATCATCTTGTTTGGTATTGTCCCTAATTACTTCCATGTTTGTAATACCAGCAGATAAAATTTCATCTATAGAATTATAATTCATTCTTATTTCACCTCCATATTTTCAATTGTTACATTTTCTAGATCATGTAGATTTACACTTATAGCGAATGCATATCCGTTATCAATACTCAATGAAGTCGCCGCGCATACCCATTCTGTTTTAGCTTTGATGGATTCTTCAATAACATCAAAATATCTATCATCATTTTCATCTGATAAATTTAATGTTTCATCAAATTCGTTTTCAAACCGTGTGGCTTCTACGCTTTCCACTGGATAAATATAAATATTATATGCAGTGTTGTAATAACAGCCATTTGTGGCAATATCATTTGTCCAAGTTATTGTTCTGCCTATGAGAGAATTGGAGTTATTAATCAAAACAGTATTTAAAGTAACAGAATTAACTGGAACATAAAGGTTTAAATATGTTTGTCTATTTCTGCCATTAAAGCAATTTGAGGCATCAGAAATAATTGCTGAATAGAAATATCCATTTGTGGCAAGATTGGTGCAATTTTGATATGTACTGGATATTCTAACAACATTTTCCCCACAAATAGGTGAACCAGTTAAATTTTTGCATGCTTCATAAGCGGCAAACATATCTACAACACTATTTCCACATGCTGGTGAACCAATTAAATTGGTACAACCATAATATGTTCTAATCATATTAATAACATTCTTTCCACAAACAGGAAGACCATTAAGCTTTTTACAGCCATAATATGCCCAGCTCATGTTCGTAACATTATTTCCACAAACTGGAGAACCAGTTATGCTGCAATCTACATAAGTATAATACATATCTATTACATTTGGTCCACAGACTGGAGAGCCTGTTATTTTACTAGAAGCATAAGTTTCACGCATTGTTGTAACCTTGTCTCCACATACAGGGGAACCAGTTACGCCAGATCTATAATATGCGCCCGCCATACTTGTAACATTCTCCCCACAGACTGGAGAACCTGTTAAGTTATAACAATTTGCATAAGTGCGTTGCATAGAAGTTACATTACTACCACATACAGGAGAACCAGTTATATTAAAGCAGTTTTCATAGGTACTAGGCATATGAATAACATTTTCTCCGCAAACAGGTGAACCAGTTAAATTAATACATCCTCTATAAGTACTCTCCATGCTTGTTACATTATCGCCGCAAACTGGAACGCCAGTTAAACCCGTACAGCCCGCGTAAGCACTACCCATGTCCGTTACATTACTTCCACATATTGGGTTTCCAGTTAAACCAGTACATCCTGAAAATGCACTTGCCATATTTATAACTTTATCGCCACATGCTGGAACCCCTGTTAAACCTTTGCAGCTCGAATACGCGCTACACATATTAGTCACATTTGGCCCGCAAACTGGCGAACCCGTTAGATTTGAACAGGATTCATAAGCACGAAACATATCAATAACATTATTTCCACACACAGGAGAGCCAGTTAAATTATAACATTGCATATATGCCATATACATATTTGTAATCTTATCTCCACATACTGGAGACCCTGTAAGATTTCTACATGAATAATATGTGTGGGAAATATTTGTAACATTTTCACCTACAACAACATGTCCTGTAAGATTAGTGCAACTATGGTAAGCATAACTCATAGTGGTAACTTTTTCGCCACAAACTGGTTGACCTGTTAAGTTATAGCAATTGCTATAAGTGGCAGTCATATCAACAACTTCTTTGCCACAAACAGGCGAGCCAGTTAAGTTTATACAATTGGTATATGTACGTGCCATACTAACAACATTATCGCCACAAACAGGTGAGCCAGTTAAGTTTGAGCAATTATAATATGAATAATTCATATCAATTACTCTTTCACCGCATATAGGAGAGCCAGTTAAATTATTGCAGTAATAATATGTATTAGCCATATTAATGACATTATTGCCGCATACTGGAGAACCTGTTAAATTATAACAATCGCTATATGCTCTATACATAGTAGTAATATTTTCGCCACATATAGGATATCTAATTAAATTATAACAATCTTCAAAAGCTCTGCTCATACTTGTTGCGCGACTTAAATTTAAATTAGTAGGGTCCATAATTTTAATATTTCGTGAAGTGTAAAACCAAGCAAATAGTGAAATTGGAGTTATTTCATCTTTAAAAGAAACATTTATAATATTATTTCTATATCCATACCATAGTGTTTCAACCACAGTATCTGGTTTTTTGTCCTCAAACCCAGTATAACTCTTAACTAACGTCTCTCCCTCAGCAACATCGTCGCCTCTTTGGAATACAAAGTTACCACTACTATACAACATAGCATAAGCATCTTCTAGAAACTTAATATCATATCCAGTTCCACCAACTAAAGTTCTACCTTTTTTAATACCATACACTGTGCCGCTAACCATGCTTTTACCGCCAGTTACATTATAGGCTGTTCCGCCCACTAAAACTTTATGAGCCATAAAACAACCTCCTTAACCGTAGGTCCAATAAATTTCGCCATTAACGGTTGGATTAGTGTCTGTTGAAACTAATTTACTGTTTCTAAGCAAAGCGGTATCTGGCGCTTGAGAAGATGTGCTTGCAACTACTTCGCCAGCCAAAGTGCCTGCACCAATTTCGCTGGCAGCATATGTAGGTTTATTTGGCTCCTTCGCCCAAGCTGGCACGGTAGGATCGGTTTCAGTATAACTTGTAATATATCCAGCATCGTTTTCCAGTTCTGAAACCTTGGTCGATGGGGTCCATATAGTTTGGTTGTCGTCGGACCTAACGATAATAGGGATGTTATCACTGCCTATGCAAAAACGTGCCGAAATTCCGGGTGTTCCTTTTGTCTTCAGAAAGATGTCGCTCGTTTCCTCGGCGCGCTCGAACATGTTAAGGCTATAATATTCTTGGGTTCCTTCTTCTAATCGAAGGGGGTATTTGCGATAACACGTCACTTCGTCGAGCCGCTTTAAATAGATGTTTAGATCATCATCCAAGAACCCATCTACGTATCGTTCACCTTGCCACACGATTGTCGCTCTGCCCTCATTGAGTTTAGATACAGCTTCTTGCATCTGGGAAGCGTTAGGGTAATCAGAGGAAAACACATACGTGGTAACAATGTCTGTGAGCTTCACAGAGCCGTATGAATCATCAGAAGCGATCGGAAGATACTTGCCCGGAATTGTAATATCAACGATTTTAATCTCTGAAATTCTTATTATATGTTCAGCATCGGAAGTGTCAGAGAACATATACAACATCTGCTGCGCCCCATTATCCATCCATAAAAAAGGCTCGCCCGTGTCGTCCATTCCTAACACAGCCGCATTACCGATTAATACATATGAATAAAATGCTGTAGCATTACATGTATATGTTGCGCCGTCGATATAAACATGATATGTGTTTCCAGCTACTATTTCCAATCGAGTCTCTGGCCAGTTCGATGGGGCGGACATTGTCGCATCTGTGTCATACGTAAACGATATCGTTTGTTCCTCCATTAAAACACTTTCGATTGGACCGACGCTATACCCACCAGCTCTATCTTCCCACTTCACATTGCCATCTGCATCGGTTACAAGCTGCTTATGCGCACCTTGCGCCTCTGGTACTTTATTATCTACATATTCTTGAGAAGCATATACTTTATATGAATCATTCATAATTATTCACCTCACATTGTAAGTAATTCTTCCATCTGTTCATCGCTTAATGCGTAGTTATAAATCTTACAATCATTTAAGAGACCCTTAGCAAAACGTCCTGTTCCTCCAACGTTGGAGCGATAACATCCAAGTCGTAGCTCTTCATGTACTGCGTAATAATCCATAGTTTTTTCATTCTTATGGATTTGTCCATTTTCATTGTAACATCTCGCGACAGTAACTTTACCACTTTCGTCCTTGCGATATACAACCTTTACGCGATGTAGGTCAGCATTGTCAATGAGACCGCTGGTAGAGTTAGAAGAAATAGTATTTGTGCCCTGTCTATATTCAGAAACAATACCATTACTATTGTATTGTAGAATAATACCTGGATATGGAGAAGTTTCTGTCATAGCATGAGCAATAACATATCTGCTTCCAACGAATTCACTTTCACCAGTGTGCGTCCAGTCAAGTATAAGAGTAAATGGTTTATCTTCGGCAAGAGGTGCTACACCAGTGTCAATATAATTAGAGCCAGTAAAGGTAGTAGGTTCAGGTAGTTGATAGAGAATTCTTTCATCAACTTCTGGTTCATCTGGAATTACTGGTTCTTCAATACCAGAAACAGAAATTGAACAAGTAGCAGAATAGTCGCCGCAAGTAGCGGTTATAGTAGCTGTACCATTGTCAATAGCGGTTACAACTCCATTCTCTACTATTACTACTTCAGTATTATCAGAAGACCAAATAATTTTATCTGTGGTATCTACTGGAGTTACAGAAGCAGTAATGGTTTGAGAGCTTGCTTCTAAGAAAATTAATTCAGTCGCAGATAATGTAATACCAGTACAAGGAATTCTTACTACTGGAGTTAAGCTATTAAAATACTCATCAGTCCAACTTCTGCGTGCGGCTGCAAAATTTCTAATCTGTTGAATATTATTTTTGGCCACGGAAGGAATTCCACTATAAGCACCGCCAGCAGTAGTAGAAGCATAATCTTCTTTAATCAAATCAGAAGTGAATAAGTCAGAAAATCTTTCAAAACGATTAATGACGTTGGACATAGACAAAGCAGATTGTTTTAATTCTGCCCATCTAGCTTGAAGCTCTAAATAAAAATTTTGCTCTATTCTCTCAAATAGAAGGTTACCTTCTCTATTTTGAATCCTATCTTCATATTTTTCTCGTCCATAGTCATAACCCATTACAGCTTCACCATTCCAATACAAACCCCAAGTAGTATCAAGATCGTAAAGTGAGGCATACCATTTAATTCCATCGTAAGTTAAATAGATTTGATTTTTACCATACGAGTCTGAACCACAAGCATATATGCCGAATATATGATAATCAATTAGACTTTGCAAATCAATATAATTGCTTATATTTGCTTTAAAATCTTCATCGCTGCTTGTCATTACAAAATTTACAACTTCAGACCAGCGAGACACTATGGAAGCTGGAGCACTATCATGAACTTCGTCAGACCAGTCAGTTCCATCTATTAAAGGTAGGGCGCGAAAACATCCGCCTACATAATTTTCACCGCAAAGAATGCAATGGTTATCAAGCGAACCATCCATGTTAGTCATCCAAGCATCCTTTGGAATATTCCAAGTATACCGGCCTTGATATATACCATTTGCGTATACTTTAATTGGAAAGCCATCTATCATGCCCTGGTTTGGACTGGTGCGCAAAAGCTCAGGAAGCTCTAAATAATTTGGACGCGTCTTAACAATGTCTCCGGCAATTTGAGCTGACACAATATTCCTTGTGTGAGATATATCTATCCAATTTGCTTTCAAACAGAATTTATACTGCCGTCCCCAGCCCTTAAAATTTATTTTAAATTTTTCGGAACGAGCCTCATCTTTATATAGCTTTATGGTAAAGTTTTTCTTTGGATATTTCATAGACGAAGTTCCTTGACACTTAATTAATAAATAAGCATGGAATTGGTGCGTCGCGGAAATATAAGTCAACTCTGCAAGCGCATCGTCCTTTGTAGTCGGGATTATACCATCTATAAAAACTTTTGGTATATCATTTGACTTTGGTTCAACAATGTAACCATCGTCCTTTAAAGATTCGATAGCTACATTTATTTGTTCTGAGACGTAATTTTCAGAGGCGTATATTTTATATGAACCACTCACTCATACCTTGCCTCCTTTCTGTAATAATCAATCAACACTTGCGTCCTTTAGTTTATCTAAAAATTCATAAATGCCCATACAAGGAATAATGCCATTCAGCTTGTCCCCCATATAAGCATTCTTCATTACATCGTTATAATGCTCTGCAAGAATTTCATCGGAAATATCATGTTCAATTAAACTATAAACTTCGTCATAATAACGCTTACACCACTTGAAATTAGTATCCGCATGCTCTCTTGCGCGAGCATAACATTCAATGTAATACTCATAAATATTTAACATGCACATTACAGACCACATTGTAATAAAACCATTATATGGCTTTCTGGTCTTAGCTTCCTTGATTGCAAAAATCATATTTTCAACATAACCATAGAAGCTATCACGCTCAGAGCTGCCGTAGCTATACTGGCAGTCATTTGCGCGAGTAATGCTGTTGGGATTCTCATGCCAATAATACACATGAGCAGGAATGAAGTTGATCTGTTCTTGATCGCTAGAACACAGACGAATCATGGTATTGAAGCCATTATCTTCATTTGCTCTAGAGCTTTCATGGAAGTGAATCTTATATCTGTCGATAAAACTTCTACGATAAAGCTTACCAAACATCCAAACCATATCCTGCTCATGTGTCATTAGAATTGGGCCTTCACCAGGCTTAAACCCTTCCTCATGCACTTCATCAAAAACACCAACGCACATATGGAAGATGCCGTCTCCCATTTCAATGCCGTTGCGCAGTGCTTTGAGTGCGAAGGCTCCATTTAGAGTATCGTCGGCATCAATGAAGGTCATATAACCGTTCTTGGTGTGATCAATACCATATTGACGTGCCACGCCTGGACCACCATTAATTTCGTATCGTAGCAGATTGATTTTCATTACCGGAGTAAAAGCTTTAATTACTTCAGCGTAGTTCTGTTTAGTTGAAGCGTCATCTACAATGGTTACCTCAAGGTCAGATACGATGTCTTGGCAAGAAATGCTAGAAAGACAACGAAATAGGACATGATCTGGCACATTGTAGGCGGGTATAATTACATCAATTTTACGGTTATATTTCTTCATATATAATACCTTCCTTTTTATATTTTTTTTGATTATTTATTCGTCATCGCCGTTTGCTGTACGTGCGGCGGCTACATCATCTACGGGGTAGATGTAAATGTTGTATTGGGTGTTGTAATAGCAGCCGTTTGTTGTGATGTCATCAGTCCATGTGATGGCTGCGCCGACGAGGGAAGAAGTGTTGTTGGTTAGTAGTGTTGTCATTGTGGTAGAATTCTTTACTGTGTAAATGCGTAGAATGTTTGCAGTATTGCGACCTTTAAAGCAACCTGTAGCGCGATTTACACTTACAGAATAAAAATAAGAATTGCCATATAGATTTGTACAATTTTGATATGTACCATACATATCTACAACACTATCTCCACACACAGGAGAACCTGTTAAGTTATAACAGGATTGATATGCAAACATCATATCTGTTACCTTAGGCCCACAAACAGGCGAACCAGTTAGATTTGAACAGTTAGAATATGCGTAATCCAATGTAGTAACATTATGCCCGCATACGGGAAAACCAGTTAAATTTCTACAGGATCTATATGTATTTGCCATATTAGTCACTTTATTACCGCACACTGGAGAGCCAGTTAAATTAACACAACTGCAATATGTCTCATACATATCTACAACATTATCTCCACAAACAGGAGAGCCTGTTAGATTGCTACAGCCATAATATGTACGCCACATATTTGTAATTTTTTCACCGCAAACAGGGGAACCAGTTAATTTTTGACAATAATTGTATGTTGCTATCATGCTAGTTACATTCTTACCACACACAGGCGAGCCTGTCAGATTTCTGCAATTAGTATATGTTGAGGACATATTTGTAACATTATCACCACATACGGGCGAACCAGTTAAATTCCAACAATTATTATACGCAGAAGCCATATTGATAACATTCTTTCCACATACAGGCGGACCAATCAAATTATAACATGAATTGTACGCATATTGCATTTCAGTTATATTGTCACCACAAATAGGGCTGACTAAACTTCCACATGAAGTAAATGCCGCACTAATACGAGTAATCTTATTGGACAATTTAACTTCTTTAAGATTGCTTAAATACATAAATTTTGAAGCAAAATTATTGTTTGTTAAAGTAACTCCATCTGGAATTACAATTTTAGTTACATTGCTGTACTGTCTAAAATTTATCATATCTTTTCACCACCTTACAATATAACTAAACTATTGTTTGGAATTATCAGTTCTGTACTTGGTTGACCACTATAAGTTTCTTTCCAACCAGTAATCGTATAAGTTCCATTGCCATTATCTGTATAATCAAAGTCAACAAGAACAATCTCAGGATCAAATGGTATTACTGCTACAGGAACTTCGACAGCATGACTCATGCCTCCCTCAGTATAAGTAACCTTTACATATGATGTACTATCTGTGATAGGCGTAGTGTCATATTCAAAATTCGTTACTTCCTTTGATACTCCATCATAGGTAGTTGCTGTTATTACAATTCCTGTTGGGTCGAATATTTCACCAACCATATACTCAGTTTTGTTGGGCATAGTTGTTACTTCTATTTTCTCAATCTGACAATATGTTACAAGAGTACCATTGCGCATACAAACGGCATATGTGTAACCATTTTCTTGGTCAACCAAATTGATACAATCAACAGATTTTGAATTTGCTGCACCAATATTTTTTCTTGCCTGAGCTTGTTGCTCTTCTGTTAATTCTTGTTCGTTATAGCTGATATAACATTTAGAGTTTACAAAATCGCATACCGCCGGTACTGACGCCAAATAATTAGTATTATTGGTTCCTTCATATATGGCATTGGCTTGTTCTGTTGTATACAATGCGACCGCATCGCCGCTGCTCGGAGTCCACATGTGCAAGTGTTTAAAATGAATGTCGCCATCAATCTTCCAGTTTACAAAATCAAATTCCCAATCGCCAAACGTACCTTGTTTTGCAGTTTCCAGAATATAATATTCTCCCGTTTCTTTGTTTATGGCTCGCATTTCAAGTCCACCAAGGTATGCTTTTGCAATTTCTGCCACACTCTTGTCCATTGTACAAAAATATGCAGCACTCGCGTTGGGATGCGGGTCGTATGTTACATCAACATTGATTGTAAACTTCGGAATATATTCGCTTGACATTTGAACAACTTTTTCTATTGTACCACTTATTGAAATTGTATGCGTACCAACTTCGGCTGCAAACAACATTACTTGACCTTCGTAAACCGTACAGAAAAATGGCTCTCCATTACCTCCGTTTACACCCGCAATTTCTCCATTACCGATACTTGGAGAATTTGGGCCTTGGACAATGTATGACACGCATTCGTATTCAATGCCATCCCAAGTTACATTATAAATGCCACCAGCCACAAACTCAATTACAAACGGATCAAAAACAGGATCGCCTGTACTTTCAATATTTATTGTAGTCTCTGGTACAATTTCTCCAGAATAGCTTTCTTTATATGGATATCCGTCGGGTAGATACTTCATAGGAAGCTTTACGATATTTTCTTGAATTACAGAGTAAGAAATTGACAAAGTAAAATCTTTTTCTTCTGCCATATACACCCACAATGTTGTGCTTGTTTCTTCTGTTTCCATTGCAAAAGGTTCACCAGTATCAGTTGTAATATCCCCATCATATTCATAAATTGCATTATTACCCAACATCAAATAACCATCATAATTGCGTGCAACGCATTCATACTCAATACCATCACATGTAACGGTATAAGTTCTACCTTCTACCAAAGGTTCTGAAAGTATAATATCACCCTCAATGGATGCACTATTTATTTCTGGCAAAATCTCAACGGTGATTGACTTAGGCTCACCAGTATAAAACGGCCTATTCTTAACATAATCATCTGCCGTTTCATCATTCTGGTTCCAGTCTGGTTGTACGTTTGCTCGGATATCTTCTTTATTTGCTTTTGTGTCTAAAATACTTTTTATTGACGCAATACTATTGCGTAAACCATTTAAAGGTGTTAGTTTTTCCATTTAATCACCTCATGTTATTTAGTTAAAAAGGCGGTAGAATTAAACTACCGCCTTTATATGTATTAAGAAGGTATGGTTTCAAAAATCATTTCGTCCGTGTTATATGTAATACGATGGTCGCCCTCAAACTCCATATTAATATTGCCGTTTTCTTCAAATACCAACCTTTTTAATGGGTACATTTGCATTACAATACCAGATCCAATATTAAAATCTACAAGCGTAATATATACTGGCTTTCTGGAGTTGAGTGCGTTTGCAATAGCCTCGCGAGTGGTGTCACATATATAATCAGAATTATACATTTCAACCACAACATTTAACGCACTGCAACCCGCCTCAGGTGGAAGATACCTGGGATCAATAGTATATGTTTCTTCGCCATAAATGGTTATAGTATGCATTCCTGGAGATTCTGCATATATTTCTATTTCACCATATTCGTTCATTAGCATATAAAATGGCTCTTCTGATGGTTGTACTTGTGCAATTTGACAACTAGCATCTCCAAAACAATTAATGTCTGCTGTACAGGTATAAGTTTCTCCATCCCATATAACGGTATATTTCTTTTTATCTTCAATAGTAAATGGAGGAATTGATGTAATGTTGCTATATGGATAACTATCTGAAAATTCACATTCAAATTCAGATACAATTTCGATTGGTGTTTCACCAAATGGTTTATTAGTTATATTTGACCAGTCACAAACAATATCTCGCGGAAGGATATCTTGGCTAATTACTTCTCCATAATATTCAAATGATTGAATAACTTTATCACTGCCATTGTCTGTAACATATACACCTTTATTGAATGTTAAGTCGTTATAGGTACTACCATCTTGTGAGCATAAGAGAATTATAAGCGTGCCTGCAACATCGACGCCTACAATATTTTCTGATGCTACAAAAATCATTTCATCAGTAATTTTTTTTGTATTACTTTCTATTATCCAAAAATATGTACATTTTCCACCAATTAGATCGTCTTCAGAAATAACGTCTTCCATGACACGTACAAAGCACATTTCATCCATATCAACTATTTCATAATCGTCCTTATTGCCGTTATAGACAACTTTTTTAAGTCCACGCGACATTGGGATGTCAGAGCCACCACCATTAACACTATTTTTTGGTACTCTTACATAATTTCCTTCCTGCTCCGCAAGTAAATGAGTATTATCACTCATGCTTTCTACAACAGGAATATTTGCAATATTTTTTAAATTAATGTTTGTCATATAAGTTCCTCCTTAAATTGGAATTGAACCATTGTTATCAATTAATAGAGCTCCTTCGCTATCAACGAATGTTGGGAGCATATCTAGTTCCATTAGCATTGTAATTACTTCTTCGTCTGTAGCGACTTCGATCTCTGGAATGTCTTCTACGCGAGCGATGGTATCTGGAATATACTTTTCATCAAGCTGCTTAATATATGAATCATTACCATCCCAAGTGATTTCAGGTTCAGTAGCTTTAGAATCGCTTGCAAATCCAGATAAAAAGGCTTCATAGCCCAGTGCCCTAGTGTCCATGAAGTATACGCCTTTTGTTGCATTAAAGACGATTTCTTCCACTTCGTAATTCTCAACATCTTCAAAAAATACAAGTACCATCAGTTCAGAAATTGCAGCGACTTTATCATCTACCAACACCCACGGTGCGTTATTAAAGTCAGAAACTTCTGATATAGTACGCCAAACTTTTGCCATACCATCAGCCGCAGGAGATACAGCGAGCTCAGTATTGTCCGAAACTTTCAAGAATCCTATAGTCTGTCCCATCATATCAATTTCGATGCGCTCAATACTTTCCTCGCCGAACGGCTTATCGTTCAACTCATTCCAGCTATGCTTATGATTGGCAATATCACTGTCAATCTTTGTCTTGATCAACTCGTCATATTTTTTCAATCTATCAAGAGACAAATATTTTTTAATTGAATCAGGCATTTTGAAATCTCCTTTCAAAATTTATAATTTGTCAGCTTAGTTAACTAATAGCCATGTATTTGCGCATTATACATGAGTACTAATTAAATATGTGATTAAGATTTTCTTTAGAAATATTTCTAATAGAATGCTCATTTAGAGGGGATAGCAAAATCCCCTCTTGTATTTAGTAATTTTTATTTAGTTCTAAGCTCGTTTCCAATAATAATTGCTATAAGTGTCAGTTAACAGTGTCACATTCGCAACAGGATCTGTTACATCTATAGGTGTGCCACTCGTGGCAGTACTATGTTTTGAAACGAACCAACCATCTGTATTGTCAAAACTAACACTTGTAAGATTTGTACAATTAGAGAATGTTTCCATGCCAATGTGAACGACACTATCAGGAATGGTAATACTTGTAAGACCTGTATTTTGGAATGCGCTACCAGAAATGTCAGTAACACTATTGGGAATAGTAATATTCATAAGGCTTGTACAGCCATAGAACGCTTCCTGACCAATGTGAACGACACTATCAGGAATAATTACATTTGTAAGACCCGTACATTCATGGAATACATAATGTTTAATACTAGTAACGCTATTGGGAATAGTGATATTCGTAAGGCTTGTGCAGCCCCAGAACGTATTATTACCTAAATCAGTAACACTATTGGGAATAGTAACGCTTGTAAGATTTACACAATCTCTAAACGCATTATCACCAAGACTAATAACGCTATCGGGGATAATAACACTTGTAAGACCTGTATTTTGGAATGCGCTATAACCAATACTGGTAATGCTATTAGGAATAGTTATGCTTGTAAGATTTGTACAGCCCCAGAATGTACGATCAAGACTAGTAACATTTCCAAAATCATGAACAGCAGTTATGCCATTATAAAAATTAAAATTATGCTTAGTATCATATGATCCTACACCAAAATCTCTATAATCGCCCTCAATCGTCAATATGCCACTAGAAGGTGTTGTTACAGAGTCAGATACGCCATTAAAAGTACCAAAGAAAACTTGCTGTTTAGCTGGCTCTGCTGCCCCACTTGTATCTATAATGACTTTGGTCAAATCACCATAGGTGATAAAAATCATACCATTCGTTTTTGGATAGATATTAAGCAAAATAAATTCTTCGTCGTTATAAGCAGTATCATCTACATAGGTAGTATCTGTTATTTTATTAACTTCTAACACAACATTTTTAGCAATCGGAATATCAGGACTGTCAGAATTATGTAAATTGCTTAAAACAGTTTCCAATTCCAAAATCGCCTCATTGACCTTATTATAATCAATGCCATACTCATTTTCACCAACGACAACCTTAGAACTACTACCAGTAATAGTGCCTAAATGTGAAACAAAAGCATTAGTAGCAGCAGATAACTTTTCAGAATCAACACTATAAGAATCTCCACCAAGATTAATCATTGCACCAGAACCACTCATGGTAGTGGATAAGTGAGACTTTAAAGCGTCAGAAACGTCAGAAAGAGAGGATTCGTGAATAGAGTAATTTTTATTATTAAAGGTAATATCAATCTTTGCCATAAAATTTCTCCTTCTAATTTAAAACGAAAGACCCTAATTAAAGGGTCTTTCTACATATTATTAATCAAACGACTTTAAATTAGGCGAACATGCCGTTAATTTCTTCCTCAGAAATTTCAACGAAATTATCACGCCAAGTCTCAATTGCAGTAACTCTGTCGCCAACAGCAGTTAAATCTGCTTGTGCAGCCTTAGAAGTAACAGTGTTCCAAGTGGTAATATTTTCGGCAGTAATACTATCCAGAATAGTCTTATTACTATGGCTATGATCAATAGCTTCCAGAGCATCCAAACGTCCAGATAGAGCATTGTCGGCACTCTCAAGAGCTTCAATATCAGACTCACGCGCAATAGAATCTGGGATAAATTTTTCATCTAATGGATGAGCCACTTCATCTGCAAATCTGAAACTATAACTAGAAATATATTCCATCTTAACTAAATTGGTGCCGCTATTGTCGTACCATACCCAAATGCCAGGGCCTGTTAGCGGGACACGCATCCCTTGTCTACCACCAGCATAAACTGTTACAAGTCCAGCGCTGCCTTCTGTTGCGATAATTATATCTCCATCACTAGAAGCGAAACCATAAACAGTGCCAGCAACGACTCTATCCGTGGCACTTATATCATTATTTATTTTAACAATATCTACACTATAACGATAATCGGTATCATTTTTTTCATCATAAAGAATAATTTCACCATCTATAAAATTATCAAAATTTGTTATAGTATCACTTGTTAATCGAACATAGCCCTTATTTGCACCACCAAGCTCCTTCATGTACGTCTTAGAACTAATATCACCATCAAAAGTTCCACTGACTTCATAAGACCCTTCTTCAACCCAATGGGTTCTGCCTTTAATATAAGCAGAATCACTCTCGTCATTTACAGACCAGTCGCTCTGCACAATTTTTTCATTCAATTCGTTAAATTTAATTTGAGCAGCAACAGCAGCCTTTTGAGTGGCTTTCTGGGCTTCAGCAAGAACAACGGCATCCTTATTGGCAGCATCTGTCTTAGCAGCTTCAATAGCAGCAGCAAGATCGGCAATATCGCCATCAAGCTCATTCTTCATAGCTTCGTCGGCGGCAATATATGCATCATGATTGATAGCTTCCAAGGTGTCTAAACGACCAGACAAAGCAGTCTCAGCTTCGCCAGCTCTCTTCACTTCAGCAGCAATATCATCCTTGTTCTTGTCAATATCAGCGCGGAAACCGTCAGCGATAGTGCCATGATCTTCAACATACTTAGTAAACTCATTAATAGAGTTAATAGCACCCTCAGCATCAGGGTTGTTCATAATAGTATTAATCTGAGTCTGCAAGCTCTCAGTTTTCTCGTCAATTTGACCCATCTTAGTGTCATAATCGGTCTGAGCAACCTTAGCGTCGATAGCATTCTGAAGTTCGGTTTTGTCAGCAGCCTTTAAATAATCGCCTTCAATAGTAGCAACTTTGCCCTCAACAACACCAACACGATTGCCCAACTCAATCATTGCACTTTCAGATGCGATGCCAGCAGTCTTCTCCTGAACATAAGCGACAACGTTTGTTGCAGTTGCATCAGCAGGAATAGTGCCGACGTAGCCCTTCAAAGTGTCAACATCACCCTGAGCCTTAACAGCTTTACCATCGGCAACACCAGCGGCAGCAGCAGCATCATCGCCAGCCTTTTGAGCGGCCTGAATAGCAGCGTCCTTGCCGTCTGCATACGCCTTGGCATTAGCTTCGGCAGTATCAGTATAGCCTTTTGCTTCATCTAATTTTGCTTGAGCATCAGTTTTGGTTTCATATGTATCAGTAATTACATTGCCAGAAGCATCCTGAGTTGCCTTTGTTGCAGAAGTAGCTTCTTCAGCCTTCTTTACTACTGTAGAACCAGATGTAATATCAGAAATAGAAGCATTTACGCCAGAAATATCATTATCAATCTTTGCTTTGATTAGAGCATCGTACTGTGCCAGTCTATCAAGAGATAAATACTTTTTAATTTCAGCCATAATAAATTTCTCCTTTGCTATTTAAATTTTAAATAATATAAAAATAAATATAATATATGTCTATAAAAAATAGGCTAAATTAATGGCCTACATGCATTTGTTGATTATTTAATTAATCGAAAAGCGCTTCAATTTCAGCATAAGTGATAGGAGTGAATGCATTTATCTCAGAAGTGTTCGCTTCAACATCTGATGCGCGAGCAATTGTGTCTGGGATGTAGGTTTCGTCGATGGTCTTGATGGTTGTACTGGAAATAGAACGCGCATGCACAAATTTGTTTGCGAAATATACGCCCTCACGCATTGATATGCCATACTCTCCCAAGTCTTGATTGCAAATTATAACAATCGGAACACCAGTATCAGAGCCTGTGTGTGTAATTGCAAACATCAATCCTTCGCCGTCAGCAACACAATCCTCGGTGACACAGAATGTTCTTGTTTCAACACCATCGTATGAAATCTCATAACTCACCACGCTACCCAGTACATCGGAAAGCGCAATCGTGTTGTCAGAAACGCGCACAAGCTCCAGCCCGTCCAAAGTCACAGTTTCCTTGTCGGTTATATCGCCGTCCCACTCAATAGTCCAACCCTCTTCACCGAACGGCTTATCCTTGAGATCGCCCCAAGAACCAGAAGTAGCAACTGTAGATAATATGGGTTTATTTTTAATATAATCACCCTTGGTGGGGTCAGTTTGTTTAAAATTTGGCTTAGGCAATGGTGTTCCAACAGTCACGCCAATAATCTTGCTCATGAGCTCACCTCCGTAATGGTGACTTGAATAGTGTAATCATTCTCTGGCTTTTGACCAATTGCATATACAGTTACAATACCATCTTCATTTTCGGTTACAAAACTCAAATCTTTTTCGTAGAAAATATTCAACTGCTCAATGCTAGGAGTCAAGTCAACCTGGCTACATGGTGTCGCACCTTCGACATCAACTACCTGATAATATGGGCTTGCATCACCCATCCAGTTTGCCGACAACAGCTCTACATTAGATATTTTTGCACTAGGCTTAAGCAGAGAACCAATAATTTGAACTCGTTTTGTTGCCATTTATATCCCTCCTTTTAAATTAAAAGGAGCCAAGGGATAGTTGACTCCTACGTATTATTAATTTTTAACATACCACACTTGCGCATAGCTAGTCATACTACTTGCGTCATAGTTGGATGTGATATGAATATTTTTATTAGATGCGTAAATCGCTAATTCTTGACTCCCGTTCTTTAATGGAATGGTATCTCCTGCAGAAGTAGTGGCAGAACATCTAATAGCAGAACGAACGCTAACATCTGTATAAGAAACAGACTTTTTGGCGCTCTTTGGCAGCGCCCCAAAGTCAACTAATTTAGTGTATACTGGATAACCGCGCCAATATTCTGTAGTTCTATATTCAACACCTGGCTCCATTTCAGGATTTGTAACACTCCATTCGCTACCAACAGTTCCGCCCCAAATATTTTTATACTTTATGAATGGCGTACCCCAATATCCATACTTATATGCAATTACACAACCATAGTCTTCTGATGTCTTTGCGATGGTCCAAAACCATGGAGAGCCATTATTTACTGCATAAACTACTCTCTGTGTATTGTTGGGTGTTGCCGCAAACAGCTCCATAAGAATAGCATCTTCATCATCGTCTGCGCCATAGCTTACTGTTTGAGAAACCATACCACGTGGAGCATATGTGGCCGCACCAAGTTCTTTTGTTACATAGGTATCATTGCCGTACTCTTTAGTAACAACATCGGGTAGGTTGGCCAGCGCATTATAGTCAATTTGCAAGTCACCTGCATCTGTTTTAATCTTCGTTACATATTGTGCCATTTTCTTTCCCTCCTTTTACGAGGTTTTATCATTAGTTTTATGTTATTAATATTATTAACCTATAACGCAATATCTCAGCACATATTCTTCGTTTACTGTGATGCCCAAGTTAATCTGCCCATTTTCTGTGTCAACAGCAATGTCAGACAACTTTGTGCCACTGATTGCATCATACATTGCGTCACCAACTGATACATACATGGGAACTACACTTTGCTCCTCATTTGTATCATAACGGCATATTGTAACCATTAAATGGCTGTATTCGTACTCTGGAGCCGGAATGGCTGCTTCACTATTAGCAGACAATACTATAGATCCGTAGCTTGATGAAACAACCAGTTCACCAACCTGAATACCTTCGTTACTGGCAAACTTTTTTCCAATTCTAACGTCGGCTGGCGTGGCGTCAAATATTACTTCAGATCCAGTAACTACACCAGTGATTTCATTCCCGTCTTCATCGGTCATGATAAGCGTCTTAATAGGTGCGGTGCCGCCTACTGCATTGCCATAAATGCTCATACATTAACCACCTCCGTGATTAACACATCCATTGTATAATCAGAAGTAGGTTTATTGCCAATAGACCATGCAGTCACAACCCCATTGTTGTTGGTTAACATCAATGAAATTTCCGCATCCTGTAGCGCAACAATCTGCGCAGGTGTGGGCTGCAAGTCAAGCTTACTGTTTGCGTTTACGCCGCTGCATGCAACAACTTGAGAATAAGGCTGGCTCGTTCCAGCCCATGCACTAGCCAACATCTTTACACTAGTGAGCTTTGGTGCGCTGGCCGCAGAAGTGTTAGCAATTGCGCCCCAAACTTCTTGCCAAGTTCCATCAGTTTTTTTAATCTTTAATACTGGCATATCAACCCACCTCCTTACATATACACAACGCCATTAGCGTCGATGGATAGATTGAGATTTACAGCCTGCCATTTTCCATTCACTACCATGAGCACCTTGCCATTATCGGATGCGGTGACTTCTGGTAGATTTGGTTCAATAAAAGCAGGGTCGTTTGCGGTATCAACCCAAATGTCACCTGCAACCGCATCAGTTGGCTCAGTGTCTTGAACGTATACACCAAAGTCATCTGCGGTGGCTTTATCAAGCGCAGAGCTAATTTGGTCGCTAACCGAAGTATCACCAATAAGCGTGTTTACTTCGTCTACTCTGCCATTAACGGCACCGACGATAGTTCCTAGCGAACTAATTGTGTCACCAATAGTTTTGGCATCTGCGGGAGCGCCTGCAACTGATAAGGTTGTGTCGGTGCTTGGTATATCGGTTAAGCGTGCGATTGTTGATGGGATGTATTTTGCGTCGAGCTGATGAACTCCATCTGCATAATCTCCAAACGGTCTATCAGATAGATCATTCCAGCTACCAGCATAAAATGGCAACGCGTTTACATTGGTTTTGCCGTCACCAATTTTTACTCTTTCATAATTATGTGCAGAATCTATATCATAAACAATGATTTCGCCCTGCTTGGGAACGAAATTTACCGCAAGCAGCCAATGCGCCTCAATATCATGTTTATGAATAATTCTCGAATTAAAAATTTTTTCGGACATGTTAAGTCCTCCTTTGAATTATCAATTTTCAAATTCAAAAAAACAAGCCATCAATTTTCAGACTTGTTAATTGCCATATTTATTTGTTCTGACACAGAAATGTCACCAACTAGCTCAGTTAATTTTTCAACTTCTTTACAGAGCGCTTTAAGGTCTGACCTTAAAGCGTCCACATCTTCTTTGCTGGCCATACCGTTGAGCGCAGTTGCTAGTTGAACTGACACTGGCGTGTCTCCTACAATTGGTTCTATAATATCATTTAGAATGTCGTTAACTGTGCGTTCCACAAGAAACACCTCACTTTTAATTTAGCTCATGCGCTTGCCATTTGCGATAGAGCTCTTTGACAAGAGGGGTTTTTTGGAATACGAAGACTAATGTGTCTTTGTGCTTTGTGCCGCTGTATAAAATATCTACAAGATCTGCTGTTGCGCCGTTGTTGAGATATTTCTGGCACTGCAACATGTTTGTTATAAAAACTACGTTTTCTGCGTCATAATAACGGTTAAATAGCTTAGAAAAAGTCATCATGTTTCGTTTCTCCTTTTTTGCATAAAAAATAAGGCACCAAAACCTCGCGTTGAACATGAAGTTATAGTGCCTTATTCATTTTCTTGATCAACTACTTCATGTATTACTTCTGGCTCCTCGCGCTTAAAACGCTTGGCCTTGGGTTCTTCTTTAAAAATATTTTCTAGGTCAGTCTGTACAAAAGACTTGAAATTTGCTTTATTGGAGAGGTCACACTGCTCTAGCGCAGCTTTGGCCTCAGATTTGGACTGAAGATTTAGGTTAAAGTTTGTGCAAATTTGAAAAATGTTTTTGCAGTTTTCGCTGTGGAATTCGGCCATCCAGGAGGGTTTATTTTTATCATCACTGCATGTGGGACAATATTTATATGAAGTGCTACATAGATAGCATTTTCTATCACGCCTTGCCATTTTGGCTCACGCTCCTTTCAGTAAAATAAAAGTGCGCTATGAAGCGCACGTTAATTTTGTGTTGTTGAAATCATATAGTAAATTGGGGTTAGTTTGAAAAATATCTTTTCCAGATTTGTTAATAATATATTCTCTAAGCTGAGAAGAAGTTGTGTTGTGCGTTCCATAAATGTTATGGAACGAACCACTCTCAGAAGAATCGTGGCATTTGACACATAAAGTGATTCCATTATTAGCATTATATCTTAACTCTGGATGGTCAGAAAATTGATTAATATGGTGTGCGTTTAATTTGCCACCACGAATACCGCAACATTGACATGTGTAATCATCACGTTCATAAACAGATGTGCGCCATTCTTTATATTCTCGACGGTGTCTTAGAGTATCATTCTCGCCATTGATGCCGCCTTTCCAAAAATAATTATTTTCACCTTTTTTGTTTTCACTAAGCGCATCTTTGTAACACTCATAACATCCATATTGATATTTATACGCTGCATTGAGTGCTTGCAAGTAATCATCATGCTTTCCTTCTGGACACTTTAACCAAACTTTTTTGTTTGACTGTACAGTATACTCGTATGGACTTTTGTCATTTTTATCTGACCATCTATTTACAATATCTGGATATAACACTGCCAAACTATCATTTGGATGTACTTTTTTTCCATTACAATATGGACATCCAATTCCCCTGCCAAACGATTGAGGCGTTTGCTCATAAACATGATAGTCTTTGTTTGTGCATTGAATAAGAATCTTTAATCTTGAATGACCATTAGCAATATCCCATGGGTTCATTATATTAGACTTATGCCAATGATTTCGCAAGTATTGTTCCCCAAATTTATCAATTACCACTTGAGCAATACTATTACACTTACTGCAAATTATTTTTGCTTTTTTATCCAAAGTAACAGCATACATATAATGCTGCTCACTTTCATGTAAATCGCGAGGACATTTGAACCACATCTTTTTATTGCTCTTACAAGAAATGTCTTTTGACGCACAACCATTCTTTTCTTCGTCAAATCTATCATTTAAATCTATTCGACTGTTTTCAACGCACCAATCATAAAATGATTTTGTAAACCTCATAATTACTACCTCTCTAGTTAACACTCTCTCATTATTAAATAATACAAGAAGAGGTGGGTGAGAGGCCCCACCTCTTATCAAGAAAAATGATCAGTTTTCCTCTATCTTGTATACATTATAACACATTAATTTTGTATTGTCAAGTGTTATAATTCAAATTATTCCTCATCGCCAGGGATAACGATGGAGAATAGTCTCTTCTCTTTATCGCAATAATCCTGCTGTGCACGACCAGAGAAGGGATGTGCACCGTCAGTGGCGATGCTCCAGTCGAAGTCTGGGCTTAGTTTGAAGTTGTTGAAAATTACGTATGCATAGATCGATTATTTTACTTCATTATTTCGCTACAATAACAAAGAACTATTCATTCAATATAAATAGTATTTCTTGTATTCTCATACAAGTCAAGGTCATATCATTCACCATATTTATATATAAACTTAGGTGGTTCCCACTTCGGAGCGCTTGCTCCTAATCGCATTTCAGCGAATGACCGTCGAACCTTCTCCTGTTCGGAGCTTGGCTGCTGATTTTCCAATTCTTATATTTTTCAAGCGTTCACACTTAGGCGTATTTCATCCTTATGTTGTAGCAATAAGACTCTAAGGAGTTTCCAGCAATTCAAGAACATACACAATAATGTTTCCAATTATTGCGCTCTAAGTAAGACGAAAATTTAATTCGTAGTCTTAAAGGTTAGTTTGGTCGCATACGTCACAACCTAGCACTTCCATGATGAACTTGCAGCCAACAGGGAAGTTCTTAGCAGAGTTAACAACTTCAACAGCATTCTCAGTCTCATACTCATACATAACAAACATCTCAGTACCAACTGCAACGCCAGTGGGTAGAGTTAGAGTATAATCAGCATCAGTATAAGCAAAAGCAACATCGGAAGCCGCAGTTGCCTTGGTGTACTTCACGCCAAAGGTGCTGTCGCCATTGATAGCATAAATCTCAGTAGGAGCAGCCTTAGGAGCATGCTTTAGAGTATACTTGCCACCATCAACAACAGTGAAGCTCTCCATAGCAGGAACAGTCACCTTGGAAGATGCGGAAGCAACAGTCTTCTCGGTACCAAGCTGGGTGGCCATTAGGTTCATGTCGAACAGGGCGTTCTCAGCAGAGAATTCGGCAGTCTTGGCGCGATAGAAGGTAGCAATAGGAGTACCTAGAGCGTCAACAGCGTCAGTAGACTCAGAAGCGCAGTTTAGGGAAGCGTTCTGGATCTGGTTAATAGAGAATAGTACGGAATCATCCTTCTGAGAAAGAGCAACACCACGGACGATTCTATCAATAACGAAATTATTAATATCGAAAGCCATAATCAATTACCTCCATAAAATAAATTTTAAATATAATAAAAGAGCCATTACAGCTCCTTCATCCAGTTTAGTTCAGCCTTGTTAATCTTCTTCATATCTATAGTGCCAGCATAACACGCACTCAACAAATGATCTGCGTTATGAATCACCTGCAACCTAGCAACGTCATTCATAAATTCCACATACCCCATATTGAGCACATAATCTTTAGTATAACCTTGCCTAACTTTTACAGATGAAATCAACGGCAACAAAAAAGACTTAAAAGGCTTGTCTTTGTTAAATTCAATTTTTTTTCTATCTTCTTCAATTAATATTTTTCTGGTCATTTTATTAGCTGCCTTTTCAATTTTCGGCGTAATATTAAATGCCTTACGAAGATAGCCTACAATTCTGAGATATATCATTTTATCGATAATAGTTCCAGTTTCTCTATCAGCTAAAACAATATCTCCATTTTGATTATTTCTAAATGGTCTTAACTTAGAAAAATCCAAATCTCCAAATAAAAGTGCAGTTCTCTCAGGTGTCAATGTCTGCGCAAGCATCATAAAAAGTTCAAAATCATCAACTTCAACCCAATCCAGCCCCATATCCCAAAGCTGAGACTTCATGTCGCTAGGTATGGCTGTTATTGTATGAACCACAGAAAAGAAGTCGCGCTCACCAAATTCAGCAATTTTCTTTATTGTCGGCTGTAAAACTTTAATATTATCATTAATAATAAAATCATCGCCAATATAAAGTTTCAAATCATCAACGTCCATACTTATCATATAAGTTGTCCATCCTTGCTTTATTTAACATGTTTGGTTTTACGGCTTCAAACTTCAATGTTCTGCAATAATAGTCTGAGTCTATAGTGCTCTCTTTGTTATAAATTAATTTAAACTGTAACCCAAATATATTGGTCCAGTTGAATATATCTCTAACCAAGAAACCTAATAAGTCATGTCTGTCGATTCCATACTCTGTCTTCATATCTTCTAAGTGACATATGCAATTAAACTGAATGTATTGGATCTTCATAGCATCATTAAAACGATGTTCCTCAATGTCATCAACTGTAAAACAAATAAAATTTCGAACAGTATCTTGTGTTTGCGGTATTCTAATAAACCCGTAAATATGAGTGTCCAAAAATTCATCTGGACTATCCATGTCAATCTTAGGATCATGTAACGCTTCAAGAATGTCCGTGTCGGCTATTAACTTTTGTTTTATCAATCGTTTCATTTCAATAATATCGTCATTAACGGTCTGAATATTTCTTATCATAATGAAATCACCTCCACTATGATAGATGTTGAACTATGCTTGCTTGTTGCAGTAATTGTAAACGTTTTGCCAATTAACGAATAATCATTTTCACATTTAACTTTAAATGTATCATTTTTTGGCACGCACTCAAGTTTATCTTGATATTTACCAAAATCAAAACCCCATTTAACCTCGTCTGTGCAATCAACAAGTTTACCATCAACACGCGCCTTAAGTGTAAACTTCTTATAGCCTCCACCAGCGCGGACTGCGGGTTTACTAGAATACACAATTTCAAGATCGCTAAATGTTGGAATTTCTTCAGATTCTAGAACTTCTGGCTCCACTGCATTGTCCCAATAGCCAGCAATCATTAATTCAGCATTATCTTTAGCTGGATTAAATTGTTCTTGCGTCATAGTGAAGTTTGTAACAGCACCATTTAATGACGGCTGAACTTTAGATACATTCCATGCGAGCGGAGGATATCTACCCTCATTTGAGATTAAAAATTTAGTTTCATATCCAATAGTATTTGCGTCATCATTAGACGGCATCATAGCAACATGTTGGTTTTCTACAATCTGAAAAGTATAATCCAACCATTCGCCACTATTATATGAATTTTGTTTTCTTGGCGCACCAAGACACTGATGAATAACTCTTTTGCCATCTTTATGACTTACCCACTTATAGGTCCATAAACACTTTAATATTGAATATTGCCTAAACTGTGTTCTGTCATCATAATGAACAATCAGCCACCACTCAGGTTCGTCCATCTCATTTCTAATCTGCACATAAGAGCCAACTTTAATATCAGGTCTTTGCCTCATATCTTCCAGCCTAAACTGCAATAAATAAGCAATTTCATCGCCTGTTATGTTGTGATACGACTTTACGTTAAATTTAGCGTAAACTGGAATATCGTCATCATCAACAACAGGTAAGCCACTATTAACCCATTTAACATAAACAAGCTTAGTGGCTGGATCACGCATCCATGATGCATCCATAATTTTTTGAGAGTTTTTACGCCTAGCTTCACCATCATGTGACCCAAATGCGGCCATACGAAGTTTATAACTTTCAAGCATGAGCGTCACTCTCCTTAATAAACTCTACCAATCCACAAGCGTCAAGAATTGCTTTACGATATTTTTGATAATTATCTTCTTCTCGTGCATATTCAAGAAGGCTCATAATAGTAATTACTTCTGGCTGAAAACCAGAAATTTTATTGAATCCGATTAGCCGTTGTAGCACTGATTCAAAATAATTATCAAGATATTCGTAGTTATCTTGCTTGTATGGCAGCAGCTTAAATATGGCAGAGACAAAGTAGGCTTTCTCTGCCGCTATCTGATTTGGAGGCGCTTCTGTGTAAATGTTCATTCAAAGCACCTCCTTAATCATCAAAATAAGCATTATTGGTATAAGTACCATAACTGTGAAGACGTTTCATTTCTAATCTCGTATCTTCACGTAACGCACGAAGTTCAGCAATATGGTTTGCTTGACTATAGTACTTCTCTTCCTTTCCTCCAATAAACTGAAGTACATTCTCGGTAGAGTTTAAATATTGATCAATCCATGCCATAGTCATACCCATGGCAAGTAACTCAATATCTCTGTCAGTCAAATCATTATCAAATGCTTCATTTTCGTCATCACGCGCAGAAAGATCACTAGAAGTTCGTACATTTACAATTGCACTACTTAGCCAACCTTTAAGCATTTCATTTAATGTATAATCATCTAAATCTACCAAATTAAAATCTGTAGTACGATTTAAAAAACGACCATACACCTTTTCATATGGAGTAGCCACCTAAGGTCACCTCCAAATTACTTGATGTAAAGTTTAAGATCAGTTCCGAGGATATCATCAATTGCTTTGACCTTGGCCAAACTATCTAAAGATCCATTAAGAATCTTCTCTCCAGCAATATTCTTAACTGCCTGCTGCACACCCTTTGGTGCCTTCTTTAGCCTAGACTTAAACTGATTCAGTGGGAGCTTAAACATATCTTCAACATCAACATCTACAATACTCTTATACATCTCGCCAAAATCCTTATCCCACTGCTCAACAAGCTCTTCATCTTCAATAACAATCCTAGGCTTAAATAGATAAGTGGATCTTGTAGACTTTAGCGCCTGAAGATCCTGGAATTCAACATCAGTTGTATCGCCGTAGTTCGCCCAACTGTATAGCAATTTAGATTTCTTACCTGCGAGCAAAAGCTCTCCGTAAGTAATGCTTCGGCAAGTGATCATATCATCTGGAGCATACTTACGAGAGCTTTTAGCAATGGGCTTCTTTGTTGCTGGCTTCACTTCATCATCCATTTCAACATCAGCCATAGTTTCAATTTCCTCGGAAATAGTTTCTTTCTTGTTCGCCATATTAAATTTCTCCTTTTATTCCTATATTAATCTTGTGTTGTAAGATTAAACCGCAATGTTCCAAACACCGAATAGTAGACCAATCTGGACACCAACGCCCATCTTGAACATGTAACGATAATCGTAGGTCATGTCCTGATTTGCGGTGTTATCATTGACCTGTCTCATTTCAGGATTGCCTTCGTTGATAACCTTAATGAACTTGTTGTCGCCAACAGGCATAATTAGAAGCTGCTTGTCGTCAACTAGTCTATTAGTGGTATCATTTAGACGGAAGCCCTGCTTGAGCTCAACTAGTCTAATGCCCTCGAAGTAGCCAATTCTACCAGTTGTGTTTCTCTGAACTCTCATGTCCTCAGAAACCCAATCGATATCCTGCATGCCCTCTAGCTTGCTTAGAGCGGTCTTGGTGCCCATAATGACAACATCCATACCAGTAGCCATTTGGATATCTTCAACTAGCTGCATAAACACTTCCTTGGTGGTCTCATTTAGATCACCAGTCTTGACCCACTGGCCAGAACCAGTAGCGCCGCCAGGTAGCTGCTCTGCTGCAGTAATCATTGCCTGATAAATAGACTCATTAACAAATCTGTCAATAGCTTCATATAGCTTGGTCACGAAAGTGGCGAAGTCCTCAGCGCCAGTTAGTAGTCTCTCATACTCACTGTAAACGCCAATGCCATACCAGGAAGTCTCAACAGTGAAGCTAGAGCCTCTGCCGAGTCTCTGTCTGTCAATGTCCCAATGGTTACCAGAAACCTTGGAAACAGTTAGTAGAGTTTCGTCCTCGGTATAGAACATTGCCTTGTCACCAATGTCTAGATTTCTAGTCTCAACATACTCGTTGAAGAAGGGATTATCCTGCCAACCAGTGCGAAGTAGATTTGGAACAACTTCCTCAATTAGATCAAATAGAACCTGCTGATTTCTACGGATAGCCTTGCGGATATCTGCCTTACTAGAATTCTCGTTAATACCAAGAACCTTGTTAAACATAGAAACAATCTTGTCATTAGCTTCTCTGGCAGTTAGACCACCCTCTAGTTCATTACCGTTAGCAACATCAGTCATTAGCTTATTAAAAGCAACTAGCTTAGCTTCTTCGTTTTCAAAAATCTCACGAACGTGAGCATCAAATCTCATTAACTTATTCATAACTGTTCATCCTCCTTTCTCAAACTTATAGGCTTACGACCTGCATCTTATACATCATTCTGTTAGTACGAGGAATAACAGTTAGAATCTGAGCGCAGAACTCACCTTCGGTCTTGGAATCGCCAACAACATACTGCTTAGCAGCGGCATCAAAAGTAACATACTGCTTTGCGGCAGGAGCCCTATCAAAAGCATTTTCAGACATGGTGATACGATCACCCAGTCTTAGAGTATAAGCACGAACTCTATCGCCCTCAGCGTTATAGAATCTTTCCTCATCAGAATAGCCTCTTAGCTCGGTCATGGGTAGTAGTGGGGGATTTAGTAGAAGTAGGGGCTCGTCGCCAGCGGCGTACTCCTTCATGTTCCAAACCTCGTCTTCATACTCTTCAGCAACATAGTCAGCTCTAGCAACTAGAAGACCATTGTCCATATCTTCGGAAATAGCGATAGAATAAATGTGACCGCCACCAAAGTTGGTAGACAAAATATTAGTAGACTCACAAACAATGTGATTAGCATTAATAATATCCTGTGCCATAATTTTTCATCCTTTCATCATTGTAAATTTGTTTTAATATAACAAAAGTGCCATTTATAGGCACTTAAGTAATAAAATATTATTTTTGTATTGTTAAAAATTATTCATTAAAAAGTCCCGCATATGCCTCTTTCTTTGGATCAGGCTTAGCGCTAAAATTAATACCAACAGAGCTCTTCTTTTCTGGTTTATTAACCTCAAAGTCAAAACTAAACTTCTTCTTCATAGAAGCAGCAAATAGCAGATCCGCTTTCACCTTAATTTCTTCAACGGAATAATTGTCCATTTCAGAAACAAGCGCCTTAAATTCATCAGAATCTGCAATTTCTGCATACTCTGCGCTATTAAGAACAGCTGTTTTCTCTGCTTTGAGCACAGATGCGTCATAATTATCCTTAAATGCCTTAAGCTCATTATATTGAGATTCGAGCGCAGCATAGTCTTCGCGCATCTTTTCAATGGCCATCTTTTCAGATTCAGAAACAATTAGCTCAAACATTTCTTGCCTGTCGCCTTCAAGTGAAACATTTTCACCATCAATAGAATAACCAAGTTTGTAAAGCTTATTAGTGCACCAGCTTTGCATATAGAAGTAATTATCATATACATCTCTAATATAATACCAGTCATTATCTTCTTCATCATACTGACCAATTAAATTATACAGTGCGTAACGAATATCATCATGAGATAGCTCAATAGCAAAATTCTTAGTAAACTTTTCTTCAACGACAGTCTCTTCAAATTCATCCTGTACTTCATCACCATCTTCAGAATCAGAAGTTTCTTCAACAGTGGTTTCTTCTTCAGAATGAGTTTCTTCTGTAGTTTCAACTTCTTCTACAACAACTTCTTCAGTTGTATCTTCAAACGTTTCCTCTACAACGATATTTTCAATACCATCCATCTCTTCGTCTCCTCCTTCCTCTGAATTTGATTTATTGAAACTTGATAAAGTTGCATTTAACTTCTCAAGAGTTTCAATCAACTTTTCTTGATGTGTAAACACTGGCTCTTTGTGGCAGAAATCAGTAATGTCAGCCCTTGCTCCAAGCATGCCTTCTCCAATTTCATTACCATTTTCGTCACATCCCAATAATGTTGTTGCTCCAAAATAGAAGTCAGTAAGATCTAGATATTTTTCCTTTGCGTTGTATGAAAGCTCGTTAATAACTAACTCGCACGACACCTTGCTTCCATTCTTTCTACGAATAATGTCTGCAGTTTCTGTATATTCTTCAGGAATAACCGCATATGCCATAACATATGTCTTATCCATATCTTCATCATATTCAAGCCACGGATTGTCAACAGTAAAACATCCAACTTGTTTTTCTAAATAAACAACTTGTGCATCTCCGTCTTCATCTTCAACAAACTCAACATTGTGAGCATAAAAGTCCTTGGTGCCATCTGGCAACTCATGGATATACGCTAAAATAGGTCTATATTTTAGGGTAGGCATTGCCTTTTCCATATTTTCTTTTGAAATGTGACTACCATTTCTATTGGTTTCAGTATGACAAACTTTAAGTTTTAACTTTAACATTCCTGGCATATCATTATCTTCTTCAGCGGCAAAAAGACCATTTGTAGTAACAATAATTGGCTCGCCAGACTCTTTTGCGCTAAAACTAAAAGATTTATTTTGTTGCACAAAAAACATATATAAATCATCAAGTGTCATAATTTTCTTAGCCATGTTTGTCCTCCTTTCTCATAGGATTTCAGACATAAGTCTATATATTAGAAAACAAGCCTATTTGTATAGACTAGCTTTTTAATATCAATTTCTTCAAAATTAAAATGCTGAGGAATTGCATTCATAAATGTATACATATCATTAGTTTTAGAAACCACTGTAAATCCGCTTGATATAAGCTTATTTGCAATGCTCTCATCCTGAACAACGATAAATTTTGTATCCTTCATATACATTCCTCCTTATTTGTCATTTTTATTGCCATCTCTTGTGGCTTCACCCTCATCTGTAAGTGGCTCCTCTGATTTTGCTCTACCTTCAGAGCCATCTCCATTTTCTGACAGAGTTCCACTTTGCACATTACTAGACACCAAAGGATTCATCCATGATGTTGTTCCCAAACCAAGCGCAGTTTCCATAAACGACATGCCACGCTCCTTAACAGGATTTGCATTAGTCAAAGATGCTAATTCAAGTTTTACTGGAACGCCATATTGTGCAAGTTTTAACAGTTTGTCAATTTTATCATCAACAAAATATGGACTCACATCACTATATTCAACAACCATTCCAGTCTCACCAAGATGATTAATAATCCATAGATTGACCCATGCATTAATTTGTTCTACCGGTGCCATTGCGTCCATTGAGTCAAACTGTAATGCCAGCTTAAAGCTCGCACTATTAGTGATCTTATTCTGATTTAATACAATACCACCATTAGCATTAATAATGTTTTCATAGGCTTCTGAAATAATATTAACATCATTTGCATTATTACTCTGAAAGTCAATAGTATCTAAATCCATAGGAGACATTGCAAGCGCAACATTTTCTGGCAATACATTTTGCAATTTCTGATAAAAAGCACTGGCCAAATCAAGATCAATTTCAAAATCATCAACGTCCTTGGTTCCAGATATTGTGCCAATTTTTGCCCAAATCAATTTGTATGCCTCAAGCTCGTCCTTTAAATCCTGAACGGCTTGCAAGTCTGCAAGATTGATAACACTATCAAACAAACCAGAAAGTGGAGGGATAGGATAATCCATATTATCAGTATTAATCTTTAAACAAAATGTATTTTCAATAGGAAGTTCCTGCCACCTTAATGTGCTATCAGATGAGTACTTGTTATACATTTTTTTAAAAATGGGATCATACACATCCAAATAATATGAATTTGTGCTTGAATCAAAGAATGTAAAATCAAATGCAAAATTTAACACGCCTCTATAATGTTGTTGGCTAGAAATCTTACAATAATCTGGATCTAAAAGGTGTATAAAAAATGATCCATCATTCTCTGGATCACCATAGCAAAAACCAAATACAACATCATTTTTCCACGCCTGCAACATACATTTTAGAATTTGACTCTTCATGTCCATATTACGAACATACTTCGTTACATTGTCGTAGTTTTGCAGTATACTATCCGTATCAGGTTCTTCTGTTAAAGGAATATCTGGATATACCGTCCAAGATTTAAGTTGCATCTGATATGCTTTAAAATTAACCAATCTCCTGTACACATGAGAGACCGTATATAAATAATTACTTAACTTTCTGAGGTTTTTCTGGTTGGTTTCTGATGCGGGGTTCCTCAAATAATTTCGCAAACTCTCTCTGGAATAAGTAGTATAAGAAATACTCTTATTTTGAGTTAAGTCAATAAGTGCTATAGTATCTTTAACGGCGGCAAATGCGGCACGATTACGTTCCTCACGACTTAACATTTCAATTCTTTCCCTGTTAGTTAATTCTGTTGCCACAAAACTCACCGCCTTTCTACTCCAAATAGCTTATTAAGTGGTTTTCCACGATTAACTTGTAATTTTGTTAATATATCTTTTGCATCTGGCTTTCTACGAACGCGAATGCCTTCCAAACGTTTTTCAGACAAGAACCACGCGCACAAAGCCATACAATAGCTTCTATCGTCATGCAACTTGTTTGCCTTTTCAGGAATCAGCTCAAAAGAGTCTTTACCAGAATCTCTCTTTTTACGAACCATATTGACCATTTCTTCCTTCATGGCATCAATATTTGCAAGCGCAATTTCTTGGAACTGGTCAAGCTTAACAACCTTTGTGCTAACACAAGAAGCACGAGATAGTTCATCTTCGATCTTCTTTGTTAAATCTTCACCAGTTAAGCCCTTTGCCTTCCATTCTTCTCCAATACGTTTCTTTTCTTTTTCAAGCTTTTTTTCATCAGCTTCAAACACAGTGAGATATCCCTTGTTATCATAATCTGCCGTGAAACTAATAGTGTCTATATCAAGCATTTCAATCAATGCTTCATAAATTATAGACTTGTATTGAGTTGGTGACACCAATCTCAATTTATTAACCGCATTGGGATATCTATTTGAATATTCTTCGCTATATTCTCTATCAATTAAGCCGCGATGCATTTTACCTCTTTTGTCATACCAATCTTCCATTAGGAAGTCAGCAATATTAACGCCGCCACCACCAGAACCAGCATCAATTAAAACACACTCAATATTTTCATAATCTGGTGCGTCACCATTATAATCTAATATAAGCTGTTTTAAATATTCAATCTGATCTGGAGTTCTCATTGGGCTCTTTATCTTTTTACCAACATCTAGCAAATTAACACAATTTACAATACGACCCTTATACTCTCCATCATCTGTTTGGTAAATCTCCATAACAAGAATAACAGAGTTGTCTCGGCTTCTTGCTGGGTCATACGCTATAACAAACTTCTTTTTGCCAGTATCATTATACAAAAGTGGTGCGCGAGTCTCACTATTTCTAGTAATAACACCACGCCTAATAATTGCATTCATACCAGCATCAGAAGTAAACTCACAATAATATTCTCTACGTGCCTTTTCAGGATTTGTACGCATTTCGGTTTCAATAGTGCTGCGCGTAAGCAGCGCATTAACCACTTCTCCACGTATTGTTGGTTTCAAAACAACCTCACAATCAACCTGAATAACACAATAATCTCTATCTCCCATAATCTGTTTTTTAGAAAACTCTCTATAAAGTCTATAGAATTCTGTATCTGTGCTAGATGCAGAACTAATATAAAACTTTTGGTTTGGAAGATTTATTGCAAAAGTACGCAAACGAATTGGGTCAAGAGAATGTCCGTCTCTATCTTTGCCCGACGCAAAGTTTTTATTGACCGCAGCAAAAGCGCCATATACCTTTAGCATTTCATCAGATAAGAAACCGCACTCATCAAAAATAACCGAGCCTCTCTTACCGCGCTTTTTATCTATATTTGAGTTTAGCGTCTGAGTGAAAGATCCATTATAAAGGCTATACTTAAATCCATTGCTGCCATGACTAAAGCCATCTCCGGCAGCATTATTAATTTCAACTTCGTGCTTAAATATGTATCCAGTAGAACCCTTCATCTCATCAATATTATCATTTGCAATTTGCTCAAGCTTTGTAAATGTTTCTTCTGCCTGAGATCCTGAACCAGATGCAATATAGCTCCACACATTGCAAAACAACATATCTTTTGACATTAAAATCAAATCAATAATTGTAGATTTACCAAAACCACGACTTGCAAGCACAAGCACATTTGGACAATTCCAAGTTCGTTGCACAATATACGCCTGTGCATCTAGCAATTCTATATTGAAAAAATCATTAATAAATCTAACTGGATTGCACTGATAATACTTCTGTAATTTAGCAATGTGGAACAACGCCTCAAGTTTTCGTGTTGACATTGCGTAAACACCAGGCTTAACATAAATTACAGAATCATCATCGAACAAAGTTTCAAGCCATTCATCTTGTATTTCATTAACTATTTTAAACCTGATACTTGACAAATCACTCATTATCGTCATCCTCCTCTTCTGCCTGAGGTTCTTCTATTTCTCCAAATGCAGAGAAGAGTTCTTTTAGGTCTTGTAAGTTTTTAACATCAAGCAAGCCCTGATCTTCAAGTGTGTCTCTTAAATCAAGATTTTCTCTAAGAAGAATTCTATTAATTTCTTTATACACGTCTCTTTCGTTCTGTACATCAACAAGCTTCTTGCGTTGCTCTGCAACCATGTCAGACCATTCAGACTCATCTAGTGCTAATTGTCTCATGATAGATGCATCACTCATTTCAAGAACTTGTTGCATGCCACGACATGTACCTATATCAAAGCCATTTACTTCGGCTTCACGCAAGTTAAGATCCTTGAGCTTTTTAATTTTACCAGTCCATGTATTTTCGCCTTTGCTTGCGTTTTTGTTATGCTTCAAACTTAAACAACTTTGTTCTGCCAACTGAGAAATAGTAGCACTAATATTCTTCTTGGCATCTAGCAAAGTTTTCATTTCAGAAGCATTTGAGTTTGAATTTGCCATAACTTTTGCAAGCTTGTCATCTAGTTTTGCTTGCTGCAAAAATCCACGAACAATAGTAATAGCGGACGATGTACGCATTATATCATCATTACCATCTCCGCCTGCGTCAAGATATCCAATTAGCTGAGAGTAGAGCAATGGCTGATCTTCAAGCTTTTCTCCTTCAAATGGGTCATAGCCAAGTAACCTAATAACGTCTTTTCTATTTTTGTCAAATTCGCCATCAACTTCTTGACTACTAATTAACGTCTGCGCTGCTTCAGTATTGCCCATTTCCAATGCTGCGACTTGCTTGGCATCTTCAACATATGTATTAAAAATATCGCCGTCACGCCAACGCATACCGCGATAATTAATCATACTTACATTTTTTATATACGCATCCCAAATGGTTGTTCTGCGCACTTTCGCTTCAGTGTTTGCCCACTCTGCGTAACTAGAATCCCATAAGTTACTTAAAAAAGGGCGATCAATATATTCGAGTGCGTCCATTACAGATTTTTTAGTGCACAATCCAAACTCCTGCCTATTATCGTCCCAGTCAAGCGCAATTTTTTTAACACAATCTTTGCACATTGATGTAATGCCAGTTAGCACCCTTGGGTCTGTTGAAACATAGAATTCGCTCTTTTTCTTTTCCTTCATGCAATATGGGCACAAATATTTTTTATCATCTGCCACTGTTTTCTTGGCAGCTGGTCTTCTTCCCGCGTTTCTAGCAGCCATAACTCTACCTCCCTTCTTTTGAATTATTTAAAAAGAGGTGGTTATTCCTGCTCTTCCTTAGCCTTGACCTCTGCGATTTCCTTATTAATTCTCGCAAACTCGCGCTCAAAAACTTCATCATTCTTGAAAACTAGAACAGTCTTATCGGGGTTAGTTCTATCGGGCTTTACGTCGATAACAGTGCAGCCTGCCTTAAGTAGGGCTCTGCCAACACCCATATTGAATACTAGTCTCGCTTCTTTCTTAGTCATCTTTTCCATAATTATTTGTTCTCCTTTATTCTTTGTATATTAAAAATGACGGGGAAATTCCCCGTCGCTAGGTGGACCAGGGTGTACAATACACCAGCCCAAATATTAATTTTGTGTTGTTATAATTTTATATTATAAGAGCATAATTTACCATCTTCTGGAGTAAAAATGCACAGTGTCTGCATAGGATTAGAATACAATCGCTTATTATTGGCATATTCATCAGTGCCACACAAAGAACCGACAAGCGCAGATTCAATACCAAACTGCTCAAAAGACTCTAAATGATGCTTGTCTCCAGAGAATGTGTACTCAATAGTCTTTCCATACTTCTTGGAAAACAGGCTGTTAATGGTAATACCAATGTCTTTAAACTTATCTAAGTCACCATGTGTACAAACAACATGATGCCCACACACATCAACATAAATAAATTCATGATATTCACTGTCAACTACAGTAACCTTATTATTGTCCTTAAGTCTCTGCTTCAGCCACCATGGAATAACTCGTTCCATGTTGTCCGCATGAATACTATCTTCTTTATTTTGAATAGTACGTGCGTGATTGCCATAAGTAGAATACACATATACTTCTGATGTGCATCTAGATACAGCATTAATAAAATTCGCAATCAGCTCTGAAACATGCATTAGTTGCTCACAAGTATTTTCCTCAGAGGCAACACGGCAAGTATTATGAATTGCGCCATTAATCAAATCTCCCAACAGTACAATATGCACTTTTCTAACACAATGATCTTTTAATGCGCTATAAACTTTTTTAAATAATCTGCCAGCGCGATCTTCACAAATTTCAGTATTATACTTATTCCAAATATTATCTGAAATCTGTCCGTAATGCCAGTCTGAAAGTAGCAAAACCGCTTCTTTTGTGGATGAATTTGAGTCACACACAAAAATGTTTGAGTAATTTTCTAGCGGCGCGATGTTTGCCGCTTCAATTAGCATTTCAACCAAATGATCGGCTCTCGCGTCACTAACAAGCATCTTATTATACTCACGTCTCTGATCGTAGAGCTGCCTTTTTGCTTTGTACAGCTCGTCGGTCTGCTCTTTCAGCTCATTTAAATATGTATTCTCGCCGACAAGCTTGTCAGTATTAGCATTAAATACACCTCTAAATGCGGCCCACTTTTTGCGATACGCCGAATCACCAATGTTACGACCAAATTCATTATTAAAAATCTCTGCCATTTGTGGCCATGTAAAACCAAGACTGTCCTTCATTTGACACACACGATAAAAATACTGATCATCTGTCTCCTGAGGCAGTCTTTTCAAATTATCATTCATTGCCGTCACCATCACTTCTTGTTAATTTTCTTTCTAAATGCTGGACTAAACTTAGCATAAGGAATATATTTTGCAGGAGTCATTACACTTTCACCTGTGCGTGGATCCCTAACCTCATGCTTAGGAGAATATCTTCCGCCAAGTATAAACCCAAGAGAAAGACGGATTTCTGACGGCTCGTCTTTTGTGGCCATACTCATGTTGTCAACGATAATATCATCAAGCGCGTCTAAGACGGCTTCCATATTTTTTATATAAAACCCTGTGCGTTGCGCCAATTCACGCGCAAGCTCTGGTTTTTTCATTACCCTTTCCATATCTTTTTTTGCTCCTTCCAAGACAATAAATTATTCGTAATCTTCGTCGTAATTTACACTAAGCTTTACAGCCTTGTCTGCGAAGTCCGCAAGAAGATCCTTTAGGTCAATAAGCTCACCAGTATCTGCGTTTTCAATAAATGCACCATCTTCCTCAATAGAAAGAATGCCCTGGGCACTCAGTGAAAATTTCTTAGTAATTGCTGCCTTTGCCATAATTTTGTACCTCCTGTATTGCTAATTTGTCAAACTATTTACTATTCATTTTATAAAAATTGAAAGTCATTTTTTAGAAATGCCAAAAACACCAATGATTTATTGGTGTTTTGGGCATTAATTTTGTATTGTAAGTTTTGAAGCGACCTACTGAATCTTTTTGCTTTGATAATATCTTCTGTTTTGCTCACTGCGAAGCTGCTTAATATGCACCTCTCTGCACTCTTCGCATCTACAGGTTTCTGTATCTCTGGTGCTAAGCGCAACATCAACGCCACAATCTATACATTTAATCAACTTAAACTCACTTGTTTCTTCCTTTTGTCCACACTCTTTGCAATACAGTCTACCAGGCGCACTCTTATGCATTTTAAATAGCTTTCCGCATTTCTTACAACGCTTGTATCCGCCATTTTTATAGTTTAAATATGTATACGCAAGCTCTTTGTAATCATCTTCCTGAAGAGTCATTGCAATTTCACTATCATCGTCCACAAACCCAACAATTTTTAAATTTGTACCAACAAAACTATGTTCAATCAGCACACCATCTTCATATGCAAAGTGCAAATAACTTGCCCTTTCCTTACTAGGAATTGCAACTCTCGCAAGTTTAAACAGGTCACTCATGGATATATACATGCGGTTATTGTTGTCGGGTGAAACGTTATTATAATATTTTGCCGCAGCAAGTAAAACAAACGCAAGCTTTTCTTTCCTGATATCATTTAAACTTATGATTTTATCAATTTCAGACTTGGTAATTATAACTGGATCAACATTTCTAAACTTATACTTCTTTGCGCTGGAGATATTTCTATATATTGTTTTAAAATACTTCTCTTCATAGAAGTCCTCGCAATTCTTATTCATATAAGCTAGTATGGCATCATAATTATCTTCTTTTTTCATGCCAAGTATATGATGGTTATATCTTGCCAATTCTCTGATTGTCTCTTCGGGATTCTCGTGATTAGCATAACTATCTAAAAGCTTGCGCTCAATATCTGTCTTATCATTAAACTTAAAATTAACCATCCACTTCACCTCCAACCGCAATATTTTTCATGACAAACTGCAGACCTCCGAAGTTAAACTCGCCATCAGCGCACTGCTCTGGATAACTGTAGACACCAGATTTACTCACAAGTTTTTCCACAATTATATCTCCGCACAAACTCCACACGATACATGTATCAAATCCGTCTTTGTAACAAATATCAAGCAAAATTTCACATAAAACCTGCTCATTGGAACAGATAGAAAAGCAATCTTCTTCTAAATCGGAGTTCAATTTTTGCATTTGATCAGCGAAACTTTCGTCTTCAACTTCACAGTCAACAAATTTTTTCTTATTGATTTCTCGTTTTTTCTGCTTGAATGACTCGCATTTTGATTTTATAAGCTCATAATCTTCAACAGAATATTCTATTCCACTTTTGTAAATAGAATAATCAAAATCAACATTAGAAAACATATCAACACCATCGAACTCATCCTCAATAGCCCAACAAATTCGATTCATTGTTGATGGAGAAATGTCAAGAGGGAGCCTCTTTTTATAAAAATCAAGTATTTTTTGCTCATTTTCGGGCAATTTTCCATCATTTTTAAGCAAATCACGGATGTTTTTGCCCGTTATACTCTGAACATGATCGTCTGTATCACGCACATATGAGTCATATTCTTGCTTCAAAGTGGTGTAATTATAGCCGAAAAAGTAAGGTTTTTTGGCTGCGCAAAGCCTCTGATTGAGTGTTTTTTGAGCTTTAATCTCGTCAGAATCATCATCTTTTATGACATTTTCACTAAAAATATACCAACTTTTAGGCATTGGATTTGGCAAAATGCCTTTTGCTTTATCAATTTCTTCTTGCTGAAGCGCCTGTCCGCACTGAGTTCTATACCTTAAAGTTTCATATTCAACGCTTCCTGGCTCATAATTTGCCATCAAAGAAGTTATTGCAGTGATTCTATTTGTAATACTGCCAATCTTACTACCAAAACCATTTTTATTTGCTTTGATAACATCTTCTTCGGTAACAACCTTCTTTGAAGCCTTGTACTGAATGCAATTTAGCGCAGGCAAGTTCTTCTGATTGTTAAGCAATGGAGTGCTATCAGTAGTAAATAGCAAATCTCCATCAAAATCAAAGCCATTAAGTGCCATTGGCATCGTATCCCAAGCGTTTACAACTGCCACAGTATCCATGTATTTGAACCAATATTCAACCTTATCGTCGTAACAAATATCCTGAGAGACCAGCGAATGCTCGTTTGACATTGGCGCTCTAGCGCACATTACACGCTTAACGCCATTATCCTTCCAATATTTACTGTAAATTTCACCTGCCTTAAGTAGCCCATGCACCTCAAGGCCAAACATACTCTCACATAGCGCATATATGTCACCAGATATAATCTGGAAGTTGCCGCGCACGTCAAGCACTCCAATTTTTGCCTCTCTAATGCGCTTATTGATCATTTTTTTGATTCTGTTACGAATATATGGGTCATTAATAACATCCGTATTTGCCATTATTGCCCTTGCTGCAACATCAGAGTACTTTATGTTTTCAGCTTTAAGATTTTTGCCGCACAAATACACAAGGCTTTTTCTTGGATCCATGCCAAGCGTATCCTTAATTTCATCAACAGTAGGTGCTATAAGCTCCCGAATATCATCATCTGATAGGCTCAAAGACTGTATAAACTGATAGTTTAACTGTCTTACATTGTCCACTTCATGCGGCGCAGTCTTCGCAATTCTAAGAGTATATTTATTTTCAAGGCACTTGTAGTAAAAATCTTCCCACGAATCATAGCAGTTCCAAAGTTTAAGCTGGCTTTCAGTGATTATCAGCTCAGAGTCTCTAATATCTCTTTGCTGTCCCCAAATATCTGTTATCAAATACTTTTCTGGGTAATCATCTGATGCACCGACAACCTCTTCTGCAAACTTTATATAATCAAAAGTAAAAGTCATGCCTTTGGTCCACGCGCAACGAAGATTGCATCCGCTCATTGTGTGCTCATAATCATCATTAAGCTCGCCATTCCAGCGCCTAGACAAAGATGGAAGCATCATAGAGCATCCGTCAGAGCAGTCATTTTTAACTAATTGATTTGGCTCAAACTGCACAATTGGCTCCTGTGAGCGGTCGCTATCATCAATATTAATCAAATCAGCATAAAACTCAGTAAACGCGTCCTTGATTACTATTACACCACCAGGGATTGGAGCATATTTGTCCTTTGGCCAACTCACCTCAAGAGATCCACTAGCGGCCAAAGCCTCATATGCGCCCAATTTGGCAGGGACAAGTTGCACTTCATTGTTCTTGCCGTTTTCAATACGCTTTTTGAGTTCTGGATGTAGCTTTTCGCTCACATACACAACTGTTGAGGTTTTTACACCGCCTGTTGTGCACAAAAGTCGCAAATACTTAATACCATTAACATAAAATCCTTGATTTGCGCGATCATAATCTGATTTCTTGTCCATTATGACACACAAGTAATCTTCTTTGAACTGCAGTCTATATAACTGCTTGTACAAATTTGAGATTTTAGTTTTGTTGTTACGACTTACTGGCTGCTTTTTAATTTCTTTAATTTGGCGCTTTATTTCTTTAGCTTGAATATCATAATCCGTAGTTCCATTAAGCTCGTTGATCCAAGACAAAATCTGAGAATCAGCAAGCGCGACAACTAGACCTGTCGTATTTCTAGCCCTATTTAGCGGCAAAGTTAAGTTCCAATCATTTTTTCTCAATAGAGTAGAGTTTATCTTAAAGACATATTGTTGTAATTTTTTTTGCTTTGCCAAATAACATCACCGCCTTAACTATTAATTTTGTATTGTTTCTACTTGTTTTTTCTTTCTAGCTCTTCAAAACGCCATCTAAGCTCTTCGTATTTTGTGCGAAGCTCCTGCATTTGCGCATCAATTTGTCCAAAATGCATAGTTAAAAATGCATTCGCATCTGCTTTATTTCGCAGCTCAAAATATTCATCAAGTGTAATTGTTACTGTATTTACATTCTCCACAATCATCCCTCCCATTGCATTTGTGCTCCACAGTCAGGACAATACTTACTGGCTTCAATAGTAATTCTGCCGCACTCTCTATGCATCCATCTAAGCGGCATGCCCACTGGATCCCGTATTACTTCCCAAACGCCATATCTTATGGCATTTGCTTTGCCATCTTCAAACCCATTTTTATAAGCTTGTTCAATTGCGTCATGATCTTTCATAGCAATTCATCCCCCAAATCCATTTTTGCGCCACAATTCGGACAATAGTCTGTCGTAAGCTCTTCTTCGCATTTGCAATTTGAGCATCTATATGTTGGTATATCACAATCCAAACTGTAATCCATATAACCATTACCAGGTTCCCATTTTGCACACACATTCAAATTGTTAGATAGTTCATCTAACGTTTTTGCGGCCTGTGCAAGCAATATATCACCAGGATCTTCGTATGTATAACAGATGCCGTATGTAGATGGCACTGGCGAACCAATTAACTCAGCGTAATCAACTGGCTCTCCAATATATTCATATATATTTTTAATTAGCTCATTTACATCATTCATATTAATCACCCCAAGCGCATGCTTCTAAGCCACTCAAGTATATTATCATAAACTTCACCGAAGTCATCAACATAATTTTCACAATATCCATTGCAAAACCAATTGAAGAATTCATCCGCCAAATCCTCTTCGTTCATTTTCATGATCATGTCATAATTGGTTATTGGTTTAAAATATTCATGATTGGCGCACATCATATTGCACTTTGGCTCGCAGTCAACTGGTTTGTAATTATGTGTGCACAGCTTACACTTTTCTTCATAATCACTCATACAAATCACCACCACATGTGCATATGTACTTTACTAAAAACCATAAAAAGATCATCCACAGCTGGATCTACCACATTTATAATATATTCATTTTCATCTTTGTAATCTTCAAAAGCACTTTCGTCATAAAGAATCTTTTTACAATCTTCAACCATTCTGTCAATACACTGTCTTTGAGTAAGTTCTACGCCGTCAATTTCAACCTTATGAAAATCAAAATTAACAATCTTTGATGCTTCGTCTTGGAAAAATCTTAAGCATTGATACATCCATAGAACAATAGTTTCATCCATACTAAAAGTATCACGATAATCAAAATCATGGTAATCTTCTTCATTGTAGGGGAATGGGAGCTTGTCTGGGAAAAGCTCAAGCAGATATTTGTGCTTCACGTTTTGTCACCTCTCAAGATAATATACGCTGTTGCGCGTGTATACTGCAATCACCGCACCGTTGTCAATAATATGTTCAACTGTGCTAGTTTGTAGAACACCGTCTTTTTTGTTTCCCTGATTATCTTCTACGTACAATAGCATCATTGACACTCCAACTCTTGGAGCAACAAAAAATTCTACTGTACTACCAATGCGCTGTGAATATCTTCCATCAGTTCTTGTTTTTCCAGTGTCGGCGTGTACAATGTCTGTAATCTTCACTGTTCAGTCACTCCTTATACTTACATGAGCACCATTAAAATAAACTACTTCACATTCACCCATACCATATCCTTCAATTTTTGAACCAACTGAAAGTCTCACATCATTAGCAGTTACTTCGTATCCTTCTCTTATAAGATACTCTGCGATGATTTTCTTAACGGCATGCTCTGAAAGATTGATTGTAAGATATTTTCCTACCATTACGATATCACCTCAAGTTATTCTAAAAACTAAAGTATTTGTGTAATTCGCATCCATCATATCAGTAAAAAGAGTGTTGTTGCTCTTCATATACTTTTGCAGCTCAATGGCCAACTTCCTACTAATCAACCCAGTGCAGTTGTACGGATCTGAGTAATCTGGATGTGAGTAGTACCCAACATCACCAAATGACATTGGGATGTTTACTGGGCAAGTGCTATCATAAAATGGCATGCCAGCAAATTTGCCTTCGTCAATGAGCTTAAAATCATGCTCTGGGTCGTAGAACTCATACCAATATCCCATTAATACTATCACCTCAATCTACACAGCTCTCTCAAACGTTTTTCTGCTTGCTCATGAGTGCACACTTCATAAACATTCGGTGAGTGTGCCCAACATACATCACAATCATAGTAATAGTCTCTCAGCCGTTTGTCTCCGCGTCTAATCATTCCATCATCACATTCTATTTCGTGCAACTCCATTGGTGAATGACACCAAGGGCATTCAATAAACTTTGGGAGATTACTTTTACTCATGTGTTCACCTCATAGACTGTCCTTATATTCAGTAAAGTACCAGATTAGTTCGTCGTGGAAAGTTTCTACAGCAAGATTAGCAATTTCTTCGGTATCAAAATAAATAACAAAAGCTTCGCGTTCGTCCCAATGTTTTCTAGTTACAAGTCTACAATTTTTACAATCGTACACAATGCTCCATTTTTCATTGCAGTAGTCTTTGTTCCAAAGCAATTTATATTTTCTCTGCTCCACCGCATACCGTCTAAGCTGGCGCATAAGCTTGTCGGCGCGAGCATTATTTTCGGCTACGGTCTCATCTGAATAGTAGTTGGCATTATCATATATCTCATCTACAACTTCTTTTTCTTCTCCAAGATGTTGACAAACACCAAATTCATCTACTGCCCAATAAGGATCAAGAGGCGACACGCGCTCATATCCAGTCTTCTTCTGCGGCTTAAGTAGTTTCTCCAGTTCTGGATCATTAATTTCAATGGTAAACTCTCTACCTTCAACAATTAGTTTTGCTTTCATGCTTCTGTCTCCTTATTGTTTTCAGCATCATTAGCCACTGGCGCATTCATCTTATCAAAATCTTCGCACCACTTGATATAATTTTCAATCATAGTGTCTCGCGGCAAGTTGTGAAGTTCACTAATCAAGCTAATTACATGATACGCATCTCTCATCCTCTTGTAGTCAAGTTCATCGATTGCCCTTGCGACAGTGCCCAAAGCTTCGTTTACTGCATTAAACATATGATCCTGGTAATATGCGCTGTTCTGAGACACCATTTTTGCAAGCTCATTAAGCGCCGATAAAAGATCAGCCTGAGTTACTGGCCGTGCGGCCTGTTCTGGAGTTAAAATATTGTCCATGTATATTACCTCACTTTAAATTTACTAATGTTGCCGCTCATATCTGTACATACCGCACCGCATTTTGCGCAATGGAATGTTTGAACGATATAAATGTGCTTTGGATCGTCCGCATATGATTCACAGTGCGTAGATAGCATCTCCCATTCATGATTGCAAAATAGCGAACGAATATATTTAAAAATTTTCATAACGCTCGACCTCCTAAAACATCATGTGCCATAGCGCACGTAGCGTTTTCTTCCACTTTCCATTTTTCCATTCATGGCCATTAATACATATTGTATCTCCTACAAATACAGTTTGCTTGTTAGAACGACGAGGTGCTGGTGGAAGCCGTTCACCTCTGAAATAAATTATGTCTCCAACAACGTATGTACTGATACCAGATTTATGATTTGTTGCCACACAACCACTCACTTCCCGTTAAATCTCTTCGCAATTGCCTTGTCGATCATTTCTTCAAAGTAAGCAACGTTGTCTTTGTCTAGCGCGGCCAACTCGCTAACCTTTGGAGTAAATTCCATAAGCGCCTTCTTCTTGGCAATCTTTTCAGCTACACGCTCAATTACGGCTTCAACGATTTCGTTTTGCTTGGATTTCAGAATTGCATCAATGTGCTTTTTTGTTTCTGAATGCCAACGGTCTGGATCAGAAACGCTATCCCAAACACTATAAGCGATTTCGTTTGACACACGGTTCATGACGGTTTCTTGGAAATTAAGCCCATAGTCATCCTGAAAATCAGTTTCGTCAATATCAAAATAAAAACGCATTATTAATCTCTCCTTTTAGCCTAGCGCAAAGTTACCAAAATGATCATAATATGCAGGAGTTCTCATTTCAAAATAGCCATCACGCTCACGGTCGTACTTAAAGTATTGTGTGCGCTCTACAGATGGCGAAATGCCCTCGCCAATTTTTTCAAGAACAGCATAATCGTAAAAACATTCCCACATATCAGTCCAATTTTCATGAAGTGCCTGGAGTGCAGTTTCGCGATTTGAGTAATAGCCCCACGTTCTCATGCTGCCATAGTCTGGGAAGCCATGTTCGTTGACTTCGAATTTTTCAAATACTGTAATGAACCACATATTACTTCACCATTCTACAATTGTCACATTCTTTACCATAAACTGCACACCAATATCTTGTCCCATAATGATCCTGAAACATTCCATGTGCGTGCTCGCATGTACACTCATTGAGTGCGGATTCTTTTGACTTATTATCAAGTGTGTCACATACGAACTTTTCAAGTCCACCAGACCCAGTAGTAATTGCGTTCCAATCTGCTTCGGATAGATTTCGCGCCCACTTAATGGCTAGAACGAGCTCGTTAATTAGATCTTCTTTGGTACCTCTCATTAATCTTTCACAATATGTCATTTGTTTATTCCTCCGTTAATTTTGTGCTTCAACTACTTCAAGGTTGCAAGATTTCCACAAATCAAATTTATATGGCGGCTCACAATCAAGCCTAGCAGCTGGATCAAGATCCCAACCGCAATGACCTGGAAGTGACTTCCAAACCACTTCGCAAATTCTACCGTACTCCGTGCGCACATAGTCGTGCTCAAAGATTAATGTGCCATTTTTGTCCGCAAGTCCAGTGCAACGACATACTGTATCTTCGTACACCGAGTAAGTGCGCCACATTGTTTTGTTTTCGTTTTGTACAGACAAATAAGCTGAGCCAAATCCTGCGCCCACAAAATAACCGCAAATTAGCTCGCCGTTATCTGATCTTATGGCGCGACATAAGTATTCATTACCAAACACTATTAATGTCCTCCGTTTATATTATCAAAAATATATTTCATGTTTGTTTTGGCCTTGTTAATTTCTTGTTGAGAAAGAAGCTCCATGTTTTTGATGTCCCTTTTAACAGATTCGACCATGCGCTCTATTGATTTGGCCTGCACTTGATTTTCTAGCATCTTATCACGTCTCTTGCGCCAAAGTTTATATCTGTAAAAATCAATAACACCGAAACTGAAGTGGTCCATTACTAATGTGCCTCCGTATTTGCTATCACTTTTACACATAACATGGCCATCATACAATTCCCATCTGTTTTGGTTTATGGCATAGAACTTTTTAAATGCGGAGAATTTAATTTTTGGATATCCATGGCCATCTACCCACCAGTTCACTATTGGAATTCCCATAAAAACAATTAAAAATATCACAACAAGAATTATTATTCCAAATATCTGAGTGATTGTCATTCGCAATCATCCTCTTCATCATCCTCAACCATATCAGCCAAGCTTAGAACCGCATCAGGAAGCTCACTAACATCTTCAACATCAAGTAGCGCACGAATTAGCTGTGCAATTTCATACTTCGTCATTTTGTTTCTCCTTTTAATTTTCTGTAGTTATATAGCGGACAATTTGTGATTTTACACTTGTCAAGCTCACTCCACATACCTGCGCAACAGTCAAGGCACTTTTTATGGATTGCTTTGAGAAGCGTGTTTACATCGGTTTTCATTTTGTACCTCTTATCTATAAGGTTTTCGCCGTAAAAATTGATTTTAATATCATACCCCTACAACTTATCAAACTCAATAAGAAAACGCAAAATTAGTGCGATTTTCTAATAGTCAAGTCTATCATTTTGACGCTCTTGCTGCAGCCATTCTCTCTGCAGCCGCCGCACGCTGTTCTTCTGTAAAATTCACCTGACGTGGTGGTGCAATCTTGAGCCAGCTCTTTGGAATGTGTACTAGAATGTTACCGCAATTGTTTTCTGGATATTCCTGAATTTCCACTTCGTCAGGATAAGCTTCTTTTAGCTTCATAATCTTATTAATCCATTTGCGCTCCGCCGAGCAAAAAGTTGCGTGTGAGTCTACGTCTAGATATTCGACGCAAGTTTCCTTAAAGTCAGCCATTAGTGTAACACCTCCGTAAAAAGTTCAATGCATTCAATGTCGTTGATTACAAGCCATCTGCACATAGAACAATCATATCTATAAAACTTGTGCAGCTTAGTCAAAAATGGCACGATAGAATATCCGTACTCATATTCGCGTTCAAATTCTGATAATGGAACATTTTCCTTAAACCCATAAGTGCCAGACTCTGTTGTAAAATATAGCTCTGTTCCCGTTGGGTTAAAGTTGTAACTTATTACTGGCTCTGTGTGGCCGTCTGTGAAATGCACTGTGCCAAACATATGTTATTCCTCCAAGAGTTCTGGGTTGTCGTGAATATTTCCGATGATTTTAATATCATCTGTTTTATGATGGCTGTTAAGCTTTCTAAACATGTCTATGTTTTTTGAATGTGGTATCAAATGATAAAGTGACCAGTGCGCATACACATCTCTGTCGTACACTTCGTTTCCCCTGGCTGCGGCAATTTTATTATTATACGCATTGTCGTAATCCAATCTCCACTCACCATTCTTAAACACTACAACCGCACGTACTATGCAATCACCATCATATTGGCTTTTCACTGTCCAATACCCGTCTGCCCCTATTCTGCGACGACTCCATAGTTCCATAATGTCACCTTCAAAAATAGGGTGTCTCAATTCATGTGCCATTACAAAATCATTCATTCCAGTAAATTGACCTACAGTTTTAGGATCTACTTCGCAATATTCCAGCGGCGGTTCAAATCCCCAATCACAAGAACCGTCACTAATAATGCAGTGCTTTGTATGCGGGTCATCACTCGTAAAGCATACTTTTACTTTATCGTGTTTGAAGTAGCCCCCATATACCCATTCGCCATTATCTAGGCGCTTACCTCGAAATAGGATATCTCTCATAAATACACTCCTTAAGCAATTGGTCAATTGTATCGTCGTGTGAAGATAAGTCGTTCCAATTTTGAACGGCCTCTTCTATGGTGTTGAAAAGCACTGTTTGTTCAAAACAATTTGAACACTGAACGGTATATCCATCAAACTCAGTAAAGTGCATTTCTGTTTTGTTGCCATGCTCATCATATATTGCTTTAGCAACACCTTCGCCAATAATTTCTGCATGCTCGCCACATGCAGGACAGTTAATTGGTTTTAGATTCATAGTTGAAAGTACCCCCCCCCACTAACCTTGCACCGTAGTTCCGCAGCATGGACATTGTGATTCAAATATCTCCATGAATGTGCGATTCGTTTTATAGTCATATAGTCGAGTGTGAGTGTATTCACTAAAACTTGCAATGAACTCACATCCACATATGTCACATGTGAAAGTGCGCTCTGGAACATTGCCGTGTTTTAGGATCTTCATGCGGTTTCACGCTCCATTAATTTTGTACTGTTAATAGTATAGCACCAAATGCTGGAAATGTCAATAGGAAAAGCATAGTATAATGAGTATATTATGGTTTGTTTATTATATTATATATATTATATATTATATTATTATATATAATAATAAATAAAATAAATAATAAATATTTACGAGTTAAATGCGTAAGCATTTAACGAGTAAAGGAAAAATACGAGGCACGAGTATTTTTACGCTAATCTAATGTAATAATATTCTAATGTAATAATACTAATGTAATATAGTAAAGCTGCTTTATTATGGTCAGTAAAGATTCTTTATTATGGTCGGGGTAGTAAAATAAAAAATCTTTATTATGGTGCCTGCGGCGCAGCCAACAACATTTCCTTTTTGAATTGGTCTACGGCATGTTCGTTATAAGATAGTATGCGCTGTTTGCGTCCATTAATACATGCTACTTTTTTTGTAATAAAATTGTGATCTAGCAGTTTATTAATTGACTTTTGTACTGTTGGGGATGAGGTGAGACATCTTTCTGCAAGGTACTTGTTTGATGCAAAAAATAGCATTTCGGAATAGGAATATGAGTGAATAAGACTTATAATTCGTGCATCAATTAAACTGAAGTGATTTTTGGATGGATTATTTGTATTGTATTGGATCATTGCTTCGAGGGTCTCTTCATCAAAAGGAGTGTGCTTATATTGCTGCATGCATATAACCTCCATTAATTTTGTATTGTGTGATAGAGTATAGCATGCGTAAGAATGGTTTGTCAAGAGGTAGTTTGAAGGTGCCCCGGGTGGTGTTGCTGTGAAAGTGGTAATGATTTATTGAGGGTTTTGCGGGTCGGTTTAAATTTTGAAAATGTTTTAAGTGATTTTTGGGGTTTGTTTTTTATGAGTGGTGATTTGAAATTTTTAAAAAACGCAATGAATTGTTAGTTGGTTTTTAGTGCTGCTGTTTAATGGTAGTTTTATTTATGCTTTGTTAAGCGGTTGTTTTACGGGGCGAAAACTGATGGAAAGCAATAATGATTTATTTGCGGTTTATCGATAAACGAGGTGTTTTTAAAAAATAGGTGTAAAAACGATAATGATTCGTTGTTGGATTAAACAATAAAAAATTTAAATAAAGATGCGATCATTGATGATTTGGAGGTGTTGCAATATCAATAAGTGCGCATGCGGTTGGCTAATTATAATGGGGTGGTTTTAGGGATGCGCTGATGACATGCCAATATCTGAATATGTGTACATATATGGCGTATTTTGCAGTCAGTGTGTAAATAAACCACCTTTCCTTTATACACTTTTTATGCAAAAAAGCTGTAGTTTTATGCTCCCCTATGCAATTTATGCAGGATTTTTGTATAAATACACACATCAAAACAAATACATATTTGTCGTGAAAATTGTGCTATAATAAGCATGTCGAAAGCGACAGGGCAACGACACAGGGCGCAAGCCCTACAGTAGGCGCAAGCCATAGCCCACAGCCTAGACGCAATACAACTTTCGCTCTTTGAAAACTATATATCTACCACAGCAATGTGCATGAATCGAAAACAAGTACCCTTTGCAAGTCTTTACAGGAGTGACGGCACATAAAGTAGGAAAACGCTGGCTCATTCGCATATGTCATAGGTCTGCCCATTCGCAACTATGACACGGCGCAAGTACAAAATACCCTAAATGCCTGTGTATCGTATGGTTCTAATCCATAGCACAGACCAACCGAATGTTTAGATACTACTTAGGTGAAAGGAAGTAGTCCCCATAGGATAATATTGGGGCATGAGTGTGAATAAACTGGCGGTAGAGTCTATGAATATAA